ATCATTAGGGTAATTAGGTTAATTCAAATTAAAGAGACTCAAGAAATTGAGTCTTTTTTTTTTGTTATTAGTTTTTTTATTCGTATCTTTATATTAAAGAAATATAAACAATTTAAAATAAAAGTTATGAAATTACAATCAAAACAAATTTTTGTGCTTGATGCTCCATTTGATGGTTCTAAACCAAACGCCAAACTAGAATTAAATGGGTTAACTGTTAATTATTATAGAGTTAACATATATACCTCATTTTATATAAATGTTTCTACTAAAGAACCATATTACACAACCCATTTTGGCTGTCAGACTGTGAATCATCAAGAAATAAAAGACGCCCTCCTTTGTTTGAAAGAAGGTCCTATTAGTCAAACAGTAATGGGGTTTAAAAATAAAACATCAGGGAAATTTTCAACAGCCAGATATGTTGAAAGTAGTGATAATTATTTTATTACATCTAAAGGCACAGCATTATCAAAAAACGATTTTGAATTGATGGAACATGATGTTAAATTAGAACCAATTAAGAAATCGAATAATTATCTTGTATTTAGGGGTTATCAAATTTGTCCTCTAAACCAGAAACCACGTTTAATAAAGCAACTTGAATACATTGATCAACTTTGTAATACTATTAATGAAGGTTTAACAATGGTTAAAAATCAATAAAATTTTTATTAGAAAAAATTAGGCTCATCGTGAGCCTTTTTTTAATTTTATAGCATAATTTAAAACATATAAAACAATGGAACCAAATGAAAAATTATTAAGTTATTTGTTAGCATCAAGCAAACAAAGAGCAGGAGCTCTAGCTATTTTAAGCGGAGTATTAATTACTACTGAATGTGAAATAACTAAAATGATGGTTGCTAACCATATTTTGAAAGTAATATCTGACCTTCCAGTTGGAGATGAAATTGAACAAAGGATGATTACAGCGGCTAATGAAGCATTGAATTCAGATAAAGAAATACCTAAAATGTCTGATGTTGTTCTTGCCTTTTTACAATCACTTAGTAAAGATATGGAAAAAGAAAATCCAGAGACAAATGAAAGTAAAAATTAAAATCCCAGACCACGTCATAGCCATCTCTATTGAGTGTGGTTATGACGTTAAATCAACTAAGAAACTGTTTAAAGAATTTCTAACTAGACTTGTAAACCATGATTACGGGCAAGGGGAACTCGATTTTGAGAATTGGGTCGATGGTTTAGAAGCAGAAGAAATAGCTACTGTTTTATCAGAGTAATTTGGTTACACGAGTTACATTTCGTAATTTTATAGCATATTAATTTAAAAAATAAAGGTTATGTATAGTTTAGACTGTAGTTATTACACTAAAGAATTTAATTCAATTAATGAGTTAATAGAAAATATTATGATCTCTGGGATGGACCCCAATTATGAGATCACTAAGAACGGAGTTGGTATTGGTGAAGAAGCTGTTGATTTCATTGTTCAATAACACCAAGACATCTGTTCACAAATAAGCACCTTAGGGTGCTTTTTTACTTGGAATACTCAGAAATTTTTCGTACCTTTATACAACATTTAAAACTAAATAATTATGCACAAAATATTAGTAATACACCCAGATGATCGCTCAACTGATTTTTTACGCCCGATATACTCAAGACTAGAAAATGTTACTCTAGTAACAGGGGGTATGGGAAAGCAAGAAATCAGGGAACTAATAAAAACACATGACCAGGTAATAATGATGGGACATGGTTCTCCAAATGGTCTTTTCTCAATGGGTAAATTTAACATAGATTCTTCTATCAGAAAAGGCCATTGGGATGATCCAGTCTGGAGTTACATCATAGATATTTGGATGGTTGAGGAGTTGGATAAGAAAGACAATAACATTTTTATCTGGTGTAATGCAGATCAATTTGTTAATAGATGTAAACTGAAGGGATTTTATACTGGGATGTTTGTATCAGAAGTTACTGAAGCCAGTTATTGTGGTCTAGATAAGGTCAACCAAAGTCAAGTGGACGAATCAAATAATTCATTTGCTGTGTTACTAGGGGATGCTCTTTTGTTGGATAAAGATCCATCTAGTATTTTCCTTCTAATCAGAAAAAATTATGGCGAATTAATTACTGAAAATAAAGTTGCCGAATACAATTATCAAAGACTTTTTTTGAATGAAAGTTTGGTTTCCTAAAATATCATTCGTAATTTTATATCCAAGAAAAATATAAACAATTAAATTTTTTATTATGAGTCAAGAACAAGAACAAGTACAAGGACAAGAAGTTGAACAAATTCAAGGAGGATATTTCAACTTAAAATTAACAGAAGAAGGAGCTCACTTAAGTGTTGAAGGACAAGCATCTGATTTAATTAGAGCATTAGCTGAGATAGCTGCTCAAAATAAAGACATCGCTTATATGTTAACGACAGCATTGGATTTATCAGAAATGTATTTAGCAACAGCAACAGCAACAGCAACAGCAACAGAAGAAGGTGAAGAAGATAAACAAGATTCACCAGTAAAAGAATAATTTCTCGTAATTATATTTTTTAAATTGTTGGTTTAGCCTGTCAGAAATGACAGGCTTTTCTATTTCGCTAGCATAAGATGGGCTTCATATCTCTAGACCTCTAGACCTCTAGATCCCCCAGGCCCCCTAGACCTCTAGACCTCTATGCCCCTTAGATCCCCTAGACCTCTAGACCTCTAGATCCCCCCAGGCCCCCTAGACCTCTAGACCTCTAGTTTCCAGAGATTCCGCGCGCGTGATGAGAGAAAAATTTCAGGAAGGGTTGCCTGAAATAGGTTTCTAACCGCCGAAGGTGACTGTTAGAAGACGATCGTTTAAACGCAAGATTCTCGCGCAAAAAATTAATGTAAATTATTAAAATTAATTTAGAAAAACTTGGTTACATGAGTTATGTTTCGTAATTTTATAGCATAATTTAAAACATATAAAGATGAGTATTTTAAAATTTAGTGATGGAGAATCATTCGACACAAGTGGAGAATTAAGAAAAGAAAAACGTTTTGATGGGTGGTATGTGTTAGGAAAAAATAGATTAATTCCCGTTAATGATGAAGAAGAAGCGGATGAAACAATTGAACGAATTAAAGCGCTTTTATAGCGCTTTTCGTTTGGTTATTAGAAACATTATTCGTAATTTTATATAAAATTAAAACAATAAAGGTTATGAAAAAAACAAATAAAGATTACGGGTGGGTATTAATATTGATCATTTTAGGAGCAGCAGTTTTATCGGCCTCTTGTTCTCCATCTAGACATCTAAAGAAACAGAGACCAACCAACCCTTATTTCACCTTAAATAACGATACAATCCCTGATTATCTTATAGTTAATAATCAAATATTAATGTTTGAAAAACAACGATAATAAAACTTGGTTACACTAAACATTATTCGTAATTATATACCATAGTAATTCAAAATATAAAGACATGACTTCAGATTTTAGACCAACACAAACCCAATTAGATTATCTTAATACAGATATGATTGAACATTTATAAAAATTGGGATTAAATACTCAAGAATATGAATGGTATATTAATAATATCATTTGGTATGATTGGGATAATAATCCAAGATGGTTCGTTAATATATCTAAATTTTCACCTTTAGGAACTAAAGTAGGGTATGTTGAAATAGACATGTGGCCGAAAATTGGAATGGGGGAGAAAACCCAATGGGTATTGATAAAATAGAAATAGCAGGTCATGGTTACCCTTGTTCGTCAATTGAAGTAGCTAAATATGAACAAACTGATTTGATGGATGAATATAAAATATTCCTACCATAACTTGGATACACGAATTACGTTTCGTAATTTTATAGCATAATTTAAAACATATAAAAATGAAAACAATTATCATAATTTTAATTAGTGTACTATTAATTAACTGTGCTTCTAATCCCTGTAACCATTATTCAGAGAAAAAACATACAATGAAACGTTGGGGACGAAATTAAAAATCAACATATAAAATTACAACCATGGAAGAAATTAAAGCACAAATTTTAAAGTCACTATCTTCAAAACCAATATGTGTCGATGAAATCTTTAACACAAACATACCTTCAGAAGATACGTTTAATGCCTTATGTGAGTTGGAACGTGAACACAAAATAAAAGTAACGAGAGATGGATTGGCATGTGTTAGTTTAATTTAAAATCAAACAAAAATGAAAACAATTAAAAAGTACACCTGTAAAGACGGTTTAATATGGTATGAGATAGACTTCGGAACATATAAATTAATAACATTTAGTATTTGGGAATTATTAAGTCAAGTGTTTAATCAAAAACTAATATTAAATTAAAAACATGTTAACAGAAAAACAATTAAAGATAATAATGATACCAGTTACTGTATTAGTATTAGGAGTGATTAGTTTAGGGATGTATGTCGTAATACATTTCATTTCTAAATATTGGTAGTTTAAAAATAGAAAGCGCGATTTAACAAGCGATAATTTTAAATACATAGAGGGTGTCCAAGTGGACACCTTCATTAATTTAATCACGTTAACGGATGATTTAAGGGCGGGTATTGCCAGTTGTCTGGAAACTAGAGATCGAGATCTAGGGGTCCCGAAAAACCCGACTGTATGTTGTGAGTGGTAAAAAGAACAACAAATATACACGCGCGGCAAAAAAGACCAGGGGTCCCGTTTTCTGGAAAAAGAACAGACTCTCTCACTCGCTAGCGCAGCGCGCGCGGGGTGCTAGCGAAATGGGCCCACGGTCGTTGCGGTCCATCGACGGCGCGCATTTGACGCGATGGAAGGCCGCGTATCTACAAATAAACCACGAAAACCAACCCATGCATTTTGTATATACAAATATATCGCAAAATCATTTAAAACCATTTTGATAAAAATATAATAGAATGTAATTTCTTTTTTCTACGATTTCTTTTTGAAAATATCTTGTATATACAAACTTGGGTATTTAAAATAAAATTCATATATTTAAACTTAAAAAATAATACAGATATGAATGAATTTCTAAAACGATTATTTACACTTCCTATAATAACACCCGTTATATTAATATATGGAATGTATGTTATAATAATGATATATAAACAATCAAATGAAACAGAACTTATGTTTATTGAAAATGAAGAAGATTTGATGGAATATGTTAAACCACATATTGATCGTTTTTGGGAAAAGTACGGACATTTATTAATGGCAACATCAATATTAGTATGGTTATTAATAATAAAATACATAATAACAATAACAATAATAAAATAATATGGCAAAAATTGATGAATTAAAAAAACAAAACCAAGCAATATCTCCACTTAATTTAGAAGCTATGTTTGGGGTTTTTTCTAAAAGTAAATATGTTGATTTGTTTTTAAATCTATTAAAAGAAGAAGACAATAAAAAAGATAAGGAAATAGAAGATATTTCACAAGAATTAATAACTGCATTTCATGTTCCTAAAGAGATTATAAAGAATAAATCATTTTTTGAATTACATTCAATATATAATATGTTTTCATCTTTTGGATATGAAAAATTGAAAGCAATTAAACGTTTTGAGGAATTAAATGAAAGAGGATTAATAAATAATCCAGATGTTTCATCTTATAAAAATTTTGAAGAATTAGAATGTCAATTATCCATTGCAGAAATGAAATTAGTTGATAAAGAAATGGAAAAACAAGTTCTTAAACTAATGGATAACGATGAGTGGTTAGTTTTAAAACCACTAACATATGAGTCTGCTAAAAAATATGGGGCATCAACAAAGTGGTGTACTTCATCTGAGGAATATCCTAACCATTTTAAAAAATACACAGGTCGTGGTATATTGATATATGTTATAAATAAATTAAGTGGTTTAAAAGTAGCAGCATTTAAGAATTTAAATAAAGATTATGATAAAGAAACATCATTTTGGAATGCTATAGATGACAGAATTGATTCCCTGGAATCAGGGTTGCCAGCCTCTATATTAAACTTAATACAGATACAATTATCCACATGTACACAAACTAACTACGATTTATTATCCCCAGAATTAAAAGAGAAAAAGACATTAAAAAAATTACATGATATTATGCGACCATCGTTCCAAGATAACCATATGCCTGTAGAAATTGAAAGAGTGGCTCCAAATAATACTAATGAATTAATTAATCGTTTAAGAGTTGCTTTGGATAGATATGCTGAACCTAATGTTGAACCGTCTAGAGATGTTTTAGATCAAGTTATAAACGATGTTTGGATGGGGAATGACACATATGAAAATGCTGAAGAGTCCATGGGTGGGATGCAAGGTTATGATTTAACACCTAATGAAGAAGTTTATGAAACATTAGAAAGTGCTATTAATAGTACTAACAATTATGGGATAACATCAGAAATACTTAGAGATAATGGTATTTTATAATATTTATATTTATATTAAAAATAATTATGGAAGATAACCAACCAAGATATTTTGTTGTTGCTGATAAAGACAAAGCAGCTTTGATTAATCTAATGAATAAGTTTTTAAAACAAGTTAACCCAACATTAGGTGTTGGAACTGAAAATTTTAAAGATATTCCTGATATAAAAAATGGTAAAAAATTATGTGTTTTTATTACTGTTAGTAAATGGGAAAATAAAGCAATGGATGCTCTTGATAGAGCTAGTGCTATTACTTTTAGTGTTAAAGAAGTTAAACCTGATGAAATTAAAGCAGATTTAATGGAGTCATTGGGTGATAAAATTAAGAAAGGAATTGCGGCTGTTGCTGTTGGAACTGCTTTAGCAGGTTCACCAAGTATTCAAGCTCAAATAAAACCTGATTATGCTAAGACTTTAGATTCTATTAAAAATGCAAAAGATTTAACATCAAATGAAAAAAGAACAGCTATAAAAGATCTTAATCAAAAACGTATTCAAAAACGTTTTGAGGATGATGCTAAAAAATTTGGATTTGATACTGTAGAAGATTATAAAGCATGGCAAAAAGAAAGAGGTAAAGGAGAAGACCAACCTGCTGGCGATAAAAATGATATGACTTTCAATACAAACGCTAAATGCCCGGCTGCAAAAGCCAAAGCTAAAGCAGATAAAAAACAGTGGAGTAAATAAGCAACCACCACATTATATAATATAATAACCCACCCCAACAAGGTGGGTTTTTTGTTCGAATGTATTTTTATATATATGTATTTATTGATGAATTGTTGGTTTTGCAAATTCTTTAAGAGATAGTTGGATACCACCAATTCTGTTCGTATATATCCCCTAATTAATAAATTTAAACATTATGAAATACAAAGAACAAGCACTTTACAAAATTGAAAAAATTTCAAATAAAATTGCTTCATTAGACAGTTCAATTAGTAGAGCATCTACTATAGAAGAAATTAGGGATAACATTACTCTTTTAAAAGAAATGGTAGATGATCTGCGAGGAATGATTAATAACGAAGAAGACGGATTAAATTTTTAAAAAATGATAACAACAATTATATTTCTGATTATAATTGTCCTTATATTAAGTTACATTTCTTTTAATTTATTTAGAAAAGTTGAGAAACTTGAAGCGATAGTCGATAGTCAGGATAAATACATTACAAATGTATCCCAGGTTATCGGTACTGCTGATAAAAGATTGGGTGAAATTGATGAAAAAGGAGCATTTAAATCAGATGATGAAGTTGGTTGGTTTTTTGAAAGTGTTAAAACACTTCAGAAAGAATTAAATGATTTTAATTTAAATGGAAGAGACAAATAATATAGTTATTGAATTAACTAAATCTGGGAAGCCCAGAAAACGTAAACCTAAAACATCTAATACATATTTTACAGAAGATACACAAAACGCTATAATAGAATATGTATCATCTACTGATCAGGTTTTTAGAGATAAAGTATATCGTGAGCGAATTGAATATGGTTTTTTTAAACTAACACAAAATATAATTCATACTTTCAAGTTTTATTATACGGATGGTGAGTCGGTGGAAGATGTACAACAGGAAGTAATTATTTTTCTTTTAGAAAAATTAAGATTGTACAAACCCGCAAAAGGTAAAGCATATTCATATTTTGGTACAATAGCTAAACGTTATTTGATTACTAAAAATAAGAAAAATTATCAAAAATTACAAGATAAAGGAGGTTTAGAAGAAGTAGATGAAAATAAAAGAATAAAAGAAGAAACAATGAACGCTCATTATAATGATGATTATAGTATAAGTGAGTTTATGGTTTTGTTTATTAAATATGTCGATAAAAACTTAATAAAATTATTTCCTAAAGATCTTGATGCTAAAACAGCTGATGCTATTTTAGAACTATTCAGAAAATCGGAATCTTTAGATATATTTAAAAAAAAATATCTTTATGTTTATATTAGAGGAATAATAGATGTCGATACACCACAAATAACTAAAATTTCTAAAAAATTAAAAAAAATATATCTTGAATTGTATAATGAGTATTATGATACAGGGTTTGTAAGGATATAATTTTTGTATTTATAATCAAAAATATTTTATGGATTTTAATCAAGTAATGTGGGGTTCGAAAAAATTTTCGGATTTACTAAAAGATATTTACTCAAACTCAAAAAGTAAAGAAACACAAATTAAAGAATTAATAGGAACTTTAACTCCTTTTGTTCATGACGCTCAATCAGCTGTTATTATTATTCCTTTAATAGCAGAACATCTTAATATTAGTGTTAAAAATGATGAACAACTTATTAAATTAGCAAGTATTGTTCAAAGAGCAATGTCTAGTACTTCTCCTGATGCTACTGGTGGATATTTCTTAAGTGATGCTGAGAAAGAACAATTGTTTAATGTTGTTCAAGAGATTGGAGATAGTGTAAAAGGACCATCAACTAAAAATAAATAATGAGAGTAAGAAATAGTTTATCTAGTATTACAGCTAACATTGGTTACAATAATTACAATAATCCTCAAGAATACAAAGTAGGAAAAGTATATGCTGTTATATTAAATGAACAAAGTGTTCCAAAAAAAGTATGGGATTCTAACGGTGGTTGGGATGGTGTTGGGACTATTTTATATGAGGAATATAGAGAAGATTTAGAATTATCTTTGGAAAACTTAAGTGATAGTTTTATAGAAGGGTTATCTACTGCTCTTCCTTTATACCCTAATCAAAAATATTTTCCACTACCCGGTGAGATTGTTATGTTAATGGTTTTACCATCTGCTCCGTCTCCTATTACTAATAAAACAGAGGAAACTTATTATGTTTCTGTTATTAATGCTTGGAATAGTCCTCAATTCAATGGTTTATTTAAAGATAATGATAAAACTGCTTTATATAAATCATTTAATGAAAATCAAGATTTTAGAGGAATACAAACATTTGAGGGAGATTATATATTAGAAGGAAGATTTGGAAATTCCATTAGATTTGGAAGTACCAATAAAGAAGGAAATAAAGATTTATCTCCTTGGTCTACAAACCCGTTTGAATTATCTAATAATCCAATAACTATATTATCTAATCAACATGGTAATAAATTACCTAATTCTGATCTGTTTGTTGAAGATATAAATAAAGATGGATCATCAATTTATTTAACATCAAAACAATCTATATCATTAGACATAGGAAAAGTTAAATTAAGTGACATAACTTTACCTATAGGAATATCAGATTATATAAAACCTCAAGTAATAATAAATGCTTATCGTACAATAATATCATCCAAAGAAGATGAAGTGTTGATTTTTGGGAGAAAAGGAATAGAAAATTATTCACAGGGTCCTATTTATTTACAAAGCAACAATGTTGGTATAACAATGCAGGATGATCAAATATTTTTAGGTCCTACCAGTGAAAATATAACACAATCACCTGAACCTCTTGTATTGGGTTTACAAATGACATCTTGGTTATCCGAACTATCTAAAGCTTTGAGTGATTTCGCATCAACTGTAGCGCCTACATTATCAACACCAGAAGGAACAACTTTACAATCCATAAATGCGGCGGGGACTGCTCTTCAAGATGCTATAGAAAAACTAAGTAATCAGTTAAAAAATGATAGTTTATTATCTAAAACAACAAACACAATATAATGACTGATGTTATTAATAAAGATAAAATAGATGCTTTTAAAAAAGCACTAGATGAAGCAAACGAAGCACTTCAAATTGCTAAAGGGCAATATGATAAAGCTGAATCTTCTTACAATACTGTACGAGCTACTTCTCAAGATTTGAATGATATATCATCTACTGTAGATTTAAATAATAATGAAATATTAAATTCCCAAGTTAATGATAAAAAGGAAGCTAATGTTAAATTAGAAAAAAAAGCGAAAAATACATTTGAGCAATCTTATAAAGCTTTAGAAGCTGCTCAAAAAAATGTAATTCTAGCTCAAGAACATTTGAATATTGTTTTTGCTAAAAAAAGTTTAAAAAATCAAACCGATAAAAGTAAAGAACAAAATAAAACTAAAATTGAAGGATTAGATAAAAAAATAAAAAGCAACAAAATAGCTTTAAAAAAAGATCTTCAACAAATAATAAACATAGCAGGTCCCGCGGCCGTTATATATGGTTTATCTAGAGTTTTAAATAACCAAATAAATAGAATGTCTCAAACTATACAAGATTTAGATATATTAGTAGACAAGACAAATGATACTATTAGAAAAGCAAACACAAAACAAGATATTCAAAAAGCAAATATACTTAGAAATGCTGCGTTATTATCATTGAATTCAGCCGAAAATCAAATTCAAGGAATCAATAATACTATTCAAAATATTAGCAGAACATTATCTATTGTTAATCTTATATTAAATGTATTATCTGTAGTACCTTTTGATCCATATTTTATAACATCTATTGGTGTGAGGATATCTAGAATTATGGCAAAGATAAATCCAGTTATTATATCATTATCAATATTAGTGCAGGTTTCATCTGGCGTTTTAGATGGTTTTCTATCTCAGATACAATATGAGAAAAATAGATTATTACCTTTAAATAAAGTGTTAGATGCTGTACATAAAGATACCACACCTTCAGAATTAAATTCAATGTTAGATTATGAATTATCACAATCTACTAATGGTTTAGGTCCTGTAGATGGGGTTGAATATAAAGGATTTACATTTTCAATATTAGAAGAAGACGATCCAAGATATGTAGTCGCGGGAAATAAAAGACGTTATGCTGTTGCTTTAGATAGAAGTGGTTTTATTGCTTTACAATCAAAACCGTCTTTTACATTAGATCCAAACGTGTTAATTGAAGAATTAAAATTAGAAATAAATAACCAAAATATTGAAGCTTAATATTTATAGATATGAAGACAAATGAATTAAAAACTCTTATTAAGGAAGCAGTAAGAGAAGTTCTTAAAGAAGAATTAGCGGAATTAGGAAAACAAAAATTAAATGAATCCATTGCTTTTGGAAGGCCATATAACAATGTGTCAAGTACATCAACTAGTAATGATGAATGGCCTACTTTAAATGTTACAACAGATAATATAAAACCAGCATTTAAACAAAGTTTAATGGATCAAATGGGTATGATATCTCCTATTGAAATAAATGATAATCCTCTTAATCAAAATAATAATATTCCTAATATTAAAGGAAATGTTTATTCTGATATGTTAGCTCAAATAGCTAATGAATTAAAAAATAATCCAGCTGAAATAAATAATTTTAGAAATATAGGATAATGTCATACATCAGGACTAGTAGAGTTGACCCTCGAGATTTTCAAAAAAACACCGCTATAGGGGTTAGTTTACCTTTTAATGCAGGTGGTGTTTTTAACAGTGTTTATTCTACTGTAGATCAATTAAAATATAATATTATTAATTTAGTTTTAACATCTCAAGGTGAAAGAGTAGAAAATCCTGATTTTGGTACAACTTTAAAAAATCAATTATTTAATCCGATTAATGATGCTTCTTTAGAGGATATAAAAAACAGCATATCTACAAGCGTAGCGAAATATATTCCTAATATTGCTGTAAAGACAATAGATATAATTCCTGATTTAGATGATAATACTTTAAATATAACAATAAAATATGAAATACTGATTTCTGGTGTTTCTGATACAGTAACTATTAACTTTGCATAATGGCTCAACAAAAAAATATATCTTACATAAATAAGAATTTTACTCAATATAAAGCATCATTAATTGATTTTGCTAAAAATTATTTTCCAAATACATATACTGATTTTTCTGAGGCATCACCTGGAAGTATGTTTATTGAAATGGCTTCTTATGTTGGAGATGTTTTATCTTTTTATACAGATACCCAAATTCAAGAAAATTTTGTATTAACAGCCCAAGATAAATCTAATTTATTAAATATGGCATATTCATTAGGATATCGCCCAAAATCATCATATGCTTCTGTTACTGTCTTAGATTTTTATCAAAGAGTACCAATGGTGGGAGGTAGTCCTATTTTAGATTATGCTTTAATTATTCCAGAAAATACATCTGTTAAATCTGTAAGTACAGGTGTTAATTTTATAACATTATCTAAAGTTGATTTTACTGATACAAGTTCAGTAGATATCAGTTTATATGATAGTTCTACATATCTGTTTAAAAAATCAGTAAGAGCAATATCAGCTGAAGTGAAAACAATAAGTTTTCAATTTACTGTTCCTGTTAAATTTAATTCTGTTGAAATTAATGATCCTAATTTTTTACAAATACTTAGTGTATATGGTGAAGGAAATGACAATAGTAGATGGTATGAAGTTCCATATCTTGCTCAGTCTACTGTTATAGATAAAAATACGAATACTGGTTATAATAAAGACAAAGTTCCATATTTAATAAATATGATTGATACACCTAATCGTTTTGTTTCTAGAATTAAAACAGATGATGTTGTTGAATTACAATTTGGTTCTGGGATGTATGTTAGTGAATTAGACACGAATATAATACCAACACCAGATACAATTCAATTAGGATTAATTCCGTCTGCTGATACTTCAGATTTAGTTAATAATTATAATGAAGCTTCCGTTTTTTATACAAAACAATATGGTCTTGTTCCATCAAATTTAACATTAAATGTTCAATATCTTTCAGGTGGTGGGATAAATTCTAATGTTCCTTCTAACGATATAAATACAATACCATCAACAGCCGGAATATTTGCTTATGAACCACTTCGTACTAATGCATCTTTAGCAACTTTAATTGTCAATAATGCAATACCAGCTTCAGGTGGTAGGGGGGGTGATACTGTAGAAGAAATTCGTTTAAACACGTTAAATGCATTTTCTTCTCAGTTAAGATCCGTTACTAAAGATGATTATATGACACGAGCTTTAAGCATGCCATCCGAATTTGGTACTATTTCTAAAGTATATGTTGAACAAGCATCTGCTTTGTCTGTTAATTCAGGTGTTGATCCTTTAATAGATAACAATCCATTAGCGTTATCTATGTATGTTTTAGCTTACAATGATGATAAAAAATTAGAAAATGCTTCTAATGAGTTAAAATCAAATTTAAAACAATATATTTCTCCTTTTATAATGGCTACAGATTCAGTTATTATAAAAGATGCCTTTTATATAAATTTAGGTATAAATTTTGATATCACCGTAATTCCGGGTTTAAATAGTAATCAAATTATATCTAACTGTATTAATAAAATCATTGATTATTTTAATATTGATAAATGGCAAATAAATCAACCTATCATATTATCTACTATATATTCATTGTTACTTCAGGTACCAGGGGTTCAATCAGTTGTTAAATTTGATTTTGTGAATAAATCAGGAGGAAATTATTCTCCTTATAGTTATGATGTTGTTGGTGCTATTAGAAGTGATGTTTTATATCCTTCATTAGATCCTGCTATATTTGAGATTAGATTTCCAGATTTAGACATCCAAGGTCGAGTGCGTACATTTTAATAAGTTCTATATTTATAATAAATAAATAAATATAGATGGCCATTTATAAAATATTTCCCGAAAAGGACACAACAATTTACTCAGAATACCCTAATACAAATACTGGGTTAGATCAAATATTAGAAATTTCTAATAAAGAAGCATCATTAATTAATGGACCGTTTGTTTCTAGAATTTTAATAAAATTCCCAACAAATGAAATAAATAACACTATTAATAATATAATAGGAAGTTCTAGTTTTCAATCATATTTAAAATTATATTTAGCAGATGCTACAAACTTACCAGATACTTATTATATAACAGCATCGGCTCTTGCTGATTCTTGGGAAGTAGGGACTGGTAGATTTTTATATAATCCATCAAATGTTAATGGATGTAATTGGATTCAAAGTCAAAATGGCATGGAATGGCCAACATCTAATTATCCCCTAAATGTAACCGCTTCTTTTTTACCAAACCAACCGGGGGGTGGTAATTGGAATTATTTATGTAATAATGTTGAATTTTTTGAAATTAACCAAAGCAAAGATATTAATATTGAAGTAACTAATATAGTACAAGATATAGTTAATTCCGATATTTCAAATAATGGTTTCTTATTAAAAATGGAAGAACCGTATGAATTTAACAATTCGTCTTCTTTTTCTTTAAAATATTTTTCTAAAGACACACATACAATATATTTACCTCAATTAGAATTTAAATGGGATGATAGTGTATATAATACGGGTTCTTTAAATGTATTAACAAACGAAAATAATGTTATAACTTTAGGAAACAATGTTGGAAAATATAACAAAGATAACATATTTAGATTTAGAGTAAATGCAAGGACTGTTTATCCTGCTAGAGCATTTACTACTATTTCTGTTTATACTTTAAACAGTGCTCTTCCTTCATCATCATATTGGGCTTTACAAGATTTGAATACAGGAGAATATGTTGTTGATTTTGATAAACAGTTTACAAAAATAAGTTGTGATCCTCAAGGAAATTATTTTGATTTATATATGGCTGGCTTACAACCAGAGAGATATTATAAAATTACAATAAAATCCGAATTTGATAATGGATCTGTTGTTGTTTATGATAATAATAGTATATTCAAAATAAATAAATAATGAGTGAGATAATCCCAATTCAAATATCTGTTTATAACAAAGCAACATTTTCTAAAATAATAGATACTCAATTCAAAGAATTAAATACAAATCCAACAACAATACAAACTGTTTCTATTAATGATTTTTTTAATTTATATGATGATTTATTTTTTAACATCCCTAAAGAAGGAGATGTTAATTCCCACAGATATATTTTAAATAAAGAATTAGAATATTTTAATGTTAGGTTAGCTGATGATAATGAAGTACAAACATTGCTTCAAGAAATAACAGATTTAAGACAACAATTGTTACAAGCAGAAATGACGAATGCTAATACAACAGTTTCAACAACAATAACAAAATAATAAATGGTTGATAATATTAAAATAATAGGACAGGTTTTGGATGTACAACGAGTAAATCGTTATACTTTACAAGATGAAACATTATTAAATCCTATAATTGAACAGAGTACATTTGGGTATAACAATGATTATATAGAATATTTTGTATCCGATTTGGGAGGGAATGTATTAAATGTTAATTATGATTATTCAAAATACAAATTACCTTCTAATTCAGCATATTCTCAAAGTTTTCTTCCTAATATAGAAATAGATCCTATACAAGATATACAAGATTTAGGATATGAATCTGGGGAATTAAATGTACGATATAACATATTTAGAAAAATTGCTAGTGAGCCTTTCAGCAATCATCTTTTTATTCAACAAATATCAACAGATAGGACAGAATTAAGAATTGGATCTACTGATTTAAGTAATGCTCAATTAACTACGATTGCTCAAGATTTTGCTAATAAACAAGCAGGTGTTCCTTTTTATTATTCTGTTATTCTTAATTTTGGGAATAATAAACAAGTTGTAGCTGTTAATATTGTAAGTGAAATAAACACAAACGGAACAGCTAATATATTAATTAAATTATATGAACCTCTTCCTTTAAACATTTCCTTAAAAGATACTTTTTGGATTGTAGAGGAAATTGTTAATCCTTATGTTTTTAGTCTTAACTTAGATAAACTAATAACACCAACCCCACAACCTTCTTTAAGGGGTCCTAATTTTGAGATTGATTTAGAATTAAAAAATGTATTACCTACACCATATAGTAATCTTAATCAATTAATAACATCATTAACGGGTTCTGCTTATCAAGTAGTTTTAAATACCTTATCTAATCAACATACTCATGTAAATGTAAAATACAATATATTAAATGATTTTATTCATTTTAGTTCTGCTGAAAGTAGACTTAGTAATTTTATGTTTAAAATAGGTGAAATAGAAAATTATCAAAATGAAATAAGTAGTATAACTCCTATGACAGCGAGTAATGCTTCATTAATATTTCAAGTAAATACAGCAACTGCTAGTTTAAACAACATTATTGCTGGTTTTGATGGTTTTGAAAGTTACTTATATTATACTTCTAGTTCATTAACATCATCAATAGTAGAATATACAGTCGAATCAGGGTCCTTTTTTGAATATGTAATATCACCATATCCAAAACAAAATCCAAACCAACCATATTCTTTATATGCATCGTATGATACTATTGTTGAAAATTGGTATACAGAAGCAATAAGTGTTTCTCAAACATATGATTCTATAAATAAAGATATTTTAATAAATACCATCCCTGAATATATAAGAGAAGATGAGTCAAATTATTTACCATACATTATGTTCGTTAACATGATGGGTCAATATTTTGATAACATATGGATTTATATTGAAAAATTAACAGATGTTTGGAATAATGATAACAATATACAAAAAGGAATATCCGAAGATTTAATATTTGATTGGTTAAAATCATTTGGTGTAAAGTTATATAACTCACATGGAGATCAAAGTGTTTTAGATTATAATATTGGTAGTTATTCAGGGAGTGTAGATGCACCAAACCCTGCTTGTAAATCTATTTATTTTAAAAATTTAAATTCAAATAATTATGAAGAAATATCATATGTAGATTGTTATTACAATGGGGTAATTATACAACTTCCTCCAAATGGTTCTTTAACAACATGTTCTGTTTATTGGGATGGCAATAGTCCTTCTATATATATATCGGTTTTAGGAACTTGCGGACCTATAGATTATTCTCCATCTAGTAGTTTTTTAAATAATGTTCCTCGAAAAGAACTAGTAATAGAATCTTATAAAAGGATATACCATAATCTACCTTATTTATTTAAGACAAAAGGTTCACATGGTGGTTTACAAGCTTTAATTAACATATTTGGTATTACAGGTTCTATTTTACCAATTAAAGAATATGGAGGAACAACTGATTATCAAGATTTAAAAGGATATTCTACTGATAAAGTTTATATTAGTAATAATGGGATTACAGGGAGTATATTATCTTCTATAAAACGTTTAGAAACTACTCCTACATCTTCAAGAGATGTAAGAAGTCAAGATTTACATTTTGTTGATATATCTTTCTCACCTCAAACACAAATAGATGCTGAAATTTCTTCTTCAATTTCATCTGTTAATTCTACTTGGGTTATAGATGATTATATAGGAGATCCTAGAGACATATATAAAGATAATTATAATGATTTAAATCAAGAAAAAAATTATTGGTTTTCTCAAACTTTTACACACCCTACTGAAGGGTTTGATTATAATGGATTTATAAGACTAATACAGTTTTTTGATAACTCATTGTTTAAAATGATTAAAGACTTTACACCGGCTAGAGGAAATATATGGACCGGGGTAACAATTAAATCTCCTGTATTAGAACGCCCTAAAGTTCCAGAGGCCAGACCTTGTTTTTCTCAAATACAAGAACAAGATGCTAACTATTCAGGATCTACTTTAATTCCTATTTATGATCATTATTTTGATTATTTAGAGGGGGATAAAGCATCTTATTACAATGGAAATATTACAAGTTCTAGTATTGATACATATACTGATTTTTTAGAACATAATGTTAATCCTTATTTAATAAATAACCCATCAGGTGTTGTTCCTTCTGGTTTTATGGGAGGTAATACAGACTTTATAATGAATTATAATGTACCTTATTATGAGAATTTCTTTGATAATTCTGATTTTAATTCATTACAAAATAATGTTTCTGAAAGCTTGACATCAATTTATAGAAAATCTATAACACCTGTATACTCAGTTGATAGTTTAGGAAATGTTTTTACTTCTTATTTTAAAACAGGCTCAGTACAGTTACAAGATTCTAATTTAAGTTTAACTTCATATAATACATCTAGATATGATGGAACTAAATTATATGGAGCTTATTTTAATACTTGGTCTATAGGAGATACATCATATGGTGTTTCACCTGTTATTAGTTACAATACTAAAAAATTAGGGTTATTTACTGAAATTGTTCAAGGAGTTTTACCTTATAAAAGTCATGTTAAATTAAAATATTTGGTTAATGAATCTGGGAGTTTTACCGAATTAAATCAACGTAATAGAAATTGGTTTGAAGTACAGAATACATTTAAAGCAAATGAATCGTTGAATGTTTCATTATTTAATCCTCAACAATATTCTAATCAAGCTATAACAAATGGTGATAAATTAATCCATGAAAGTGGATATTCTTATTATCCTGTATTTTATGGTTATGGTTCTTCTTCTTTTAATCAAAATGCATATCTATCATCATCCGTTATAGGACCTACATATACATTAGCTTTTCTTAATAATGGGAATAATTTAGGAAATTTAATAAATAGTTTTTTTACTAATTATCCTTCTGGTGGGTTTTTTACTCCTACATTAGATTATAATCCTTCTGATATAACAACATTAACTGATTTTACTGACGGTGCTAAAGAAGTGTGGAGTATGTTTAATACTACATCGTCACTACGAAATATATCAGGTTTTCCTGTTGGAATAGATACACCACCTAGTGATTTTGGATTAAATTTTTATACAGGATCAGGACCAGGGGTTGTTGATGTTAATAACACGGTATTAACTTCTTCTTATTATGTAATCCCATATTCAGGGACTTATAATTTTCAATATGCTTTTGATATTCAAGTAACAGGACAAATAACATCAGAGTATACAGGAAGTATGCAATTATGGTTAAGTAGTTCAATAAATGGTGATTTTAAACCTATAAATATAAACACACAGTTTTTATCATTTAATGAGAATAAATATTTGGGTGTAATATATAGATGGGATTTAAATAATAATTTAGTTACATCTTACACAAAATATATTCCTGGAGATGACATTATTATAACAGCTGGTGAATCTCTAAATGTTTATGCATATGATTTCCCTGAATGTGGTGATCCTACCGACAATGTTATTTCTTTTACAAATAATACAACCTTTAAACATTATAACGTTTATATATTAACAGATAATATGGGTTTTGATTATATACTTGATAGTAATTTTTATATGGATTCTAATCTTGATCCACTTCAATGGAGAAATGATGTAACTAACCCCAAATATAAAACTATAACATTATGTGTAGATAATGAGTCAGGTTTAACTTCTATCTTAAGTTATAATGGTAGTTTTGTAACTGATACTTCTTCTCAAGAATATGAAGTTGGTGATAAAATAGTTTTTAGATATTTTGAACATGAGAAATCAATAGGAGGAACAAATATAATATCAGCATCTTTAAATCCTTATATAATAGACGATAGTACCCGAAATAATATATCTAATATTCCTTTTTTAAAAGTAATCCCTTCTAAAAATTCATTACTAGTAAATGATGCCAAAATATGTGTAAACCAAAATGCTAATGAATTTTATTTAGATTCATATTTCTCATCTTTTTATGGACCTAATTATTTTTTTGATCCACTTAATGTGGCAACTTCATCTTCCTTTGGTACATTATATCAAGAATATGGTTATATAGGATATCCTTTTATTTTAAATCAATATGATAAAATAATAATACAGATAGAAGGAGAATCAGGATATGCCTTTGAGTATAATATAAATAAAGTTTTTATAACAGGAGACGGTGTGTTACATATTAATATTAAAGAAGATATAAGTGGTTATTTTGAAAATGCTTGTAACAAATATTATAAAATAGTATTTCTAAAAAAAGTCCCAGATGAAACTAGTGTGTTTATTGATTTAGTTAAACCACCCGGGAAAACATCTTATGGTTTTATTATTCCTGATAATATAGGACAAGAAGTAATAAATAATATAGATACCATAACATCTAATTCTAAAACACAATTAATAGATGCTGGTAGTAGTATAATAACACAATAATTTTTTAATATTTATAAATAAATCAATAATAAATAATGGCTATTTTAAATAATAACACTGTAACAATAGATGCTGTTTTAACAGCAAAAGGTAGAGAATTATTAGCTCGAAATGATGGTTCCTTTAGAATTACTCAATTTTCGTTAGCTGATGATGAAGTAGACTACACTTTATATAATCCTACTCACCCTTCAGGTTCTGCTTTTTACGGACAAGCTATAGAAGCTATGCCTGTAATGGAAGCATTTCCTGATGATACTCAAATAATGATTTATAAATTAGTAACTTTACCTAGAGGAACAGCTAAATTACCTGTTCTTAATCTTGGTTATAATAGTATAACATTAAAACAAGGTTCAACATTAACAATTACTCCACAAACATTAAATTATTTAGGAGCAACAAGTACATTTGAAGCTAATGGATATGCTTTAACCATATCTGATGTTAGATTTTTATCTACATTTTCAGCAACCGGTGTTGCCGGAAGCCAAACAACTCCTACAGGAATTACATCTACTGTTGGTTCTACATTAAGTCAAACTATTATAGGAACATCGTTTACATTAACGGGTACTACAATTAATACTTTATTTGGTTCAGGTTTAACACAAATTACTACTACTATTACAGCTTTAGGTAGAGATTCAGGAGCTAGAATTACAATTCCATTAACAATAACAAAAACAAATTCTTAATAAAACATGAGCTTTGTAAGATACAATCCCGAAGATTCTGTAGTAAGTACAGAAACAGTAGTAAGACCTATGTGGAGTGAAGATACAAATGTGTTATCTACATTTTATACATCTAGCGTTATAGTTAGTAAATTTTACACAAACGTATACAAAGAAGATCCTGGAGTTTTGACAACAACAACATCTTCTGTTCAATTTTCAATCCAATATGGGAATAAATTTGGTAGTGGGTCTGATTTTATCAATCCTAATGTTACAACATTATTACCAGATAATTCAGCTATTACTCCTACTAGAGTAGTTTATGGACAGTATAGAACATTATTGTTAGGAACTGAAAGTGGTAGTTTTAACTTTACTAATAATACATCTAATGATAATCCAAATGGTGTATATATTATAAACATTGCTAGAAGTAGATATAAAGAACACACACAACCTGGTTCTTTAACATTATTACTACAAAGTGGTTCAAATATTATAACATTAACTGATAATAGTCAAATTATTACTACTAATAATTATACTACAGCTGGTACATCTTATTATACTTTGATTAGTGGAAGTGCGGGAGTTCCTTATACATCAGCTCCTTCAGCTTCTATATATGGTTATTTATTTCCAGATAATGACATTATAATTTTAAATCCAACAGCTTTAAGTAAATCTTTAGTTCAAGGAGGGATAGGATTCAATCCTATTATAAATGCTCCTGGTGTTAATAACGATGTTCCTGCTCAATTTTTCAATATAATTTCATCAAGTGCTAATTTCGCACTTCAATCAGCTGAAAATGTTTCTGCTCATTATTTTTTTACTAGAGTAAAAAATCAAGATTTTAATTATACTACCAACCCTTCTATTATAGATGCTAATGGAAACTTACTTTATTCTAATTTAGTAAACAATCCACAAACATTTGTAACAACAGTAGGTTTATATAATGATAATAACGAATTATTAGCTGTTGCTAAATTGAGCAGACCATTAGTAAAGGATTTTACAAAAGAAGCTTTAATAAAAGTGAAACTCGATTATTAATTTTAATATCAATAAATGGGGTCATTTAAACAATTAAAAACATCTGATGTTATAACGGTACCTATTATAGCTAACAAACAATGGGATTTTTACTCTTGTGCTTTTATTTCTAATAAAAATACAGGGGTTAATTTCTATAATGGGGTAAATTTAACTGGAAGTTTTAACCCAGGACATGAAGATATAACTAATGGACAATATGATAGATTGGTTTATAAACAAATAGATCAACTTTATTATCATTGTTATTCAGGAAGTTTAAATACTTCATCATTATCAACATCTTTATATTATGAATCTGCTTCTGAACAACGACCAACTGCATCTTATTTTAATTTTAATAACGATTCTGGATTTGTCTCTAATTTTCCTACAGGTTCAAATGATTCTATCAAAGTTATATCAATTTCACCTCAAATATTCGGAAATAGAATACTACCAGGAACTTTAAGAATGGATTTTTCATATCCTGTTGGTACTTATATAACAGATGATAGTAAAGGAAATGTAATATATACACCACAAGTTGGTCCTTCTGCCAATTATCTAATAGGAAATATTTTTTATTCTGAGGGGATTATAGTTATTACTAATCAAGAAATACAATCTATATTTCAATTACCACCGGTTGTTTATGATTATAATATCAACATATGTATGGGTAATTATCCTGAATTTTCTTTCAATCCATTATCTGGAATTAATCTACGTGGGGGTGTAAATAATAATACTATTATAAATCATAGGATCCAACTTTTGGAGAATGATGACCAATTTTTTTCTACAGGTTCAGGAAATATAGTAATATTAACATTTGAACAACCAGGAACATATCAAACTAAATTTATATGTCAAACTATGGGTAGTTCATGTGATTTTATGTTTAGTAATACAGGAAGTATAACAATAAATGTAACGTAATGGCACAATCTTTAGTTCCAACAGACTTTACTATTAGTTTTCAAAATGAAGTAGTTATATATGAACAAAATGTAATATGTCATGTTAAAGATAATGAATTTAATTTATCTTATAACCCAACATTATTACAAAATAACATATTTAATAGTAATACTTTTATATCACAATCTTTAAATTCACCTTTACCACAAGTAAAAAACTTTGCAACTGCTTCTTATTTTGAACCTTATGTAACTACTATAGGTTTGTATAATGAAACTAATGAATTATTAGCAGTTGCTAAATTAGCCCAACCAATACAGTTATCTCAGAATACTGATATGACTTTTGTAATTAAATACGATAAATAAAACATGGAAAGTAAATGGTTATATTCTGAGGATTTTAATCCTCAAGATTATTTTGGTTTTATATACCAAATAACAAATTTAAAAAATGGAAAATTTTACATAGGTAAAAAATATTTTGTCCATAATACTAATGTTAAATTAGGTAAAAAAGAATTAGCATCTTTACCTGTTAGCCGAGGTAGAAAAGTAACTACTAAATTAGTAACTAAAGAGAGTGATTGGAAAACATATTGGGGATCTTCAAAAGAACTTCAAAACGATGTTAAAGAATTAGGACCTGACTATTTTGAATGTTTAATTTTAAAATTATGTCCTAATAAAAAACAATTAACTTATTTTGAAATGCATTACCAATGCACTACGGGGTGTTTATTAACATCAAATTCATATAATGATAATATCCTTGGAAAATTCCATCGTATGGATTTTTATTAAGATTTCTTAAAAAACATTTGGTTATTTCAAATTGTTTTCTTATATAAATTAGGAAAACTCAGAAATTTTTATTACCTTCTAAACATTAAGTTTTTAAACATTAAAATAGAAAAATGGGAGAAATAGAAGAGGGAATAAAGGAAAAAATGTTAATAACAGTTATAGAAACAGTATTAGGGAAGGGAAAATCTACCGCAAGAAACAATGCGGCTTTTCACTGTCCCTTTTGTCATCATTCTAAACCTAAATTAGAAATACAAATTCAGACAAATGACAAAAAAGAAAATCCTTGGCATTGTTGGGTTTGTGGAGCTAAAGGAAAAACAATTTTAAATTTATTTAAACAAGCAAAAGCACCTTCACATAGGGTTCAAGAATTAAATAAATTAATCATTCCAGGAAAAAAACAAATAGAATCTCAAGATTTAATTTCATTACCCAAAGAATTTATACCTTTGTATAATTTTCATTCTTTAGATAGTATTACAACAATTGAGTCTAAACATGCTTCTCTTTTTTTAAAACGCAGGGGGTTAAATGAAGATGATATTTTAAAATACAATATAGGGTTTTGCCCTAGTGGAAGCTTTGATCATAGAATAATTATACCTTCATATGATGATAAGGGAAAACTTAATTATTTTATATCCAGAACTTATTTACCAGATGATCCTCAAAAATATAAAAACCCACCTATAAATAAAAACATTATTGGTTTTGAGTATTATGTTAATTGGAATGCTCCTATAATATTAGTAGAAGGTATATTCGATGCTTTAACAATTAAAAGAAATGTTATTCCTTTATTGGGTAAAGATATATCAGAACAATTAATGAAAAAAATAGTAGGATCTCAAGTACAAAAAATATACATTGCTCTTGATAATGATGCTTTAAAAGAAGCTATTAAACATTGTGAAAAATTATTATCTTATGGTAAAGAAGTATATTTAGTAGAACTTGGAGGTAAAGACGCAAATGAAATAGGATTCGAGAAATTTTTAGAAAACATTGAGAATACAGAACCTCTTACATTCTCAGCACTTATAAATAAAAAATTAGAATTAATATAATGGACAAAGGATTAAATGTCATCAGAGACCCCAAGATAAAAAGAATCGTTGAATATAGCGCAGATTCTAAGCAAATAACGGTATTAGATCAACGATTTTATAGAAGAGATGGTTTATATTATCCTTCTGTTTCAAGTATTTTAAATTATTTTCCTAAAAATAGATTTTTTCATGATTGGTTAAAAGATGTAGGGCATAATGCTGAAATTATTGTAAATAAAGCTGCTGCTGAAGGTACACAAGTACACAATGCTATTGAAGATTTTTTAAATGGTAATGAAATTAAATGGTTAGATGAATATGGAACAATTAAATATTCATTAGATGTATGGAAGATGATTTTAAAATTTGCTGATTTTTGGAATAAACACAAACCTGAACTTATAGCAACAGAATACCATTTATTCTCAGATAAACATAAATACGCCGGGACTGCTGATTTGGTAGTTAAAATAAAAAATAAACTATGGTTATTGGATATTAAAACTTCTAATTCATTACATACTTCTTATGATTTACAATTAGCATCTTACGCTATGGCTTGGAATGAAAACCATACAGAACCTATTGAAGAAACTGGTATATTATGGTTAAAAGCATCTACTCGTACAGAAGGAAAAGGAGATACAATACAAGGTAAAGGATGGCAATTAAAACAAATAGGGGATATTAGTAAAAATTTTAATATGTTTCTTAAAATATATGATATACATAATTTAGAAAATCCAGATTCAAAACCAATAACTGAATTATTACCTACTTCTGTTAAAATTGAGATAGATTCATAAATATTTATATTATATAATATGAATAATGGAAGAACAAAAACATATTTCGGGGCATATGACCCCACGTAAAATTGCTGATAAACATAATGTTTCTTTAGAAACCATAAAGACAGAACTTAAAAAAGGTATCCCAACTGAATTAAAAGAACACGGTGGTGATATTAAAAAAGCAACTAGAGTAGCTCTTGATCATTTATTTGAAAACCCAAGATACTACACAAAATTAAAAAAAGCAGATTTAACCGAAAATAAAACATCCTTAAATAAAGATTTAGTTAAAGAATTTATAAAACATATAACAGATGAATTAAAAATAAAATCATTACCTGTTATTAATATGTCTAATAATTCACAAGACGCTATTGATATGAGATCATGGGGTGGTTATCAACCCGCTACTAAATCCATAAATATAGTTATAGCCAAAAGACATCCAGCTGATATATTTAGAACATTGGCTCATGAATTGGTTCATTATAAACAAGACCTAACAGGACGTTTGAAACCAGGAGATGGTCAAACAGGTAGTGATATCGAAAATGAAGCAAACTCTCGTGCTGCTATAATAATGCGTAATTTTGCTCAAGCAAAACCTAGTTTGTTTGAGCATTTGATTACTGAATTAGGTGATGATTTAAATAATGCTCTTTCTTTTGAATATAAAGGTGGTAAATATAATGAATACACTTTCAAAACAGATAAAAATGAATATAAAGTAGCATTCAAACCTGATGAAGATGAATCTTATGAAAGGGTATATCATACTACAAATAGAGGATTAGGAAATAATTTCGAAGATACCCAAGAAGGAAAACCGATTCAAATAAATGCTACGGTTATGGCTATCACTTTAGATTTTATTAAACGTGTTCCTTCTTTTAAAACAATATATATAGTACCTTTAGATAAAAGACGTTTTAATTTAGTTAAACGTTTTATTGAAAATAATCTACCACCACAATATTCATTTGAATCTAAAATAAATGAGGGTGAAAATATAATATTAATACATAATAAACCAAAATTATGAACGAAACTCAATTAAAAAAACAATTTACTGAACGTGATTTACAACGTGTTAGAAATTTAATACAAAAAAAAGAAGGCGATAAAACAGTAGTGTCTGTTGGGTATAGTAAAATAGATGAAACCCATAATGAAGGTGAAATATGGGTAGATAATGGACGTACATGGACTGTAAAAAATGGAATTAAACGTAATGTTAGAAAAGTAGATACTATTGCTCTTCCTTTATTGTGTCCTTCTTGTTCTAAACCCTTAAACCATCATCTTGATAAAAGAATGTATGGTATTCATCAAATGTGTTTAAAATGTGTTGCTAAAATAGAAGATGAACACAGAATGAATGGTACTTATGAAGAATATGAAAGGAATATAATATTAGGAAATGCTAAATATTTTGCAGAAAGTGCTGAATCCGGTCTAGATGATTTTCTTGATGATATTATAAATGAATCATATGTTATGGAAGATGGCACAATCCAGAATTGGGTAGGAGATGGTATAGATAAAGTTAAAATAAAACAAGAAATATTAGATAAAATACAAAAAATAAAAGACGCCACAGGTGTTTGATATTTATACCAAATAATACACTATGATAAAAGAAGCAAAACAAATAGCTACAGATTACCAATTCACACCTGAGCAGTTTGATATATTAAAAAAATTTGGTGCCAAATCATCTGTCAACGGACGTGAACTTTATATATCTCCTAAAATATATGATGATTTAGAAAAACATGCATCTAGCTCAGAATTTAAACAAGAATTTTATAAAACTGTTAAAAATATAGGAGGTGAACAGATAGTATCTCAATTAATAGGAGCTATTAAAAAATCATTATCATCTGGTAATACAGTTAATATAAAAGGAACAACTTATTATGTTTTAAAAGGTCATTTAACTAAAAGTGGAAATTTTAATTTTCCTAACCCATCTAGAACACAAATGAAAGAAAATAAATCAAATATAGATAAAGCAAATATTAAAGCTGAAGAAAGAGTAGAAACTGTATTCAATGAATTAGTAAAAACATTTCCTGATAAATTCGAATCACCTTTAGATAAGTCTAAACTTAGATTTGCTATTTCTACAGCTTTTGTTAAATTAACACACTTTGATGTACCTGAAAATTTAGTCAAAGAAAGTGTATTTAGTTCTAATTATGTATCAAATGTGCGTCCTGATGGGAAATATAATGAAGATATTGAAGCTACTATATATAAAGATGGAAATGGTGGGTATAATATTTCTTTAAATACATACTCAGCATCAGGAAATGGTCCTATGGCTACTAGAACTTTAAGAACATCTACCAATGCTATTCCGTTAGACCAATTTACTGCTACTTTTATAAAAAATAAAGCTATAAACATCCCAGATGATGATATTGAAAGATTTTTAACAAAAATTAGAGATAGAATTCAAGAAAAAGAAATAGAATCACAAGATGTTAATGAAAACAGACAACCATTACGTGAACGAATTAAAAGCATAATTCGCAGAAAATTATCTGAAAGATAAAATAAATAGCATTGAATGAAACCAATAAATAAATTTATATTACATGTTGTCCATAATTGGGAATATAAGCTAAATGAGGCTTATTCCCCTTCTGTTATGGCTCGACTTATTGAAAAATTTAAAGAAGAATCTGAAGATTTAAATATAAACATCACAGACGAACAATTAAAAAAATATATTGAACGTTTCGATGTTTTAAAAACATCACCTAAAATTAGTGATAAAGATTTATTTAATTATTCTTTATCACAATTAATTCGTTTAATCACTTCATCTAGAGGAGCGGAAGCACCAGAAGCAGCAAGCATAACACCCGATGTTGTTTATAACGAAAATGGTCTTATTATATATAACGGAAGCAATGAAGGAAATTGTTTAAATTTTGGACGAGGTGAAAAATGGTGTATTACTAGAGGTTCTTTTAATAACTATCGTTATGATGTTAATAGAAAAAACTGTACATTTTATTTAGTAAAGGATACAAATATACAACCAAGACCAGGAGATTCAAATTCAGATGATTTTAGAAAAAGCTTTTTTGTTGTTGTCGTTGGTAGTGATAATACTTATAAAGTATCTGATCGTACAAACAATGATGTTGGTGGTACTGGTACAGAATGGGATAGATGGGAACCTTGGAGTTTTGTTGAAAGTCATTTTCCTTCTATACGAGGGTTACAAAGTGTTTTCAAATATATTCCATTATCTTCTGCTGAAAAGATAACCCAACTTAGAACAGGAAATCCTATTTCAATTAGAGAATGGATTAAACTTCCATATAATGTTAAAGAACAATATTTGGTTTTAAGAAAAACTAAAACACTATTTAGTGATATAACAGTAGATGCTTTTTTATCTAAGTTTTTACCTAAATACCCCCAAATTGCGTCATTTATATCAACTAATTATGGTATAATATCTAGTGAAGATTTAATAAATCATTTAGAAGATTTTTCTAACTCGGATACTAGATCTATATTTTCTAATATGAGGGATACCATCAATGTTGATAAATTATCATCCGAAATAGTTTCTTTTGAAGCTAAAAAACTTATAACTAAGTTAAATAAATGGACTTTAAAAAACAATGAACATATTTTTCTTACTAAAGACGGTAAAGCCATAGTAAAATTAAATGTTGATGGTGATTTAACAATGGATATTTATACTGAGTTTGATGATTTTAAAAATGTTAAATTAACTAAAAGAACATCTAAATATTTATTAGATTATCCTGAATTGGATGAAATACCTTTTAAAATTTTAATAAAATTAGCTACAGACGGTGTTATAGATGGTAATATATTACAACAAATCATAACTAATTCTGAAAACGAAGAAAATTCTAATTATATAATACATGATACAGATAATGGAAAAATTTTAATAGATGTTAAGAATTTATCAGCTTATAAAATTAATGGAGATAGAATAACATCTCTTTCTTTTAATGATGAAGAAGTTCAAAATATACTTAATAATCAAGAAGATAACAGTATTTTACAAGATTCAGTATTAGATATTTTAAAAAATAAAAGACAAATTCCTACAAATTTAGATAAAGTTGGTTTTTTTAATATACTAAATACAATACCTATCAGAGAAAGACAATTCAATAATGATGGTGTTTCTAGTATTATATTAAATACAACAACAGAAGGAGAAGATGGTGAAATTTTTATTATGCCTTCAAGTAATACTATTAATAACCCAGATACTAATATGTTTTTATGTCCTATTTGGGGCAATACGGATGCTTATTGGGGAACTAGGGTTATTGGTCGTGTTAGTAAAAAGGCAATGCAAGTATATTTTGATTATCTAGCAAGTCAGAATACAACACTTTTATGGAATGTATTTTTAGAAAAATTAAAAAATTCTAATACTTCATATACTTATAAGAAAAATATATTATTATTACCTAATCTTGTTATAAATCCATCTGATAATAGAGTTATAATAGAACATCAAGGAGATGTGTATATTATCAACACACAAGATCCTAGAAATAGTAATAAATTATTACCATCTGGTAAAATAGGTAAAGTTAATATCCCTGTTAGTGCTGCTCGCCGTTTAATAGGAAACCAAACTCCAATTCAAAACACACCAACCCCTCCTGAAGCCGGTGGAAGAGTATATGAACCTTTAGGTGGTGAACGTAGAAGAGGTAGACCGGCGGGTGTTGGGAATACACCTCGTGAACCTCAAGAAAGACAAAGAGGTCAAGTAAATGTATCTGCGGCTTTTGCTGATTTGGGTTTGGAACGTGGTTTTACGACATTACCTAGAGGTGATTTCAGAAGATTAGCTGTTAATGACGCTGTTGCTACTTCTACAAATGGGGATAGGGGAGCTTCTAGAAGAGATAATATTATGACGGGTAGTGGTGTTGTTAGACGAGTTATAAATATAGGTCCTAGTAAAATATATATTATTCGTTTAAATAATGGAGAGAATATAGCATCTATTAATATACAACCTGGAAACAGAAATTATATTATAACACATGATGGGTCTCATTTTTTGAATTCTCCTTCTGAATTGATGCAGTTTCTAAGAAATCAAAATTTAGCGGAAGGTTTGAGAAAGTCTTTAGTTAAATTACATTTAAAAGACAACCCACACATGATAGATGAAATAAAAAATTACAATAAAAATAATAAATAATGAAAATAAGCCAATTTAAATCTTTAGTTAGAGAATCTGTTAAACGAAAATTATCAGAAAATCAACCCGCTCCTTCTTACCCTGATAGAGAAACTATTACTAAACCAGATACAGAAGAAGAAAAAGAAAAGAAACGTCGTAGAATAGGAAATCCTAATGTTGATCCTCGTCCTAAAAATCTAAGTGAAAATGAACAAGCTATTATTGATAAAATAATAGATCGTTTTAAAAAATCTAAAAAATAAATGAAAAAAACATTATTAGAAGTTGATTACGAACAAATATTCCGTCCTGAAACTATTGCTAAATTAAAAGGACAATCTAGTAGTTCATTACGTCAAATGTTAGGAAATAAAGATCTTTTACAGACAATGACTAGATCTTCTAAACTTATTCCAGAAATAATACAAGCAGAAAGTTCATATCATAATGAATTGGAAATTATAGCATCTGAAATGGTAGTTGATGCTTATCCTATTATAGATTATGCTGATATAAGAATTGATGCCAAAATAGTAACAATGGGTGACTTAAAGATAAATGATGAACCTGAAGAAGATAGTGGTGAAGAAACAGAAGAAAAAGCTAGGGCTAAACGTCGTATTATAAATGGTATTACTCAAGGGGCTTCTATCAGAGGTGCTTTTGCTTTTATGTTATTTAGGGAATATCTTGATGCTTTGGATGATAGTTTAGTTGAAAAATATAACGAAATATTAAAACTTTCATTCGGTATATATGATAATGAAGACGCAATAGCATTAATGTTATCAATGATTGCCCAAGGGCAAAACATGCCTGGTGGTTCTAGTCAAATGGAATATGACGAGGAAAATGAACAGTTTGTGATTAAAGCTCGTGCTATTTGTTTTCCTATGTTAGTACATGAAATTGTGAAAGGTTTATATGAAATCGTTGGTACTGAAGGGTTTGGAACCGATAAAGAAAAGAATAAATCTATAGTTAATGCTGTAGACAAATTATCAAATGAACCACATGATTTACAATATGGTAAATTTATCTATGATGCTATTAATAACATATATGCCGACAGTAATATAAATGATGATAGAGTTCGTGAATTGTTATTTACCGACATATACAAATTAGATGAAGATGATTTTATATCTTTCGTTGAAAATGCAATTAATGGTGAATTAACCAATGAACAAAAAAGATGGGCATCTGGAACTATGAGAGATATTCAATCTGATTTAAGAAAAGATGATACAGGTTTATCTGATTTATAATAAATATTTATAATAAATAACACCTATGAAAGGAGAAGAATTAAATAGCACTATTAATTTGATTAATAGCACCCTAACAAAAGTAAATAATTTGTTAGATTTTGGAGTAGAACAATCACCTGAAATAATAGAAGGTTTAGATAAAGTTTTAGATATATTAACAAGTATTCAAAGCAAGTTAGAATATGAACGAGGAAACGAGATAGGTCCTACTAAAGATTTTTATTTAGAGAATATATTAAAAAGTAAATAATGAAATTCAAAACTAAAAAAGAATTGGAGGATTTCATAAGAGGCAAAGTACGTCAGAGTTTACAAAAGACGAATAATGTTGGTTATAAAGGAGATCCTAGATCACCTATGAATATAATGTTAGAACGTTTTCCGGAATTACGTCAAACATTGGAAAAATTATTAACATCTCAATTTAGATTATTTGTTAGCGATATATTGTGGGTATCTCCAAAACCTACTACTTTTAAGATTGTATTACCTAATAAACAATTTTTTACTTTAATATGGAATACTAAAGATTTTATAGCACAAATATCAGGTATGAAATATGATTTACTTTCTCTTCAAGAACGTGAACGAGCGACTAAATCATTATCTACTTTACTTCAATATGGGCCTATAAACGCAAACTTATCACCAGAAGACTTAGCTAATCAAAACTTAACACCTGTTAAAGGAGAAGCAGCAGCACCACCTCCGGTTGGAGATGAAGAACTTTAAAAACAAATTAGGATACCTAGGGTATCCTTTTTAAATTAAAAATAATTTTATTAAAATATTATGAATAAAATAAAAAGAAAAAGACTGTTTTTTGATATAGAAACAAGTCCTAATATTGGGTTTTTTTGGCAGGCCGGTTATAAATTAAATGTTCCATACGATAACATCATTAAAGAACGAGCTATAATTTGTATTTGTTATAAGTGGGAGGGGGATAAAAAGGTATATTCTTTAACATGGGATGAACATCAAAATGATAAATCGATGTTAGAAAAATTTGTTGAAATAGCAAATGAATCTCATGAAATGATAGGGCATAATGGTGATAAATTTGATCTACCATGGATTAGAACACGTTGTTTATTTCATAAAATACCAATGTTTCCTAAATACACAACAATAGATACTTTATATCATGCTCGTACTAAATTTCGTTTTAACAGTAATCGTTTAGATTATATTGCTCGATTTTTAGGATTAGGTGAAAAAACTGAAACAGGTGGTTTCGGTTTATGGAAAGACATTGTATTAAATAATGATAGTGATTTATTAAGAGATATGGTAGAATATTGTAAAAATGATGTTATTATTCTTGAAAAGATATATTCTCGTCTATCAGACCATTTTCCTAATAAAGCACACCATGGTGCTATTCATACTGGAGAGAAATCATGTTGCCCTGAATGTAGTTCAACTAATTTAAAATTAGCTACTACTCGTTATACTTCTACAGGGATACCTCGTATACAGGTCCAATGTCGGGATTGTTTTAAATATAATACCATTTCTAGCAAGACATATCAAGATATTTTAGAAAAACAAGTTATTAAAGAAGAATAATATTTATTATTAAATTAAAAGAAAACAAAATGCAAGAATTCGATTTAAAACAATTTCTAGTTGAACATAAAATGACTAAAAACTCGAGACTTATCAACGAAGAAAATGAAGAACCAACAGATGATTTCTTAGGAGCACCTGCTGAACCAGCCCCGGCACCTGCTGAACCTAGTGGGCAGATTGATTTGGACACTGCTAAAGAACTTATATTCAATACTAAAGGTAAAATATTTACAGTAGTATTTATTAAAAAAGATGGTTCTGAACGTACTATGAATGCTCGTTTAGGTGTTAAAAAATATCTAAAAGGAGGAGAATTAAAATATAATGCTGCTGAAATGGGTCTTATTCCTGTTTATGATATCCAAGCTAAAGGATATAGAATGATTAATACAAAGACTATACAAGCTTTAAATATTGGAGGTAAAAAATATACAGTTCTTGGTGCTATTGCTGAAAGTAGAGAGGAAGATGAAATGATGTGTGAAAGTATTTACGGATAATATAAGTCATTTAAAATTATAAGAGATGTGGATTCAAAAAAGATTTTGAGTTCACATTTTTTTTTCGTATATTTAATAGTTAAAATTTTTAAGATGAATAAGCAAGAACGAAAATTAAAAGGTCAGGCAAAATTTAAAAAACGTTTAAAAAATTACGGTATTATCCAAGATATATTTGATAATGGTTGGGGAAATAATCCAAGAAATAAATTAATAAATTTTAACTGTTACAGAACAACAGGTAAACCATGTAGTTGTATTATGTGTAGTCCTGGAAAAATAGAAGAAAAAGCAAAATACAGATTTAATAAATTTGATAAAAAACTAACGGATGAATAGGTTTTTGGTCTGATGGTTCTTTAGTATACTAATACTAAAAACCATTTCCATCAGAACATACTATTAATACGGGTTTGGCTAAATTAAAGTGTGCTAAACCTGTATTACAGTTAGATTTAGAAGGTAATTTTATTAAAGAATGGGAGAGTAAAGGATTAGCTGCTAAATATTTTAAAGAATTAACAGGCAAAAATAGTAATTTAACTTCACAAATTAAAGATTGTATATTAGGAAGACAAAAAACAGCATTAAATTATAAATGGAAATGTAAAAATGAGTAAATACGAAAAGAAAATTGTAATTGTAGGAAGTGGAGTAGCTGGGATTAACGCAGCATTAAAATTAGTAGATGGGGGTTATCCCGGTGAACTTATAACAATTATAGATAAAGGCAAGGACCCTTATGAAAGAAAACCAGAAGAGGTTATGTGTGGGTTTGCAGGAGCTGGAGGATACTCTGATGGTAAACTCACATACCATACAGCCATTGGGGGTCAATTATCCAAGTATTGTGGTGAAGACAAAGCAATGCAACTGATGGATCAAGTTATTAGTAACTTTAGACGCTTTCACCCTAAACCAGAAGAAATATTTTGTTCTGATCCTGTTGAAGAACCTGAATTTATTAAACCATACTTTGGATTACGTTTATTTCCTGTATGGCATATAGGAAGTAATTATCTTTCTCTTATAGCAGTTGCTTGGTATCAATATTTAGTTGATAAGGGTATTAATTTCTTATGGCAGCATGAGGTCACCAATATAAATTTTGAAACTAATGAAGTCGAATACAAACCAATTGAAGATAAAAAATAAAGCTTTTATATATTATTTAGAAAAAAACAATATTCCATTTTATATAGGAAAAACAAAAAATCCTAAATCTAGAGAAGCGGATTGGAAGAGAGAATTTGGAGAAGATATTATTTTTAATTTAATCGATGAATGTGATAATATAAAAGAAATTTGGAAATTTTGGGAAAACCATTGGATTCAACAATTTAAACAATGGGGATTCCAATTAATCAATCAAAATGAAGGTGGAGGAGGATTGAATAAACACTCTGATGAAACTATTGAAAAAATTAGATCTAAAAAATAGGAGTAAAACAAAATAGAATAAAAATTAGAAAAGATAAAGGTTTAAATCATATTAAAACTCCTGGTATAAAGATAGGAGCACCTAAAGGTTTTAAAATGAATGAAGAAGCTAAATTATCTAAAAATTTAAAACAAAAAGGTAAACCTAAACATACTGAAGAAGGAAAATATAAATTTGTAAATAATCAAATATATATTTTTATTAATATAAATACTAATGAAGAATTTGAAGGTATTAGATATGATTTTCAAAATCAATATAATTTAACTTATAAAGGAATATATAATTTAGTCACAAACAAAGCAAAAACATATAAAGGATGGAAAATAAAGATATAAAAATAGATAAAGGAAGTTTAGAAAAAGGATATGTTTGGGCTCCATATATTTGTGTTACTGTTGCTACTCAAATAAATGGAGAAACAGTTTGGTATAAAAATAAATTTAAGAATTTCTTATTAAAAATTAAGCATTTCTTTATCAAACCAAAATATTTAAAAAGCAAATTTATTTCTAAATATTCTCAAAAAAACTATTACCCAAATTTTTACAGTACAATTAAAATAACAGATGGAAACAAATAAAATTAAATACGACTCATTAATATTCGCAGTAGGTAAATCAGGTATTGATTTTGGTAAATCTTTAGCTGAAGAATATGACTTATCAACTGAACCTAAATCAGTTCAAATAGGCTGTAGATTTGAAAGCCCACAAAAATATTTCCAAAAATTGATTGATGTATCTTATGATTTCAAATTATATCAAAAACCAAACGAACAAGTATCTTTAAGATCATTTTGCACTAATAACAATGCTGCTTATGTTGCTGTAGAAGAAACATATGGTGATATTAGTTATAATGGTCATGCTAAAAAAGGAGAAGAATTTAGAAATGATATGACCAACTTTGGTATATTAATGGAAATCAAAGGCATTGAAAATCCATTTGAGTGGAGTCGAGAGGTAGTAAGAAAATGTCAATTTAAATACTTAGTAGGGATGAAATCTTTAAGAGGAATTTATTATTCACCTTCAAGAGAACCTTCCAAAACATCTGAAAATGAATTGATTAAAACCATTCGCGTAAAAGACTTACAACCCTTCAAAGAAGCATTTGGTGAATATGCAGAATATATTCTTAACTTTATCGAACAAATGAATAAAGTATTTAAATTCGGAGACGATTGGGGAATGTATATACCAGAAGTAAAATATTTATCACCAGAACCTTTAGTTAATTACGATAATTTATCTCTTAACACATACCCAAATGTTCATTTTGTGGGTGATGCTTTATCAGCACGTGGTATTACTGTAAGTGGTGCACATGGGGTTTATGTATCCGAATATATTTTGAAAAACCAATAATTTTTATTATCTTTATAAAATGGGTGAAAGACAATTTACAAGAATTTATGAAGACGATGATGAAAAAGTAACATGGGTTTATGATTTAGATTTTAACACATATGGGCCTGTTTCTGTAGATATTAAAACTAAACGAGAAATACAAAAAATTAAAATAGAAAAAAATGGAAAGAAAACTAAAAACCCCGGACGGACAAGTAATGCACTTATCCAAAACGAAACGCCTAAAAGAGGGCGCCCAAGACAAAAATGATCCCAATTCATATAAAGAAGAATGGGTTCTACATAATACAGAAGGACCTGCTCTAATAAAACCAGATGGGAAAAAAGAATACTATTTTTGGGGAATATATCAAGGAAACACACCTGAAGTAATTAAAGAATTAAAACGTAATCACACAGGTTTACCACCAGCAAAAAACCCATTATTTAAAAATACAATGCGATAATATGAAAATAGGATTTACGGGCACAATGTCATGTGGAAAAACAACATTAGTCAAAGCATTATCTGAATTACCAGAATTTAAAGACTATTTTATAGCAACTGAACGTAGTAAATATTTAAGAGATTTAGGTATCCCTCTAAATACAGATTCTACTTTACCAGGACAGATTATATTTTTAGCTGAAAGATCTAGTGAAATTTTGCGAGATAACGTATTGACTGATAGAACCATATGGGATGTATGCTCATTTACAGATAATGCAAAATCCATTGATGAAAATGCGAAAAAACGATATATAGAATTGGCTTCTTGTTTATCTGATCAATATGATATCATATTTTACATATCACCAATAGGTGTAGAGATAGAAGATAATGGAGTTCGTACAATAGATCCAGATTATAGATTACTGATTGATCGAACAATTGTTGATTTGTTAAAAACATACCCACCTAAACGTTTAGTTGAAATATCAGGTACAACAGAAGATAGAATTAAAATTGTGTTAAATGCAATTTCTGAATATTTATAGTAAATACAATTACTAATTTATGAAAGTATCTCAATTAAAAGAAACTATTAGAACTAAAGTACGTGAATCATTGACTGTTAAAACCGGAGGTAGAACTCTTACTCCACAACAGCAAAGTCAACAAATAGATCAAATAAAAAGAACAACAGGTGATCAAACAGCAGGTTCATTATCTAATCCTGTTAATTTTGTTAAAGAAAATGAATATTCTGTTGATAAAATTAAAAAAATGGGTAGATCTGAATTAATTAGTTTTTTAGGATTAACTCGAGAGGAAGCAGCGAAATGGTCCGATACTCAATTACAAGGAGCTGCTCGTCAATTAGCAGATGATTCAAATGAACATGAAATAAATGAAGAAGATTACATAGATGATGATGATGTGAGTTCTATTCAAGATGATTTTACTGATTATGCTGATATTTATGAATATTTTCAAAAACAATTAGAAGATAAAAAATAATATTATATTTTTATTTATTATAAAAAGGCCAACTTATTAAGTTAGGCCTTTCTTGTATGTAAGGTAATATTTATATATAAAAATATATGAGTAACCAACCCGATATAAAAGAAATTATAAAGCAGGAATACCTAAAATGCATGACGGATCCTGCACATTTTATGAAAAAATATTGTATGATTCAACATCCTACTCGTGGTAGGATTTCCTTCAATCTATACCATTTTCAGGAAGGTGTATTACACCAATTTCAGAAAAATAACTACAATATTGTTTTAAAATCAAGACAGCTTGGGATATCTACTTTGGTAGCTGGTTTTTCTATTTGGTTAATGTTATTCCATAAAGATAAAAATATACTTTGTATTGCCACAAAACAAGATACAGCTAAGAATATGGTTACTAAAGTACGATTTATGTACGATAATTTACCTTCTTGGTTAAAAGGAAATGAAAAACCCTTGGAGAACAACAAGCTTCTACTTAAATTACCAAATGGTTCTCAAGTAAAAGCAGTTTCAGCAGCAGGTGATGCTGGTCGTTCAGAAGCTGTATCTTTACTTATCATAGATGAGGCTGCTTTTATTGATAGTATAGATGAAATATTTGCTTCTGCTCAACAAACATTAGCAACGGGTGGTGGTTGTATTGCATTATCAACACCCAATGGTACTGGAAATTGGTTTCATAAAACATGGCAAAAAGCAGAAACATCTGATAACTCCTTTGTTCCTATTAGGTTAAAATGGGATGTACATCCTGAAAGAAGCCAATCATGGAGAGATACGCAAGATTCTGATTTAGGACTTAGACTAGCCGCTCAAGAATGTGATTGTGATTTTAATACATCTGGGGATACTGTATTTGAACCTGAAATTATGGATTGGTATGAAGCTAATATCATGCAACCTATTGAAAAAAGAGGTATAGATGGTAATTTATGGATTTGGGAACAACCAGACTATAATAAATCTTATCTAATAACAGCGGATGTTGCTAGAGGTGATGGGAAAGATTATTCGGCATGTCATGTTTTTGATGTTGAAACTTCAACACAAGTGGCTGAGTATAGAGGACAAATTGGAACCAGAGATTATGGACATTTATTAGTAGGATTAGCATCTGAATACAATGATGGTTTGTTAGCTATTGAAAACGCTAATGTTGGTTGGGACACTGTACAAACAGCAATAGACAGAGGATATAAAAATCTATATTATTCTCCCAAAACTGAAGCATATACTTCGGATCAATGGAGTAGACGGTCTGAAAATTTAGATAGTTTAGTAGCTGGTTTTACAACATCTGTTAAAACACGTCCTTTGATTATTGAAAAATTTAGAGAGTACACACGTGAAAGAGTTTGTATTATTCGTTCAAAACGTTTAGTAGAAGAAATGAAGGTGTTTATTTGGAAAAATAGCAAAGCACAAGCTCAAGATGGTTATAATGATGATTTAGTAATGTCTTATGGTATAGGTTTGTATTTAAGAGATACAGCTTTAAGATTTAGAAAATCAGGTATAGAATCAGATAAAGCAAATTTAAGTGCGTTTTCTATAGATGTAGGAACGTATAACCCAATGCTAGCCAGGGGCTATAACAATAACACAGCCTGGCAAATGCCTTCGGATCATGGTAATGAAGATATTACTTGGTTATTAGGTTAAAATATTTATAAATATGATAGATACATCTTTATTTGGTAGATTAAAACGATTATTCTCAAACGACGTTATTATTAGAAATGTTGGAGGAAGTCAAATTAAAGTTATAGATAGCGATCACATCCAGGCTTCTGGAGCTGTACAAACAAATATGTACCCTGAACGTTATCAACGAATTTATACTGGAGGGTTAGGAACTTATGTAGGTAATGCACCTTATTCTAATTTTACAGTATTACGACCACAATTATATAATGATTATGAAGTAATGGATGGTGATCCTATTATTGCTTCTACACTAGATATAGTTGCTGATGAATCTACTTTAAAAAACGGCGCTGGTGAAGTTTTAGCTATTAAATCATCTGACGAAAATATACAACGCATTTTATATAATTTATTTTACGATGTTCTGAACATTGAATTTAATTTATGGGGGTGGATTCGCTCAATGTGTAAATATGGAGATTTTTATTTACATTTACATATAGCTGAAAAATATGGGGTTTATCAAGTAATTCCTCTTAATGTATATAATGTTTTAAGAGAAGAAGGTTTAGATCCTAAAAACCCATCATATGTTCAATTTAGAGTAGAACCAAATGCTTCATACACGGGTGTATTAGGCCCAACTGATAGGAATGATTTAGTATTTCAAAATTATGAAGTAGCTAATTTTAGATTATTAGGTGATTATAATTTCCTACCATATGGGAGAAGTTATATTGAACCTGCTCGTAAAATTTTTAAACAATTAGCATTGATGGAAGATGCTATGTTAATTCACCGTATATTAAGGGCACCGCAACGTAGAGTGTATTATGTAGATACAGGTAATATCCCACCAAATGAGATACCTGCATATATGGAAAAACTTAAAAATCAAACTCAACGTACTCCATTTGTGGATCCTAAAACAGGGGAATACAATCTTCGATATAACATGATGAGTGTAAATGAAGATTTTTGGGTACCTAGAAGAGGGGGAAATACTTCTACTCAAATTGATACTTTACCTGGTTTAGAATACAATGCTATAGAAGATGTTGTTTATTTAAGAGATAAAATGCTATCAGCTTTAAAAGTACCTAAAGCGTTTTTAGGATATGAGGCTGATGTAGAAGGTAAATCAACTTTAGCTCAACAAGATATTCGTTTTGCTCGTACAATCGAGCGTATTCAACGTATTGTTGTTTCTGAATTAACAAAAATAGCTTTAGTCCATTTATATGCTCAAGGTTTTAATGATGAAAATTTAACTAATTTTGAATTAGAATTAACTACTCCCTCTATTGTTTACGATCAGGAAAGAGTAGCTTTGATGAAGGAAAAAGTAGATTTAGCTAAACAAATAATGGATGCTAGTTTATTCCCTACTGACTTTATATATGATTATATTTTCCATATGAGTGAAGACAAGTATAGTGATATGCGGGATTTAGTAGTAGAAGATAAAAAACGTCAATTTAGATTATCTCAAATCGAAAATGAAGGAAATGACCCGGTTGTAAGTGGTCAATCTTATGGTACGCCTCATGACTTAGCATCATTATATGGTAAAGGAAGAAATGATGTTGGTGTTCCACCAGCTTATAATGAAGCTGAACCATTAGGAAGACCACAGGAAAAAACATCAATATATAATACTCAAAAACGTGTTTTAGGGAAAGACCCATTAGGAAAAGGTATCGATATCAAACCAGATACAATACATGCTCCTGAGCCTCATGGTGGTTCTCCATTAGCTATTGAAAGTACAAGAGCAGTGTGGTTACAAAATAAACAAATGCTTCAAGAGATGTTTAAAAAATCTAATGTTTTTGATGACGAAAATACAGGTTCTTCATTGCTGGATGAAAATAATATTAAAGATATATAATAAAATACATATTTATAACTAGTAAATTAATATTGTGAAATTGAAACATAATAAATTCAAGAATTCTGGTATACTCTTTGAACTTCTTACAAGACAGATAACAGCAGATATAATGTCTAATAAAGACTCTGCTGCTGTTGGTATTGTAAAAAAATATTTTTCTAAAGGAGAATTAGCGAAAGAGTATAAAATATACCAGGCATTAACAAAAGCAACTTCATTAAATGAAGTTAAGGCTGAGAGTATTATTAACTCTACTATTAAACTGTCTGAACGTTTAAATCGAACGGTATTGCGTAAAGAGAAATATAACTTAATTAAAGAAATAAAAAGCCATTATGATTTAGAAGAATTTTTTCAAGCGAAGATTCATAATTACAAAGCATATGCTTCTGTTTATAATCTAATTGAAGCGCAAACTACTTTGGAATTTGTTGATCCTTCTTTTATTATTGATAATAAAGTAACTTTACTTGAATTCTTAACAAAACAAGATATAGATAAAGATAAAGTAGAAAATCAAGTAATGGCTGAATATTCTTCTCAAGATAAAGCTACACGTGCTATGATTTCACAAATAATGATTGAAAAATTTAATACTAAATATGCTGATTTAATACCAGAACAACGTGAAGTATTAAAGGTATATATCAATAAAATATCAAATACTGTTTCTTTAAAAGAATTTATAAATCAAAATCTATCGGGTATTAAAAAATCAATAGATTTACTTCAAGTTAAAGTAAAAGATAAACGAACTCAAATTAAATTACAAGAATTATCTTCTATAATAAAACCTTTAGATAAACATGAAAATGTAAAGGACGAAGACATCCTAAACATACTTCAATTTCATGAATTAATACATGAGATAAAATCATTATAATATGTTTAAAAAAGGAGATAAAGTAACTTATTTAGGACACCCAGGTGAGATAATTTTTGTTGGTATTGATCAAATAGGTAGAACATATTATAGTGTTATTTACAATGCTGGGAATGGTCGTACTAAAGCTTCTAACATATATAATAAAGACGGTGAGATAAAAATATTATCTGAAGAGGGAGGTACTGGTACTACGGCTTCTGGTGGTGAATATACATCTAAATATTTTTTAGGAAAAACAAACATCGACTCATATATTAAAGATGGTTTTACTAAAGTAAAAAACAGTAAAAAACATAAAACATTTGATATCATGCAATTTAAAGAAGAAATAAAACACGAAATATTAAATGAAATATCATATCGTCGTTTTAATGAAAATGTTTCTCAAATAGCACCAGAAAGAAAAATAACACGAGCTTTGAAAGAAGTAAAAAAACATATTTCAGAAATTGAAAAGGTTGTTGAATATTCTAATAGATTAAAAACTGAAAATACTGTTAAAAAGCATTTTTTTTGGGAATCTAAAATGGATGAATTAGATGCTTTATCTGAAAGACTAAACAATTTAGCAGAAAATATACAAAAACTATCACAATGACAAATGAAAAACCAAAATTAACTAAAGACCAACTTAAGAAAAAGTTAGATACTTTAGGAGAAGAAATTAAATATAGAGCGGCTGAAGCTAAAAAAGGTGGTGGTACTGGTGATGCTCATAAGACAGATATTGGAGAATTAATGAAAGGATACCGAAATCTAAAAGAAACTTATGGGAAAGTATTACAAACAGAACAAGATTCATTACAACTCGAAGATATATTATCCAATTTAGCTGAAGAAAAAGAAGAAGATCCTAAAAAAGCCAAAGAAAGAGAAGAACTTCATAAAAATAGAATTGATTCTTTTGCTGATCTTATTGAACTAGCTTCTAAGATTAAAATGGCTTTACCTAAAGCTAAAAAAGAAACTGAAAAATATTATAAAGATAATCCAAACTCATTTGCTGTTGTTCATAATACTGAAGAAATGAAAGATACTTTAACAAGTATTTTAGAAAAATTAACAGGAAATAAAGAAAATACTAAAGAATAATGAAAAACATTAGTGGACAATATCAAGACCTTAAGGAAGGTAAAATGGAACAATCACAGTTTCTAAGAAATGTGAGAACAATGTTCCCTAATCTAGTAACAACTCAAAATTCTTTACAAGATTCAGTAAGTATTCTAAAACAACATGGTATGTTAACGGAAAGTGATGCTGTTAAAGGTACTCCTGATAAAGAACCAACTTATGAGTCACCAACTCCTGATTCTAAAACTAAATATAAAAAAGTTGAACAATCTCCTGAAATAGATGAACAAAATGGTGTGTATCCTGCAACTACATTAACTGATATTCCTAAAAATAAAGTAAATAAAAAAGTTAAGAACACTTCGGATGGTTTAGAACCTATTAAAGACAAAGATACTAAAAACGAAATGAAAAAAGTTAAAATAGTTAAGGAGGCCTTACAACTTAATGAAGATGAATTAGATAATATATTGAAACGTTGTTTGGATACAGACGATTCAACTGAATTAAAGGCCTTTCTTAAAGCTAAAGGGAAAGAAGCATTATCTAAATTAAAAGAAAAAGTAAAAACACTACATGGTCAGGGTCGTATTAAATTTGCAAAATTAATGAAAGTTGATCTGGATGAAGCTCGTTTTAAAAAAGGTACTGATATTGGTAAGAAAAACGTATCTGGAAAATCTGGGTTTGCTGCTGTTGCTAAAGCTGGGGCGAAAGAATATGGTTCTAAAGAAGCGGGACAACGTGTTGCTGGTTCTATTTTAAATAAAGTACTTCATAAAGAAGGAATTGAACAAAAATTAAATAAAGTAGTTGAAAAATTGCTTAAAGAAGTATTAGCTGAAAAAAATAAAAAATAATGAAAGAATTATTAATAGAGCGTATATCTACTCTTTCAATAACTCCTCAATTACTTCAAGAATCGGCTAGGAATAATAATGGTCGCCTTATAGTTGAGGGTATAGTACAAAGAGCCGATACCAAAAATGGTAATGGTCGTGTGTACCCTAAAGATACTCTTGAACGTGAAATTGAAAAATATAAAGGAACATATATTAAAGAAAATAGAGCTTTGGGTGAGTTGGATCATCCTGAATCACCTATCATTAATTTAAAAAATGTAGGCCACAATATTTTAGATTTATGGTGGGAAGGAGATGATGTTAAAGGTAAGATTGAAATATTACCAACACCTTCTGGAAACATATTAAAAGCTTTACTTTTAGCTGGAATTACTGTTGGTATTTCATCACGTGCTATGGGATCCGTAAAACAAATAGGAGAAACAGTTGAAGTACAAGATGATTTAGATATTGTATGTTGGGATTTTGTATCAACACCATCAACACAAGGTGCTTTTATGGAGATAGTAAACGAATCTCTTAACCCATACCACCAAGAACAAACAAAATTGAATAAGATAAACGAATTAATAACAGAAATTTTATGTAATCGAGCAGGATTTTGTTCTTGTGAGTTACCTAATTAAAAATGGAAGAATTAGCATCAATATTATTTCATTCTAGAACACAAGTTCATGTTTTCCACTTAGGAGTAAATGGACCTGGAGCATATGCTGCTCATAAAGCTCTAGAAGGATATTACGAAGAAATTGTAGGTTTAACTGATGGTTTGGTTGAATCATATCAAGGAAAAAACGGTTTAATACAATTTAAATCAGTTTTAGGGATAGATAACAATTGTGATGTTTCTAACATTGTGAAATATTTTGAAAAAATATGCGCTATAGTAGAAACATTAAGAAAAGCACCAGAATTGTCAGATAGTTGGTTACAAAATCAAATAGATAATGTCGCTGAATTACTTTATTCAACAAAATACAAACTAGTTAATTTACAATAATAATGGCAAAAGTTAAAAACACTAAACCATCTTCAAATGGTCTCAAAGTAACGTTTGGTTCTAAAAAGACAGGCAAACACACAAAACATGTAAATAAACATGTAAGTGATAAATCTTATGCTGGGCAAGGTAGATAATAATAATATTTTACAAAAATATGATGCATTTCCTTTACAGGAGATGCATTTTTGGTTTTCCCTAACATATTTATCCTTGACTAATGAGTTATCTCATATAACTCGTCATTATATAAACAATTCTATTAAGCTTTTACTCAATAAGCTTATTTCCACAAATTAATTTTAGGACAAAAATGAAAAACACAAAAGACCTTTTAAAGGAGGCTATTGCTGATGCTAAAGCTGTTCGTGAAACTGCTCTACAACAAGCCAAACTTGCTCTTGAAGAAGCTTTTACTCCTAAGTTGCAATCTATGTTTTCAGCTAGACTGAAAGAAGCGTATGATGAAAACGAAGAAGAATTAGACGAAACAACTGGTATGGATTACGAAGGAGACACAACAGAAAGAAGTATTGATGATTTCACTGATAATACAGATTATACTGACAGTATGGACGAAATCGATCTTGATGAAATTCTTGCAGAATTAGACAATGAATTAAATGAAGCAGAAAATGAAGATGAAGAAGCAGAAGATGCTGAAGCAGAAACAGAAGAAGCTGAAGAAATCGAAGACGAAGACGAAAAAGAAGTTAAAGATTTATCAATGGATGAATTAGAAGATCTTATTAAAAGCATTATAGATCAGGAAACTGGTGGTGCTGGAGATGAGATTGAAAACCATGAAGATGAAACCGGAGACGGAGTTGATTTAAGTGGTGATATGGGTAGTGAGGATTTTGGTAGTGAAGAAGAAAATTTAGAAGAAGAATTAGACGCTATTCTTGCTGAGTTAATGGCCGATGATAAAGATGAAATCGAAGAAGCTAAAAACAAAGTAGAAGATGAAGACAAGAAAAAAATCGAAGAAGATTTAAAACTTGCTTTAGAAACGGTTAATACTTTACGTACTGAATTAAACGAAGTAAATTTATTAAATGCTAAATTACTATACGTTAACAAAATTTTCAAAGCTAAAAATCTTAACGAATCTCAAAAATTAAAAGTTGTAAGAGCGTTCGATAAAGCGGGGACAGCTAAAGATGCTAAATTGATATATGAATCACTTTTTGAAACATTCAATTCAGTTACTCAAAAATCTCCACTTAAAGAATCATTAGGTTTTGCTTCAAAATCTGCGGGTGTTGCAACAAAACCGTTAATTGTAGAAGGTAATGATTTCATTACTAGAATGCAAAAATTAGCAAATATTAAATAAAAAAACAAAATTTAAACAATGGAAAATTTAAACATGCTTTTAGAAGGAGCAAATCCATGGAAAAGCCAACAAGCAGAAGCTGCTAAAACAGCTGCTAAATGGGAAAGAAGTGGACTTCTTAAAAATATTACTAGCGAAGTTGAAAAGAACAACATGGCTGTTATTCTTGAAAACCAAGCTAAACAATTAGTTGTTGAAACTAACACAACATCTGGTCAAAATTCAATGTTAGGTGGTACTGGTGAAAACTGGGCTGGTATTGCTTTACCATTAGTACGTAGAGTATTTGCAGAAATCGTAGCTAAAGATTTCGTTTCTGTACAACCAATGTCTATGCCTTCTGGTCTTGTATTTTATCTAGATTTCCAATATGGTAATAATAAAAACCCATTCCAAGCTGGTAAATCATTATACGGTTCATTAGCAGACGTTCAAGCAAGTGATGTTGATATTACTAATGTTGATCCAACTGGTGGTCTTTATGGTAGAGGAAGATATGGTTATTCAATGAACCAATTCTCAGCTTCTGTAACAACATTAACTACTGCTTCTTATGCTACTGCTGCTTCTGATTCATTAGCTCCTTATGTAAACTATGATTCTCGTTTTATTGGTACTGCAACTACTCTTTATAGAGTAACAATTGCAGATGCACAATTAGCTGCTCTTGATTCTGCTGATTACTTAGCTTCTACAGCTTTTACAATTAGTGGTTCAGGTGTTACACCAGCAAACGTATTATCTCAATTTACATCTTATGCAAGTGGTTCAGGTTTAACATTTATTACAAATGCTGCTCCTAACGTAGGTGGTACTTCTACAGTATTATTCTATAATAAACAAACAACTCCTGCTGCTCGTGGTGATTTTGAAGCTGATAGAACGGACGTTTCTGTACCTAACTCATTAAATGCTTCTCAAATTGAGATCCCATCTATCAACATTCAGATGAAATCTGAAGCTATTGTTGCTAAAACAAGAAAATTAAAAGCACAATGGACACCAGAGATGGCTCAGGATCTTAACGCTTACCAAAACATTGATGCTGAAGCTGAATTAACAGGTCTTCTTTCTCAATATATTGCTATGGAAATCGATTTAGAAATCTTAGCTATGTTAACTGAAGAAGCAGCAACAACTGGATACTGGTCAGCACAAAATAATACATTCTGGAATGGTTCTTCATTTGCCCAAACATCAACTACAGCAAATACAGGATTTTACAATAACCAAGGTGCTTGGTTCGCTACTTTAGGTACTGTTCTTCAAGGTGTAAGTAATAAAATTTTACAAAAAACACTTCGTGGTCAAGCTAACTTCTTAGTAATATCACCAGCTGTAGCAACTATTATGCAATCTATTCCAGGATATGCTTCTGATGCAGGTGCTGAATTAGATAAAGTATTTAATTTTGGTAGCCAAAAAATTGGTACATTAAACTCACGTTTCAAAGTATATGTTAATCCATATTTTAGTGATAACGTAATTTTAACTGGTTATAAAGGTGCTCAATTCTTAGAATCAGGTGCTGTTTATGCTCCTTACGTTCCATTATTAATGACTCCACTTGTTTACGATCCTAATACTTTCGTACCAAGAAAAGGAATAATGACAAGATACGCTAAGAAAATGTTAAGACCAGAATTCTATGGTAGAATATTCGTTCATGGTTTAAATACACTTGGTGTGTAATTAATACCTGAAATAAAATAAAGAGCCTAGCGAAAGCTAGGCTTTTTTTATCATATTTATAATAAATAAACTACTGATATGGGTGCAGGCAAATACTCTTTTACAATTGAACAAGGTTCAACTGTTGATTTTTCTATAATTTACAAGGATGCTAATGGTATTCCTGTTGATTTATCTACATATAATTCTAAAATGCAGATTAGATCGGCATTAGGTGTTAATCCTCCTATAGTTACATTAACAAATGTATTAAATAATGATGGAACCGGATTAAATATGACTAATTCATCTTCAGGTTCTATAGGAATTTACATAGCGTCATGTACATCTTCATTATTTGATTTTGATACTGCTGTTTATGATTTAGATATTATATCGGGAAGTGGGGATTGTCCTGTAGTGAATAGAATTTTAGAAGGAAAAGTACGATTAAGTAAAGAAGTTACTACATTTAGTTAATGAGTAAGATAGATATTAATATAAACACAAATAATGTTAATGTAGAAAACACCATCAATAATATAGATGTTAATTCAGACGTTAGCAATATAATTGTTGTACCTAGAGAAATAACCAACATCGTTGAGGTGGTATCTCCAGGACCTCAAGGACCACCTGGACTTTCAGGAACAGGTTCTATAGTAGATACTGGTTCTTTCGTAACAACTTCATCTTTTAATGAATTCACATCATCATATAATACTGGAAGTTTTACAGGATCTTTTTCAGGTGACGGGGGTGGGTTAGAAGGAATAGTTAGCGCATCATACGCAATAACTAGCGGTAATTCTATAAGTTCTTCATATACTGCTACTGCTTCTTTTGTAGATCCATTAATTCAAAATGTTATAATTACAGGTAGTATAGATATAACTGGTGATTTTTATCAAAATGGTGTTTTATTTGATGGACGTTATGAAATGTATAATCTTGAATATGGTCGAGTTGGAGATCCACCCGTAGAACAACGTAGACTTAGATGGTTTGAATCTACAAATATAAACCCACAGACACATTTTAAAACAGAGACTGTTTTAAACACCATGTTGCCTTCCTTATATGTTGATATTTTAGATTTTACAAATTCCACTAAATATACTAAACTAGTATTTAATAATATTGAAGATATAGAAATATATATTCAAGATAAAGAAATGATCTGGGGTAGGGTAATATTATATAGTTATAGAAGCAGTACAAATAATCTGAGAGTAGGAGGTGTTAATTTATTCTCGACATGTGTTGGTGTTAGAAAATTATATGGGAAAGTATCAACTAAGAGAGGGTTTGAAATAGATGTAAATTCAAAAGCATATGCTAATCTTATGAATGAATTACAAAATAACTTAATATCACATGTTGGTTCGCATATACCTAATTTTACTGAAAACTACATTAACCAAAATCAATTAAACACAATATGTACTTCAAAACATAATAATCTTTTACGTTTTTTAAAAATAGATAAATATAACAAAAGAAATTTTTCTAGATTTTATGCTGGTGAATATAGGATCGGGGTAGACACCAATGGTGATCTTCGAGACCAATCAAACCCATATAAATCTAAAATTTTAGGAACTATTTTATGTACTTTTAATCAATCTGATTATGGTGTTTCATTTTCAAATTTTACAACAAATTACGGATATGAATCTAATCCTGGTAATTTTAATAATAACTATATTTTAAGTCTTTTTAATGTTTATATAATAGAAACAAGTAATGGTGATAGAACTTTAGCTGTTGATTTTATATCTATAGATCAGATAACAATACCTCTAGGACACAGAAGTACAGGAATATCAGAAGCTTATAAAAATTCGTCATTTGTTGTATATAAACAAGGAAATACAATTTCATTTGCCCAACCCTTAAATCGCTTGGATTATGGTTTAGGGATTACAACATATGGTGCACCTTTGATATATCATAATAAAAAATATAAAACTATTAAGACAATAGATGTTGTAGTTTTCTATCCTGATTTTACATGCAATGTATTTGAAAAATCAATATTACCTATTTTAAACAAATATGGGAAGTCTTCAATATCTTATATTAAGCTAAACAAGAATTATTGATATTTATACATGAGCATCCAAGTCCATAATTGGGTATTCCATTACAGATCACCAGGTCTAAAATTGGTGGTTCTATTTAGTCGCTTCTTGTCTTTAATAGGAGCGACTATTTTTTTTTAATAAATAAATATAATAATATGCAAAATAGTATATCGTTTAGAAAACCTAATGATAAAGATGGATATCAACTTATAAAAAGTGGTAGTACTTTATTATTACAATATTATTCTTCAAGTATATTTCCTGAATCGTCTTCTGTAGATTTTAATATAAACGGAAATATAACAGCTGTTTATTTTACTGGTTCTTTATTCGGGACAGCATCTTATGCTGATACCGCAAGTATTGCTTTAAATGGTGGTGTAACTCAACTAGTAGCGGGACCTAATATATCTTTATCACCTTCAAGTGGTGTAGGACAAGTAACTATTACTTCTGCAGGTGGTGGGATTGGAGGAAATACAACTACTGGTTCTTATGGAAGTTTTTATGATACTGGATCTTATCCTATAACATCAACTACTGAAGCCTATTCTGCTTCTTTAGGAACTACTTATATATCAAATGGTGTTTATATAAGTGGATCCAATGGGGATAAAACAAAAGTATATTTTACTAATGCTGGGGTTTATAATTACCAATTCTCAGCCCAGTTTTCAAATAATTCTGGACAGAATGAAATAGTTAACATATGGATACGAAAAGGAAATGATGGTGGTAGTTCATCAGATATAGCATATACTAACTCGCAATTTGTTATTCCTCAAAAAACAGGGGGGGCTGATGGTGAACTTATAACATCTTTAAATTATTACATAAACGCTGCTACTGGTGATTATGTACAATTAATGTATCAGGCTGAAAGTACTACTGTAACACTTAAAACAAATCCGGCAAATACAACACCAACAACTCCGGTTTCTCCTTGTCTTATAGTAACGGCAAATAGGATTGATCAATTCATGAGCAATACAGGGTCGTTTTTAGGTACATTTACTGGAGATTTAATAGGTACATCATCATATTCAACAACAGCATCATATGCTTTAAATGTAAGTACTATAGACACTGGGTCTTTGGTAACAACATCCTCTTTTAATGCATATACCGGTTCAAATTCATCTAAATTTGCTGGTACATCTTCATATGCTGTTAGTTCATCTAATTTTATAATAACAAACACACTACAATTAGATGGAACTTTAACAGATTATTCAAATATAGCGTCTTCTATTGTTGGGACAAACAATATTTATACACAAGCAACAGGTTCATACACTGCTGCTTTTACAAAATATACTTTATTCAATGGCTTAAATGCACGAGCCGGAGAATTTATGACAGTATGGAATGATGGATTAGGAACAACTTATACAGATGTTTCTACAACAGATTTGGGAGATACATCACCTGTTACATTCACATCAACCATAATAACAGGACAAATACAAATAAATGCTGTGACTTTAACATCAGGATGGACTATAAAAACATTAGTTACATATATATAACATAAACCCACACTTTAGGGACAGTGAACTAAAGTAAAAATAAAATGCAAGAATTCATAATTCGTAATGGACTTATCGCACAAAATAATTCTATAATAACAGGATCGTTTATTGTTACAAACGGTATAACAGGTTCTTTATTTGGGACTTCATCTTATGCTATGAATAGTTTAACAGCTTCATATGCATTAAATACATCTCAAATAAATACTGGTTCTTTTGCAACTACAGGTTCAAATATTTTTATAGGGAATCAAACTATAACAGGTTCTGCATTTCTTATAAATACAACCTCGGCTTCAGGTTCATCAGCATCAGGTTCATTGTTGGATTTATCTCAAACTTGGAATACAAATGGACAACCAGATGCTATTAAACTTGCAATAAATAATCAAGCTTCAGATTCAGCATCTAACTTTATGAAGTTTGTTATAGGTAATAAAAATGCTTTTAGATTTCAAGCATTAAGTGCTGCTTTAATATTTGGTAATGGTTCTAATAACGTTATTATTGGTCCAGCATTAGCTACAACTGGTGCTGGTTCAATAGATGGAACTGCTATGAGATATATCTCACAACCATTAACATCAACTGGTTATGCTCATTATTTTGGTGTTATGTTAAATAGAACAACTACAAGTGGTATATCTGGATTAATGAATTTAACTGAAACATTTGCACCAATAACTGGAACTGGAATTTATAATACTTTTAATATTGTACCAACAATTAACCAAACTGGTGGTGCTAATGGTATTACAAGAGGTTTATTTATTGACCCAGTATTAACTGCAGCTGCTAATTATATAAGTATTGAATCTTCAAATGGAAAAGTAATATTAACAGACACATACTCAGCTTCCGGTTCATTATCTGGATCTTTATTAGATTTAAAACAAACTTGGAATACAACAGGTGTACCAAGTGCTATAAAATTAAATATAACAAACATTTCTGTTGGTACTGGAGCAAAATTACTTGATTTACAAGTTGGTGGTGTGAATAGATTTTCAGTTGATTATGCTGGTAATGCAACACTAAATGCTGCCTTAAATGCAAATGGTATATCATCATCTAATTTTGTATCAGCATTATTTACATCTGGCTTCCAATTAAGTGCTGCTACTTGGTCAGTTAAAGCAAATCCATTATCTAGTAACCCAAATGCTGGTATAGTTTATACAGCTTATAATAATTATGTAGGTGGACATATTTTTACTAATGGTATAACTACTGATGCTCAATTAGCAAGTACAAATTATTTAATGCAATTACAACAAACATTTTCTCCCACAACTAATACTGGTCAATATTCAGCACTAAGAATAAATCCTACTATTAATCAAACTGGAACTGCAAATGGTATTACAAGAGGTGTTTTAATAGATGCTATTCTTACTTCTACATTAGGAGAGTATAGAGCATTGGAAGTACAGACAGGTAAATTGTATTTTTCTAATACTATCATTGCACCAGGAACTACAGGTAATCAAACTATACATAAAATAGCGGGTAAAGTAAATGCTGCATTCGGAACAACGTCTTTAGTAGTAACAAACTCACTTGTAAAAACCTCAAGTATTGTAATGTGTCAAATGGGGACAAATGACACTACTTGTAGAATAATTTCTGTAGTAGAAGCTAATGGTTTTTTTACTATAAATTATGTAGCACCAACAACAGAAACAGTAATAAAGTTTTGGGTAATAAATTAATAAACAAACAATATTATGATAGTAATTAAAACAAACAAAGTAAAAACTGTTTATAATGAACGGTTTAAAGTAATAGGAGATTTTTATCTTTATATTACAATTAGAGAGTTGATAGCAAATGAAAACGATATTACAGCTAATGGTTTCTACTATTATTTAGACTCTAATGAACAACTCGTTAAACTTAAAGATTTTAGCACAAAATTAGATTGGGTAAAGATTCAATATATAGAACAAAATATGTTAAGTCCTTTAAATACTATTGATTTAAAGAATGCTATGCAACAAAGGATTCAGGAATTTACTATAATCCAATTAACACAGGAGAGCGGTGATAATTTTGGAACAGTAATAGAAGATTGGGTATGATAGGTATTATTTTATATATTATAGCTAGTGCCTTGTTTTTTCCGATTGCAATGTTAAATTTATTAGTTTCTTTATATAAAACTATAAAACACCAATATTTCTATAAAGAAACTAATAAAACATTTTTTGCATCCGCAAAAAATATTGATATATTTGCTAATGAATCGTTCCCAATATTATGGAATACATTGTTACGAAAACCAAAAACTTACCTTTTTGGACATAAAGGTGAAACGTTGTCATCAACTCTAGGTAAATTACAAAGAGATAAAGGATTGTCTATTGTTGGTTGGTTTATTGTTTGTCTTCTTTGGTTTATAGATTTTGAATTTTGGTTTAAAGGAGGCCATTGTTTAAATTCAATTGATGTTTAGTTAAAATTTAATATTTATTATAAAATAAATAATGGCAGATATTCCAGTATATAACGGGTCCTCACAGTTTTTCCCAGGAGACACAGCATTTGGTTTTTATGATTACCAATATGATTTTCAAACAGATGCAGATAATGTTGTTGTTTTTGTTACAAGACGTTTAGGATGGCCTATTGAAGTTGTAGAACTACAACCTATTCAAATTTACACAGCTTTTGAAGAAGCTATTACTGTTTATGGAAATGAATTATATCAGTTCCAAATAAATGAAAATATGCTATCAATGGAGGGTAATACTACTGGATCTGTACCATATAACCAACTATTAATAACACCTTCTTTAGGAGGAACTGTAAGAATAGCAGGTAATTACGGAGAAGAAGCGGGAGTTGGTGGACACGCTACTTGGTATAGTGGAGCTATACAATTACAGGCTGGTGTACAAGATTATGATTTAAATATATGGGCTCAACAATCTGCTTCATTGGCTCCTGGAGATTACATTGAAGTTAAACGTATATTTTTTGAGGCCCCACCGGCTTCTATGAGATATTTTGATCCATATGTTGGTATTGGTTATAGTTATGAGGGTTTATTGAATAGTTTCGGATTTGGAGCTTATTCACCTGCTATTACATTTTTATTAATGCCTTTATTTTTTGATTTACAAAGAATTCAAGCTATTAAATTAAATGATCAGATAAGAAAAGCTGCTTTTACATTTGAAATACATAATAACCATTTAAGATTATTTCCAATCCCACAAGAAAATAAACAGGTTGTTTGGTTCCAATATATCAAAGGATCTGAAAGAGACAGTTCAATAGGAGGTTTAGATGCAAGTGGGTCGGTTATGACCAATTTAATTACAAATCAATCTAACGTTCCTTATACAAATCCTAATTACAATTATATAAATTCAGTAGGTAGAATGTGGATTTTTCAATATGTTTTGGCTTTATGTAGAGAAACATTAGGGTATGTTAGAGGAAAGTATAGTACTGTACCTATTCCAGGATCTGAAGTTACATTAAACCAAGCGGACTTATTAAACGATGCCAGAAATGAAAAATCATCATTAATTGAAAAATTAAGATTAGATTTAGCAGAAACTGGAAGAACAAAACAATTAGAGAAACAAGCAGCTAATGCTGATAATCTAAACAAAACATTAAGTAATATTCCTATGGGGATTTATATTTTTTAATATGGTATTATTAGAACATTTATTAAGTGAGACTACTTTTGAAACATTTTTCGTTCAGATTATTATAAAAATGAAGAATGATTTTAATTTTACTGAAATATATAACCAGGTAAGAGGGATAGATGGTGTTATTGTTGTAAAAGTAGTAGATAACGATAAATTAGACTCTGCTTCTAACAATTTGTATAATTATTCATTGTTAGAAACAAAATTTTTATCTAGGGGGAATGCTTTAGATACAATAAAAAATATAAAACATGAAGCCTTAAAAATCCCAGGATTGATAAAATTTCATGTTAGAACACACACTTTGGTAAAAATAAGAAACTATTAATATGGCTTTATATGGATCTTCTCGTGATATTTCTTTTTTTCATGTAATAAATAAAGAATTAATTCACAATATTATTGAACAAGAAATAGGATATTATCAGATTTCTTTAGATGAAACTTCTGTAAACATATATGGAGAAGCAAAAAATGGGAATAAAATGTTTTATCCTCCCGTATTGTTGTCGTGTCTTATAGATAGAGGAGATTATGAAGGTAACTATACACCAACAGGTCCCGATTTTGTTAGAGATTTTTCATTTAGATTTTTAGTAAAAGATTTAATAGAACAAAATGTTGTTCCTCAAATTGGTGATATTATATTATGGAATAATGATTTTTATAAAGTAAATTTAGTAAATGAAAACCAACAAATAGTAGGTAAAAACCCAGATTATAATTATGATGGGCCTTACTTAGCTGATTTTGGTAGAAGTTTTTCTATAATATGCAAAACAAACTACCAATCTCCTGAAGGTCTTGGTATAACACTATCTAGATAATGAGTAGAGAACTTCCATTACTGCCTAATACAGTGGCTCGTAGAGTGAATGAACAGATAATCCCACTTATACCAGATACTAAACCAATCTTACCAGAAGATCAAATAAACCGAGCTAATCAAATATCGGTTGATATAGAAAATGATGTAAAACAGTTTACTGTTGGGCTTCAAGATATAGATGATGCTGTTTTTTATTATTTTAATAAAATCATCCAACCAACTATAATACAAAATGGGAGCGAAATAAAAGTCCCGGTAATATATGGTTCTCAAGAACGTTGGGTATCAGTACAAAGAAACGGATACTATCGTGATAAAAACGGTAATTTAATGTACCCTATAATAATGGTACGTCGAACGGGGTTTGAAAAAGACAGAAATATTGGTAATAAATTAGATGGTAATAATGTAAATAATTTAGTTGTATCCAAAGCTAGATATAATTCTAAAAACCAATATGATAATTTTGGAATATTAAATAATTTTATTCCTTCTGATAAGTTTTATTTAACTGCTGTTCCTGATTACGTTACATTAACATACGAATGTATAGTAAATACCAACTATATAGAAGAAAACAATAAAATAATAGAAGCAATAGAGTTTGCATCTGATTCATATTGGGGTGATAAAAATAGATTTCAATTTAGAACGTATATTGATAGATTTGATTCGACAAATGAATATGCTATTAATGAGGAAAGAATAACAAAAACTTCATTAAGTATAACATTACATGGTTATCTACTACCAGATTCTATAAATAAAAATCTAGCAACAAATGGGAAAAAACAATTTTTTTCTAAATCTGTAGTATCTATAACATCAGAAATTGTGAAAAATATAAATGATATATCTAGTGGTGGGTTATAAAAAATAAAATGTTATGTTTAAAAAATTTAAGGAAATAAGTCAAGCTTGGATAAAAGCAGCCAACCCTACTTTTGAAGAAAAAAAGATAGCAGAATCAAGAGCATCCATATGTAATGGGTGTGAATTTCGAAAACAAAATACAACTTTGGTTGATTTTTATTATTGTGGTGTATGTTTATGTCCATTGGATAAAAAAATATTTGCCCTTGATAAAGAATCATGTCCTGAGAAGAAATGGAATAAATAAAAATATATAAAAAATGGAACAAGAATTACAAACACAAATTACATCAGAAGAATTAACCAATTTAAAACGTATTCAGGAAGAATACCAAACTTTGATATTCATGTTGGGAACAGTATCATCAGAATTAATTTTATTAAATGTTGAAAAAGATAAAATAACAGATACTTTAAAACAATTCAATACTTCTAAAAATGAATTCTTTAAACAGTTGGGGGATAAATATGGTAACCAACAAATCGATTTAGAAACAGGTAACCTCACCCCAAGTTTGTAAATGTTTTAGAATATTTATCGTTAGAATAAAATTTATTAAAACTTAAACAAAAAATATAAAAAATGGCAGAAGCAATCATTTCCCCTGGTGTTTATTCAAATGAGAATGACCAGAGTGCAGTAACACAAGGCCCTATTGTCGTAGGTGCAGCTATTGTGGGTCCAACTGTTAATGGTATTCCTTATGTGCCAACTGTAGTTACTACTTATAGTGATTATGTTGCTAAATTCGGGACTAATTTCAATAACGGCACTAGTGGTAGTACAGAATACTTTACTTCATTAGCTGCAAAAAATTATTTTGATAATGGTGGAAACACATTATTAGTAACTAGAATAACACACCAAGGTACAGGTTCCGCTCTAGAGTCATTTGCATCAGCAAGTGCTCCTAGTAAGGTTTCATCTATCCCTGGTACCCAAGCTAGTGCTTCATTTACTGTAAATGCAAGCGATACTGGTTCTTGGAGTCAAATTCTTTTAAATGCTAATACACCATATGGTGAAGTTAGTTATACAATTTTTAATTATCCTTATGTATCAACGGGATCATATTCAGATGGTACTAATACATTATATGTGGGTGTGGGAACAAATGGAGTAAATGATGTTTCATCTACAACAAACTGGGCTTCTTATGTAGTTAATGCTGTTAATAATAGTACAGGTAATATAAACTCATATTTCTCTGCTTCTTTTGCTGGTGGTAAACTTAAATTTACATCTTTACAAACAGGAACAACAGGTAATTCTTGGGAATTAACTAGTAGTTTTGGATTTGGTTTTCCTACATATAATAACTTTGTTGGAGGTACAGACGGTGTTAATTCTGCTGCTTTTGAATTAGAAACATTAGCTTGGGGTTCTCAAATGAATAACTCTGGTGGTACTATAATTGATGGAGTTTTACCAAGTGGTAGTGCTTCAAATGTTAGATGGGAAGTAAGTCAAGTAAGTACTACATTAGGTACATTTACATTAACTATAAGAAGTGGTAATGATAGTGAAAACCACAAAAATGTTCTTGAAACATGGACAAATTTATCAATGGATGTCAATCAACCTAATTATATCGCTAGAGTATTAGGTAATTCAAAACCAACATATACATACTCTGCTGAAGATGGTATGGGTTATATTGATTATGTTGGTGATTTTCCTAATGCTTCTAGATATGTAAGAATATCAGATGTTCCTCAAGCACAACATGGTACTTTTGATAATAATGGGATTTACCAAGCATCTACACATAGTGCTAGTTTACCTGTATTAGGAAGTGGTTCTTTAAATGGTGCTTTTGATGGTGGTATTGTAGATACAAATTTACCTAAATTTTTATTTGAAAATATTACTACAAGTGCAACAAATGCTCAAGGATTTACAACTGAAGATTATGCTCCGGCTTTAAATTTACTAAGCAATACAGATGAATATCAGTTTGATTTATTGTTAACTCCTGGTTTGTTTTTAGCTGGTGGCAATCCAAATATAAACATTGGTTCTAATGGTGCTGATCCTATTGCTTTATGTGAAGGAAGAGCAGATGCGATAGCTATAGTAGATTCAGTTCCTTATGGTGGTTCTATTACCAGCACTAAAACAGCAGCAAATGCTTCTAATTCAAGTTATGGGGCTACATACTGGCCATGGTGTCAAATATTTAGCTCTGCTATGGGTAAACTAGTATGGGTTCCTGCTTCTGTATTAATGGGTGGTGTTTTTGCTTTTACAGATCAAGTATCAGCTCCTTGGTTTGCTCCTGCTGGTACTACACGTGGTGGGATTCCTAATGTTGTAAAAGTAGAAAGAAAATTATCTTTAGCTGATAGAAATAATTTATATGTTGATAATGTTAACCCATTAGCTTCACTTCCTGGACAAGGGATAGTAGTATATGGACAGAAAACACTTCAACAAAAATCAACAGCATTGGATAGAGTAAGTGTAAGAAGATTATTAATAGCTTTAAAAGGATATATCTCAGGTGTTTCTCGTACATTAGTATTTGAGCAAAATACAGCATCTACAAGAAATAGATTTTTATCTCAAGTAAATCCGTATTTAGATAGTGTTGTACAAAAACAAGGATTATATGCTTACAAAGTTGTAATGGATGATTCAAACAACACACCAAGCGTTATAGACAGAAACCAGTTAATTGGTCAAATTTATATACAACCAACAAAAACGGCTGAATTCATCATTTTAGATTTCAATATCTTACCAACTGGTGTATCATTCCCGTCTTAATTAATATTTATAAATAACAATTAATAATACAGAAAACATGCCTATATTAAACGCAAATGAAATTATGTTTACTCAATATGAACCTAAATTACCAAATAGGTTTATAATGTATGTAAATGGTATCCCATCATATATCATTAAAGGAGTAAGTGCCGTAACTTTTGATGATGGAGAGATTATTTTAGATCACATCAATACTTATAGAAAAATACGTAGTGGTAAAAGACTTTGGGGTGATTTAACATTTACACTATTTGACCCAATTGCACCTTCTGGAGCACAAGTTGTAATGGAATGGGCTCGTCTAGCATATGAATCAGTAACAGGTAGAGCGGGTTATTCCGATTTCTATAAAAAAGATTTAACATTCAATGTTTTAGGACCTGTTGGAGATGTTGTATCAGAATGGGTTGTAAAAGGAGCGTTTATAAAAACCGCTAACTTTGATGATTATGATTGGTCAACATATACAGAAGCTGTAAATCTTACTATGACAGTAGGAATGGATTACATGGTCCTTAACTATTGAAAAACATGCTGTAATTGGATTAAAGAAAGTATAATCCATTCACATTTTAAAATCCTTTTAATATGTTTATCACTAAACAAGATATTTAATATTAAAAGGATTTTTTATGCAAAAATGTAAACTATGTAATTTTGAGGTAGAAGGTGAGCTAAAATTATCAAAACATATATAATACTTTCACAAACTTACTAAATCAAATTACCTTATCCAAACACAATATGGTGGTATAAACCCTTTATGTAGGTGTGGTTATGGTGAAAATACCAAATACGACCCTGGTAAACTTAGTTTTAGCAAATTCATACATGGTCATCAATCAAGACTTAAAGGACATTGGGGTGATCTTAAATCTGAAAAACGAGTTAATGCAATAAGTAAAACACGTAAAGAAAAATTTGCTTCAGGTGAATATAATTACATATTAGAGAAAGCTAAAATAGGAAGACAATAACCTGATTTCAAAGAAAAAATATCTAAAGGAGCAAAAGGTGTAGCAAAACCTAAACCAAAAGGGTTTGGAATAGGAATAAAATACACTCAGAAAACTAAAGATAAAATGAGCAAAACAGCTTTAGAAAAATAGGAAAATGGAGGTATAGGAAATAAAAACATTATTCGTCTAAATTAGAAAAAACATTTGCAAACATATTAGATTTATTAAATATAGAATATTCTGAAAGATTCTATGCTAAAGAAATTAAAGCATTTTATGATTTTTACATTCCTTCAAAAAATATTATAATAGAAGTAGATGGTGATTTTGGCATTGTAATCCAAATACCAAATTTGCCATACCTTAATATGATTCACAAAAGAAAAATATTATTAGAGATAAAGAAAAATAACAATTTGTTTTTTTTTGATATATTTATATACAAATAATATAAGTTTATGAATAATACGTTTAAAATTCCAACCGAAACAATTACATTACCTTCAAAAGGTTTAGTTTATCCTGAAACATCTCCATTATCTAAAGGCGAAATCGAAATGCGTTATATGAGTGCAAGAGATGAAGATATTTTAACTAATATCAATTTTATCAAACAAGGAACAGCAATTGATAAATTGTTGAAATCTTTAATTGTTACACCTATTGATATAGATGATATGATAACAGGTGATAAAAATGCTGTTTTATTTGCTGCCCGTATTCTGGGATATGGTAAAGATTACACTTTCAAGTTTAACAATACATCAACCGGTCAATCAGATGATTATATTGTTGATTTAACAGTATTAGATGAAAAGAGAATAGATGAAAATTTATTTGAAAAAGGCAAAAATGAATTTAAGTTTACTTTGCCTAAATCCGGAAATGTTATTACTTTTAAATTATTAACTGGTAAAGATGATAAAGCAATAGATGCTGAAATCAAAGGTATGCAGAAAATAGATGCTAACGGTTCTTATGAAAATACTACTCGTTTAAAACATATGATTTTATCTGTAAATGGGAAAAGTGATAAAGTATCTATTTATGATTTTGTTGATAATTATCTATTGGCTCCTGATTCAAGAGCTCTAAAAAAATATGCTTATGAGATAGCACCGGATATTGATACTGTAATAACAATAGAAAAAGACGGATACGTACAGGAGGGCGTTAATATCCCTATAGGGATTAGCTTTTTTTGGCCTGACTTTGAAGTATAGAGAATATCTATTTACTAGAATACATGAAATATGTTTTTATGGTCAGGGTGGTTATGATTGGAATACTGTTTATTATATGCCTATAATGTATCGAGAATTTATTTATCAAAAAATAAGATCACATTATGAAAATAAAAACAAACCAAACAATGAAGGTCAAAATAAGAGTTTAAATAAGACCGGGCAAACTGTTAAACCTAATAACACAACATATACAGCAAAGAAAGCGTCTAAAAAATAGGCGCTTTTTATATTTATCAATATAATATAAATTATGGCAGATCAAAATAAACCCGATTTAAAAGCAGAATTATACGAACAGAATGAAGCGTTAAAGGAAACTCTTAGTTTATCTAAATTATTATCTGATAACATTGTTAATTTAGCAGGTGGGTATCGTAAAGTAGGAAAAGAAGGAAATGACGTTCTTCAGGACATGCGTGAAATGTCTAAAAGTATATCTAATACTATAGCTTTAACGGACAAATTAAATGCTGGTAAGTTAAAAGATAAAGAAATATCCCTTCAAATAAACAAGGCACAAGCTAAATATCAAGATTTTTTATCAAAAAGAATAGATCAACAAAGTCAATTAGGTAAACAAATATCGGATTCTGCAAAAAATGAAACTATTTTAAATGAAGATATATTAAATTTAAGAAATAAATACGCTGATAAACAATCAAATATAGAAGCAAGTAATGCTAGAATAGATGCTTTATCTGCTAGTATAAATCAAAAAGCAGAACGTCTTAATAATGTAAGTGGTGAAAGAGCTAAATTATTAAATAAAGAAATACAAGCTTTAAAAGCACAACGTTTTGAGGAAGATAGAGGCATAAACGTTTTAGAAAGATCATCGGCTGGTATTGAAAGGATAATATCTCAGAAGAAAAAAGAATTAGAATATCATGAAAACATACTATATGCTGATAAAAAATTAGCAGATATGTATGAAAAGGAATTAAATGAATTAAATACTATTAATGATAATCTAAAAAAACAAAATAGTTTATTTTATCAATCTAAAGAAGAAGTAAAAGGCATAGCAAATAAATTAATAGAAAGTGTTAAATCTGCTTTATCCTTGTCTTCAATATTTTCATTTTTAAAAAAGGTAGCGTTTGATGTATCATCACAAGCAACTCAATTAGAAAAAAGTTTAGTTATATCTAATGATGAGGCTTATGATTTACGAGAAAAATATAACGAACTTGCAATTACTACTAATGATGTTTTTGTAACAACTAATAATTTAATAGCAGCTAATGTTGCATTGGGAAAACAATTAGGTTTTAATGCCCATTTTAGTAATGATATGAATGTTCAGTTTGTAAAATTAACTAAAGAAATAGGGTTAAGCGAAGAAGCGGCTGGTGGTTTAGCAAAATTATCTAAAGTAACAGGTATAAGTTTAAAAGAAACAAAAAATGTTGCTTTAGAAACATCACAACGTTTATCTGCCCAATATGGTATACAATTAGATCAAAAAGAAGTATTAGAAGAAATAGGTAAAACTTCTGGTCAAACACTTGCTATGCTTAAAGCAAATCCTAAAGCCTTAGCTGAAGCAGTTGCTCAAGCAAAATTATTAGGAACAAATTTAAACAATGTTAAAAAACAAGGTGAATCTTTGTTAGATTTTGAATCTTCTATCTCAAATGAATTAGAAGCAGAATTATTAACTGGGAGACAATTTAATCTTGAGAGAGCACGTGCTGCTGCTTTAACTGGGGATATAACAACAGAGATGAGAGAATTAAACAGTCAAGGACTTGACTTCAATAAATTTTCTAACATGAACGTTATAGCACAGAAAAAAGTAGCGGATATGTTAGGTTTATCAACAGATGAACTGTCAGATCAACTATTGAAACAACAATATATGGGTAAATCTCATGAAGATATTGTTGCTTTAGCTGGTGAAGAAGTGGCAAAACGTTTAGAAGCAATGAATGCTCAAGACAAGTTAAATGCTGCTGTTGAAAAAATGCAAGATGTTTTTGCTGGTCTAGTTGGTGGACCTTTAGGAAAACTTGTGGATATGATGGCCAGTTTAGCTGATAACTCATGGGTTTTATTTGGAGCCGTTACTGCTTTAGCTGGGGTATCATTGATTAAATTAATAGGTGGTATTGCTGCAGCCGCTGTGAGTGCTTCTGAATTAGCTGTTGGTTCTACAGTAGCAATGTCTGCTTTGACTTTTGGGGCTGGTGCAATAGCCGTTGGTGCTGCTATAGCGGGTTTAGCAGCTTTATACGAATCATTTAAATCAGATGTTAAACCAGAATCAGTAGGTGATGTTTTCTCATCTAATGGAAATACAGTTGTATCTACAGCTGAAGGAGGATTATTTCAATTAAGCCCGAATGATGATTTTGCTGCTGCTCCTGGATTGGGTGATATGATTAATAAACCAACACAAAATACATTAATATCACAAGATAACTCAAATGTAGTAGATGCTATTGCAGGGTTAAATAATACAATGAAAAATGTACATAATAGTATAAATCAATTGTATAATAAACAAAGTATAATAAATGTAGACAGTCAAAAATTTGGTACAGCTCAAGTTATGGGTAATTACAATTTCGCTTAATTTTAATATTTATAATAAACATAAAATATATACAAATGGGATTATTAAATTTATTACTTGCTGGTGCAAGTCATTTAGGATGGAGTGGAGGAAACGTTCCACCAACTTTTCAACCAAACGTTACACCTAACCCACCGGGTTCTCGTCATGATAGATATTCTATTGATGGTACCCCGGCAATTCGTGTCACAGCTGCTGGATTTGTTCCTGCATTACCAACCCCTTCACATTTAGAAGAATCAGATCCACTTAATACTGCTCATTGGAGAAATGCTCCTGGGCAAAAATATATGGATAACCCACCTTTATAAAATATGGCTATAATTAATAGCATCAGGATGCAAGCATCCTTGACATCTTTAAGAAGTAGTCTGTATGGACATGATACTCCTGGTGGTGGGGATAGTGGAGAACCCTTCATTATTAATAACATCCCACCAGCAGAAGATCAGCAAGTAGATACAACATCCTTATTAAACTCTGATAATGGTTTAATTAGAGGAGGTTTTAAAGGAGCAACTATTGCTTCAGCTACTGATTTTGTTCGTATAAACAAATTTATTAAAGATGCCCCGAGAGGCCCTTTGTTTATAGCTAAACAAGTTGGGCTACAGTTGTCTAATCCTCAATTAGAAACTAAAAAAGGAACGGGTGCTACTTTAGATAACATAATACAAGGAAATTTAAGTTCTGTATTTGGCAGTAATTCAACATTTGCTAATGTTGGTGCAACCCGTATTTATAATTTAGGTATAAATACATTAGCACAAATACCCTTAGAAGCTTTTGGTGGGCATATAACTAGACATGGATTAGTTCCAATATTACCAAATAGCCAAAAATACGAAAATGTTGCTTTTACTAATAATCAAGAACCACAAGGTGGGAATAATAGATTAGTTCAATTAAGAAAAAAATTAAAAGGAAATACTGATACTACTATTGCTAGTTATGTAAGTGGTCCTGAATCTATAGATGGTATAGGAACTACTACTATACAACGTTATAATTTTACGTTGAATAACAAATCTCTTATTTCTAATAGTGTTCCTTTACAACTTGATCAAAACGGTAATGTTTTAACTAATATTGATGAGAATGGTGATATACAATGGCAACGACCTTTAACTAAAATCAATTACCACAATGTTCAAGGAGCATCATTACAGACTTTTGGTGATTCGGGGAGTATTGAAAATAACAATATAAAAGGAAATGGTGATTTGGCACAATATAGTCAAATTGATCAGAATACTATTAATTCATCAACTAGTGGGAGAACATACGATAACATATTCTCAGCTATTAATGAACAAACTAATAATAAAAAATTAGGAACAAGTTCATATAACAAAATTATAATCCCTAATAAATCAGGACCTGGGATTGTAAATGATAAAAATACAATCGATGGTCCTATAGTGTTCACATATTCAGGAAAATCAAAATACAAACAACTAAATTTAACGCAGTTTAATATAGATCATAGATTAGGATTAGCTCAAGCCGAAGGTAATAATGCTAAAGATACAGTTAATTTAACCCCACTTTATGTTGACTCTAATGCTCCTGGCACTAAAGTTATAATAAATAGTAAAGAACATAATGTACGAGATTTAATTAAATTTAGAATAGAAGCTGTAGATAATGACAAACCAGAAGATAGTGTTTGGATGATATTTAGAGCGTATTTAAAAAATATAACTGATAACCCCAATCCAAACTGGAACAATGTTAATTATGTAGGTAGAGGGGAACCTTTTTATATATACAAAGGATTTGAAAGAACAGTATCTTTTACTCTTCAAGTAGCAGCAATGTCTGAAGCTGAATTAATGCCTATTTATCAAAAACTAAATTTTCTTTATTCAAATACAATGCCTGATTATGGTGGTGGAAATGTAATGAGAGCACCATATATGAAATTAACTTTAGGAGATTATATGTTTAGACAACCCGGGATTATTAAAAGCATGACATATACTATAGATGATAATTCACCATGGGAGATAGCTATAGATGAACCTGAAAGTGGAGGTGTTTTATATGAATTACCTCATGTGATGACTATACAAATAACTTTTGGTGTTATTCATGATTTCTTACCTCGTAAGTTTCCTAAATCATATGATGGGAAAAACTGGACTGATCTTCCTGCTTTTGTTGCTGATAGACAAACTATAAATAATCAAGGAACACCAGGTAATAAATGGTTAACAGATATATACAGTAATGGTAAAATACCTGTAAATTCAATAAATGTAAAATAAAACATGATATATAATTCATCAGACATATTAACAAATTCAAATGGAGTAAAATATTACAAATCTAAAAGATTTCCTAATATCCCACCCACTGAAAGTGATATCTACATAGTAACAACTAGTGGTGATAGATTAGATCTATTATCTTATACTTATTATAAAGATCCTTCTTTTTGGTGGGTTATATCAGGTGTTAACAACAATGTAACACGTGGTTCTTTATTTCCAGAGCCAGGAACTCAATTAAGAATTCCTGTGGATTTGAATAAAATCCTTATTACATTTAATAATGAAAATCAATAATAGTTATGAGTATATTCAGAGAATCATTTCCTGATTTTATTAAAGAAGAACTAACAAGAAGACAAGATGGGATGCTATTACGCAATCCCAATTTTGTACATCAGCTAAACTCACGCTCAGCATGGGTGAGAATGTCATCTGGTGTTAATGTAAACAATAGTTCTGAACTTGCAAAAAAATACGTTTTACAAGGCGGTGTTTTAAATAACAGCACGAGTACTGTAGGTGATAAGATCGTTGATAATTTCGCATTAAAAGCGGGATTAGGCTCGGGAGGTACAGCATATGATAATTTATCTCCTGGAGGTAATAAAAATCGTTTAGGAATTCGTCCTATGCCTGGGATTACTAATTTATCTATCCAATCTAAAAGCGCATATGGGTCTCTTCAGGAAGCTACTGTATCTTTTACAGCATGGGATATTAGACAATTAGAAGAATTAGAAATTTTATACATGCGTCCTGGATATACTGTTCTTTTGGAATTTGGGTGGAATTATGCTAAAATAAACGGTGCATTACCATCATATGATATTTTAAATAGCCCTCCTAAATCATTAAATGATGCTTTTAAAGGAATACATTCTTTAATAACAAACAGTAGTGGGAATTACGATGCTCTTATTGGGTATGTCAAAAATTATAATTGGAGTGCTAGGGAAGATGGTGGATATGATTGTACTACTACTATAATATCTTTAGGTGAAATATTAGAATCTTTAAAATGCAATTGGGTTCCAATGAACACAAAAGCATTAGATTCTTCTGGAAAAGGAATATTAAATATTCCAGATTCTTCTAGAGATAATGTTGTTGAATCATATAAGAAAGGCATGATCCCAGGTTTGTTACAAGAAATATATAATTACACAAGTACTAAAAATGACAAAAATATTACCAATTTTGTTATTAAAGATACTCCAAATCCTGATGGTTCTATCAATTATTATGATATTCTTAAATTAAATGTAAAAAATAGCCAAAAAAATAATAGAGGAGGACTTACTAAAATATTGGGAAAAGGAAGTGATTATGAATATTTCATTACATTAAAAAGCTTTTGTGATTTATTAAATAAACATGTTTTAATATCAGATGATAAAAAAAATCCTTTAATTCAAATTACAACAAATGAACAAAATCAAGAAGGTGAATTAACTAAAGATTTACTTAAATGTATATCAAGTCCTTATTCTTTATCTACAAATTTAGGAATATGCTACATTCAGAATGATAGTTGGAATAATTTAAAAATTAATGTAAAAACAGATCAGACTCAAACTTCTGTATCTCTTAAACCGATTAGTAAAGATATTAAGGTTTTTATAGAATCTAAATCATCTGGTTATAATACGGGTGTTCATCCTATTAATATTTTTCAAAGATTTGGTGGTAACATACAAAGACATGATATACAATCTGGTATAACAAGAGCATTAGGTAATACAGCATTAATGGGTTCAGTTTTAATACCAGGTCAGACAGAATATACCTTTAATGGGAATCTACAATCTACTATTACAGAATTATCTGTTGATTTAGTAAATTCTTTAAAAAAAGCGGACTACACAATACAGGGAAACAATCTAATTCCTGTTTTTACTTTTTATGATGGTACTTCATTTAAATCAAATACTAATTTTGATAATACAAACAGTATAACAGTAGATTTTAGTTCTTATTTTGGTTCTAATATTGAGTTTATATATAATGGTTTATTCATATATGATTATAATAAAAACGGTGGAATAAATTTGACAAAACACACTGGTGCTGTTGAAGATCCTTTTTTAAATGGTGATTCTAAACTTGTTAAAGATAACACTGGGAAATTATGGGATAAGCAAAGTGTTTTGAATGCTTTAACATTGGCTTTAACTAAAGCACGTATAACACCCGAATTACAAGCCACTCTTAATGAAGATATACCTAAAATAGCAGAACAAATATCAAATATTGCTGGTGTTAATATAAATGACAATGCTAAACAGTTTTTAGTACCATCTTCATTAAATTCTAAACAACTTGGTAATATAGGTAACATATATATCAATTTGAATTTTCTTTATGAACAAGCAGTATCGAAAAACATGGCATCTAACGATACCCAAAATAAAAATAACATATCTATATTATCTTATCTACAGGGTATATTAAGAGAAACACAAAACAGTTTAGGAAATATAAATAGTTTTGATATTCAAGTAGATAGCAGAAATGCTGTAGGGAGAATAATAGATATCAATTATACAGGAAACCCTGGTCAAGATAAAGAACCATTTACATTACAAATTCATAACCTAAATTCAGTTGTAAGAAATTATAAATTTTCTTCTAAAATATTCCCAGAAATGGGTTCTATCATAGCAATAAGTGCTCAGGATCCTGAAGGTGTTGCAACTTTGGGATATGATAATGCTACTTTAGTAGCATGGAATGAAGGAATATCGGATAGAATAATTCCTAAAAAAATAACTCCTGATTCATTACCAAATTCAAATATTGAAACAACATATATATTACCTTTTTTAACTCAAATGTGGGAATATTTTAAAACATTACAAGGAAAAGGAAAAGATGATAATACATTAATATATGGTGGTTTAAATTTTGCTTTTAGGGATTTTTTAGCAAATATTGATAAATTTGATGGAAGAAATAAATTCAAAACAATAATCCCTACTGAACTAAATATAACTATGGATGGTTTAGGTGGGTTTATTATAGGAAATTTATTTCAAATAAATCAAGATATAGTGCCTAAAGGTTATAAAAATGTTGGTGGGAGAAAAATGGCATATATAGTAGCCGGACTTAGTCATAATATAACTGATAATGATTGGACTACTGATATAAAAGCATATCCTATTGTTTTTGAACAAGCTATAGGTAAAGACATTTCAAAAAACTGGAATAATAATAAATATCCATCATCCGGAGATACAGTTATTGGTAATGCTACAATATCATTTGCTAGTACAAAACATATAAACCCAGTTAATATTAAAAAAGCAGTACAATTTTTCTTAAAAAAAGGATATACAGATTTTCAAACAGCTGCTTTAGTTGGTGGTTTTATTCAAGAATCTCGATTGATGCCTGATATAACAAACGGAATAGGGGCTATAGGAATAGCACAGTGGTTGGGAGATAGAAAAATTAACTTACAATCTAAACCAAATTACAAAAATATAGATACACAACTATCTTTTATAATAGAAGAATTAAATACTTCTTCATCTGGTTCAAATAAAAAACTAAAAACATCTTCTACTTTGGAGGATGCCATCGCTGCTGCCGCTTCTTATGAACGTTTTGGTGGTATAACTAAAGGAACTAATACCACTTACCAAGATGTATTACAAGCATCCGAAACTGGAAATAGAATAGGATTTACCAAGGATTTATTAGAAAGAATACAAAACGGAGAATTTAATTAATGAGACAAATACCAAAAAATAAAATTTTAGAAAATCAATATACTAATGGTGTTGATGTTATACTATTATTACCTAATTCTAAAACCCCGTATATAGGTTTTTATAATATAATAAATGGTGTTACATATTCAACTGGAAAGAATTACAATGATTCTTCTTTACCTTTAGAAATATATAATTTACCTGTAAATTTAAATAATAATCAAGTTAAATCAATACCTATGATTGGGGGTATATCTACTTCTAATAACATCCGATATTTTTATAAAGATTTAACATCTCCTAAAATATTAATTAAAGAAATAGACAAACCAACATACGATCAATATGTTGGTGTGCTATCTAGCACATTTCAAGTAATATCTTATAATAAAATGACACAAAATCTAGATATATTGAATAATCAAATGTTTGGATTAAAATCTTTTTTGGCATCCTAGAAGAACTTTTATATCTTTATAGAAGTTAAAAAAAATAGGTTATGTCATTTTATATAATAGAAAAAAACTCACAGTTATCTTCAATACCTCAATTTAATGAGTGTTTTGTTCATATAATATCCAATAATAACAACTACCACCCTGCTATATCTGAAATATCTTTGATATATGTTAAGCCGTTTAACGATAAGGGGTATATGTTTTGTATTAAACACAATGAATCTCTTAGTTTAGATTGGGGTTCTCTTAAAGAATTCTTATTAGGAAAAGAAATATATGCATTAAATGCTAAATATACTCGTTATTTTTTAAATAAAGATATAAATGATATAAATTTTCAATATATAGATAAGGAAGGTATTCTGTTGGAAACAGAAAAATATGAACCTACTATATTGTCTGATTTTTATAGACGTTTTGGTTCATTATATAATGTAAACCATTTAGTTCCTATATCCAAACATTACGAATATTGTGAAAACTTATACAATGGTATACAACCTTATATAAGAAAGAATACAGATTTTACAAATAAAAAAATTAATTTTTTCTTTAATATAGAAAAAAAAGGAATTAAACTGGATAAACAGTGTTTTTTAAATTTTTATAAAAATCACCAAACATTACAATTTTCTATTAAAAAAGGACGAGCATATACAAACTACAATTTATATACTTTAACTGGGCGTCCGTCTAATGCATTTAACAACATAAATTACGCGGCTTTAGGTAAGGAGAATGGAGAGCGAGCATGTTTCGTGCCTGAAAATAGTTCGTTTTTAGAATTTGATTTTAATGGTTATCATCCTCGTTTATTAGGAACATTAGTTGGTTATGAATTTGATTTTCACACAAATGTTTATGAACAAATAGCCCTTATTCTGGAAGAAAATGACATAAATAATGTAAAAACAATAACATTTCAGAATTTATATGGTGGTATAAGTTACAATTTACGAAATAAACCGTTTTTTAAAGAAATAAATGAATTAACTAATGAAATATGGATGGATATAACTAAAAAGGGTTATATTGTTGCTCCTTCTGGTAAAATATTTCATTTGAAAGATATAGAAAAACCGAACCCACAAAAAGTATTAAATTATATTGTGCAAAATTTTGAAACATCACAAAATATTGAACAAATGGATAACTTATTTGAAGAATTCATAGATCTAAAATCAAGAATTATTTTATACACATATGATTCTATATTAATTGATGCCATTGATGATGAAATACCACAAATAAAAAATATTATGAAAAAATTAAAATACCCTACAAAAATCAAATCAGGAACTAATTATAATATAATAAAATAAAAATAAGGTTATGATACAACAACCAATATTTATGACTAGCTATAAATTCGACAACATTGTTATAAATGAAATGGTAGGAAATAAACTTTTTTGCACTTTTATCGATTCAGATAAATTAGATAATACTATAAATATATTAGTAAATAAATATTCAATTTTATATAATAAAATCTTTGTTTTGTCTTCTCCAGATACAAACGAATATATTCTTACGTATAACCTTGATGTTATAAATACTAACTCAAAAAATGCACTTCCTGGTACTATTTTAGTACATAGAAAAAAAGAGTCAAATACTTTATATACAATCAATGCCCTTAATGCATTGATTAAAGAATTAAATGGTGGGATGTTAAATACTGATTATAAAGTAAACTGGTCAGACCACCGAAACGTTATATTACTTACCCAAGATGGTGGACTTAGAAAAGTTCATACAAAAATTTTTAATATTATTGAATTGTAATGGTACATGGAGAAGTAGATAATGATGTTTTAAATGTGTATAATGAAGGAAAAAATATTTTCCTAATTTATCCGTAAGAAATATTTCTACTCATTATGATTCTTTAAGTAAACCTAGGTTTTTTATAAATTATAAAAAGAATAAAGGTTCTTTTACTTTAAATAGTTTTAAAAATCATTTAACTTATTATAAAATAGAAAAAATATTTAAGTGGTTACAAAATAAAGGTATAATAACTGATTACAATCCATCAATAAGTACCCAATCCATCTATTTTAAACTTAATGGTATCCCTGTTAGGATCTCAGATTATAAAGGCACATCAAATATTAAATGTATAGATATTAAATGGGATTCTTCGCCTGAAGATATTTTAAAATCTGCCAAATATAATTTGGCTTTCTAGACTTCCTTCTGTATATTTACTTTATTAATAAACATAAAATTATTTAATGTTATGGATTTATCTTTGATCAAATCAAAATTAGATTCGTTCCAAAACAAGGGACAATCAAAAGAAAAAATTGACTACAGTAAAATTTTTTGGAAACCGAAAGCGGGTAAACACCAAGTTCGTATAATTCCGTCTAAATTTAACAAGTCAAACCCGTTTCGTGAGATTTATTTTCACTATGGTTACACTAAAGCACCTATTTTAGCATTATCTAACTGGGGTGAAGCTGACCCTATTGTAGAGGCAGCACAAAAACTACGCAAATCTGACAATCCTGATCATTGGGCTATGGCTAAAAAGATTACTCCTAAAATGAGAGTTTTTGCACCAGTTGTTGTTCGTGGTGAAGAAGGAAATGGAGTGCGTTTGTGGGAATTTGGTAAAGAAATTTACACGCAATTGATGAATATCGCAATGAATGAAGATTATGGAGACTTCACCGATGTAAGTGAAGGACGTGATTTTGTTGTTGAAGGTATTGACAGTGAAATGCTAGGAAAAAAAGTAGTAAAATGCACATTAACTCCTAGAGTTAAAACATCAGCTATAACAGAGGATGCTACTTTATTAACATCGTATTTGGAGGATCAACCAGATATCATGTCTATCAACAAAAAACACACTTACGAAAGCTTGAATGAAATCTTTCAAAAATGGGCTAATCCTGAAGATGAAGATGACAATGAATCAATCGTGACAAAAGATGAAGATGATACAGAATCTAGCACTAAGGATGATAGTAAGTTTGATGATATGCCTTGGGATGATAAAGCTAATTCAAATGTTGGTGTACAATCGGCTGCTCCTGTAAAAAAAGCAAAAGCGGATAAATTTGATGCTTTATTTGAAGAATAATTATGGGAAGACCTAGTGTAAGTGGGGCAGTATCATCTGCCATTAAATCATCTGATAAGGGTTTTAGTTTAGAAAATTTTAAAAAATCTAAAAATTTAACAGAATCTTCTAAATTTAAAAAACAAAGATGGATACCATTTTCACCGGCTGTACAAGATGCTCTTTCTATTCCTGGAATCCCTATGGGGCAAGTAACAATTGCTCGTGGGGGTTCCGATACAGGAAAAACAACATTATTGATTGAAGCTGCTATTGCTGCTCAACAAAATGAAGTTTTACCTATATTCATTATTACTGAGATGAAATGGGATTTCGCTCATGCTAAAAAAATGGGATTTGAAGTAGAAGCTATGGCAGATGATGAAACTGGTGAGGTTGTAGATTATAAAGGATTTTTCCTTTATGTCGATAGATCTTCGTTGAATACTATAGAAGATGTATCATCTTTTATTGCTGATATTCTAAATGAACAGAAAAAAGGTAAATTACCTTATGATTTGTTATTTTTATGGGATTCAGTAGGTTCAATACCATGCGAAATGAGTGTTAAACAAGGTAACAATAACCCAATGTGGAATGCCGGAGCTATGGCAACCCAGTTTGGTAATTTTATTAACCAACAGTTTCCACTTTCACGTAAAGAAAAATACCCATATACTAATACTTTCTTTGTTATTAATAAAACAGGTGTTCAACCTGCATTAACACCTATGTCTCAACCAAGAATGACAAATAAAGGGGGAAATGCAATGTATTGGGATGCTGCTATTGTTATTACATTTGGTAATGTCACCAATAGTGGTACATCTAAAATTAATGTGCAGCATAAAGGTAAAAAAGTTGAATTTGCTAAACGTACTAAAATAGCAATTGATAAAATACATGCTGACTGTGGTATAGCTACAACATCAACTGTTATTGTTACACCACATGGATTCATACCTGATGATCCAGATGCTGTGAAAGTATACAAAAAACAATATGCAAATGAGTGGTTTGAAGAAACTGTAGATATTGATACTTTACAAATAGTTGAAGATAACTCTGAATGGGAAGAAAGTAAAAATATTTCTCCTATTATTGAAATAGCAGATGAATAATGTTTGATAAAAAATTTTTAAATCAAGTATTAGCATCCTTAGAAAACGATAAATCTACTAAGGATAGTAGAGTATTGGTAGTAGATTCTATGAATACGTTTATAAGAAATTTTGCTTCTGTAAATTTAATAAATCCGACAGGCCACCATATAGGTGGTCTTGTTGGATATTTAAGAAGTTTAGGTTCTGCTGTCCGAATGTTTCGCCCAACACGTATAATTCTTGTTTTTGACGGTGTTGGAAGTTCACATAATAAGAAAAATTTATACCCTGATTATAAAGGAAATAGAAATACTTCTCGTGTGACTAATTGGGATACTTTTGATGATAAAGAAGAAGAAAGTGAAGCTATGGTTAACCAAATGACACGTTTGGTTCATTATCTAAAACAACTTCCAGTTTCTTTAATATCAATAGATAAAATAGAGGCAGACGATAGTATTGGTTTTATTGCTGATTATTATGAAAACAATGAAGATTGTAGTAAAGTAACAATATTATCGTCTGATAAAGATTTCTACCAATTAATCAGTGATAAAGTTCAAATATATTCTCCTACTAAAAAGAAAGTATTTAAAATACAAGATGTTTTAGACGAATTCAATGTTCACCCTAATAATTTTTTAATATATAAGACTTTGTTGGGTGATAATTCTGATAATCTTCCTGGTATATTTGGTGTGGGGCATAAAAAAATTATAAAATTATTCCCTCTAAATTCAGAAAAAGAACATTCATTTGTTGATATAATGAATATAAGTGAAGAAAATATAAAAACAAACCCATCCTATAAAAAAATACTAGCAGGTAAACAACAACTGAATATTAATTACCAATTGATGAATATTCGTAAACCTAATATATCAGAGTATGATAAAGAGGTTATCTTAAATCTGTTATGTGAAGAAATAACACCTTTAAATGTAGGTAAATTCATGGTATTGTATGATACTGATGGTTTACAAAATTCTATCCAAAATACCCAAAATTGGTTGGTAGAAAACTTTGGATCTCTCCTTCTAAAATAATAAATTTAGAAAAATAAAATTATTCATTTAATAAAATAAAAAATTGACAACCTTATCACGGCTTTCGCAATATGGTAATACTTTCCAAATAAAAGTAATAGGGGCTTTATTAACTGATAGAGATTTCTTAATAACAATATCAGATTCATTAACTGAAGAATATTTTGAAAACACATCACATCAGTGGGTAATTAAGGAAATTCTTAAATATTTCCATAAATATCATACTGTTCCTTCAATGGAAGCTCTTAAAGTAGAAATACAAAAGATTGAAAATGATGTTTTAAAAATAGCTATTAAGGAACAATTAACACAAGCTTATAGAGATTCAGAACAAACAGACATTCAGTATATTAAAGATGAATTCCTAGGTTTTTGTAAAAACCAACAAATGAAAAAAGCGATTATTGCTTCTACAGATTTGTTAGGTATTAATGATTTTGATTCTATTCGTCAGTTAATATTAAATGCTCTTAAAATAGGTGAAATTAGATCTATAGGACATGAATATTCTAAAGATGTCGAAACTCGTTATAGAGAAGATGATAGAAATCCTATACCTTTTCCTTGGGATGTATTTAATGATATAACACAAGGTGGTTATGGAAAAGGAGAATTAGTAATATTATTTGGTAATCCTGGAGGGGGTAAATCATGGGGTGCTATAGCGATGGCTGTACATGCTGCTAAATTAGGATTTAATGTATTGTTTTATACATTAGAGTTAAGTGAAGCGTATGTTGCTCGTCGTATGGATGCTAATCTATTAGGAGTTCCTGTAGATCAAATGACAAAACATAGAAAAGATATTGAACGTGAAGTAGAAAAATTACCTGGTAATATTCTAATTAAAGAATTCCCCTCAGGTAAAACCACATTAGATCAAGTTGAACAACATATTGAATCCTTAAGGATGCAAGATAATTTCGTTCCTGATGTTATATTCATAGATTATATTGATTTAATGAAAAATAATTCTCGTGATAGACTAGAAGGTACAGAAGATATATACACTAGTGTTAGGGGGTTAGCAAGAGAATTAAAATTACCTATAGTAACACCGTCTCAAGCTAATAGAAGTGGAGCAAAAAGTGATATTATCGAAGGTGATAACATAGCTGGTTCATATTCTAAATTAATGATTGGGGATATAGTATTATCGTTGGCCCGAAATAGAAAGGATAAATTGGAAGGAACAGGACGTTGGCACGTTATGAAGAACAGACTTGGTGGTGATGGTATGACATATGGTTCACAAATAGACACATCTATGGGTAAAATAGAAATATTTAGTGACTTATTAGAGATAGACACTTCAGTTAATCAAAATAGACCTCAAGATTACAATGCTTTAGATAAAGGTGAAAAAGATTTTTTAAGAAGTTTCATATCTAGTTCGGAATAACCTAATTTCTCTGTATTTATAATCCCGATTTAAAAATTTAAAATAAAATTTATGTTAACACAACCAAGGCATTTTTATAAGCCTTTCGAATACCAAGAAGCTTTTGATTTTTATAAAGACCAACACAGGGTACATTGGTTAGCTGATGAAGTTCCATTAGCCTCTGATTTAAATGATTGGAAACAAAAACTTACAGAACCCGAGAAGAACTTAATAGGTAACATTTTAAAGTCATTCGCACAAACTGAAGTACATGTAAATGATTATTGGTCTACTAAAGTATCACTATGGTTCCCAAAACCAGAAATACAAGCTATGGCCCGTGTTTTTGCCGATTTTGAAAGCATACATGCTGAAGCATATGCCCGCCTAAATGAAGAGTTAGGGTTAGATGATTTTGAAGCATTTATGGAAGATGAAGCATCAAAAGCAAAGATTGAACGTTTATTAGAAGTACCAGGTAATAATATTGCTGAACAAGCAGTATCATTGGCAATATTCTCAGCGTTTACAGAAGGTGTAAATTTATTCTCATCTTTTGCTATTTTAATGTCATTTCAATTAAGAAATTTAATGAAAGGAACAGGACAAATTGTAGAATGGAGTGTAAGAGATGAATCCTTACATTCAAGAGCAGGATGTTGGTTATTTAATAAATTATTAGAAGAACAACCTGAACTTAACACCCCAGAAATGAGAAACAATGTTATAGAAGCCTGTAATCTATCAGTACAATTAGAATATGATTTTATTGATAAAGCGTTTGAAATGGGTGCTGTCGAAGGATTAAATGTAGATCAATTAAAAAACTTTATCAAAGCACGAGCAAATGAAAAAATGATTGAATTAGGTTACCATGCTGTTTATAATGATGTAGACCCAAATTTATTAAAACAAATGGAATGGTTTGGTCACTTAACTTCAGGTAAAACACATCAAGATTTTTTTGCAGGAAGAGTAACTAATTATTCTAAATCTACGGGAGATTGGAGTGATTTATAAAGTAAATCACTTATAATCCTATTAACATCATAAATAGGAAAAATATAATAAAAATAAACAATAAATAATTATGAGTTTACATGTAGATACCAGTACGTGGGTTAAGGGTAAGAACTACCCAACATGGGCCGATGAAATCGGGATAAGTATTATATCTAAAGGATATTTAATGCATGATGAAGATATGTTTAAGGCATTTGCTAGAGTAAGTAGAGCATCTGCTAAAAGATTAAAAAGAAAAGATTTACAACCATATTTTTACGAAGCAATGGTTAAAAATTGGTTATGTCTTGCATCCCCTGTATTTTCAAATATGGGAACAGAAAGAGGAATGCCTATATCTTGTTTCGGAATAGATGTTGATGATTCTATTGAAGGAATTGCTCATTCTAATTCTGAATTAATGAGGTTATCTTCTCAAGGTGGTGGGGTTGGAATCGGTATATCTCGTATTAGAGGTAGAGGAAAAAATATTAAAGACAATGGTATTAGTGAGGGTGTTGTACCTTGGGCTAAAATATTTGATTCAACTATATTAGCAACAAATCAAGGTTCTGTACGTAGAGGGGCAGCTTCTGTAAATTTAAGTATAAACCACCCGGATATTGAAGAGTTTTTTAATATTAGACGTCCTAAAGGAGATGTTAACAGACAATGTTTGAATTTACATCAATGTGTTGTTATAGATAATGCTTTTATGACTAAATTAGATGAAAGAGATCCAAGATCTTTAAAATTATGGGGTGAAATATTAAAAACAAGATTAGAGACAGGAGAGCCTTATATCATGTTTGAAGATAATGTAAATAACGCGAATCCATTAGCGTATAAACAAAATAACTTAAAGGTCACCATGACCAACATATGCTCAGAGATCGCGCTTTATACCGATGAACTTCATTCATTTGTATGTTGTTTATCTTCATTAAATTTAGCTAGATGGGATGAGTGGAAAGATTATAAATTTGAAAATGGTATGTCTTTACCTGAACTAACATGTTGGTTTTTAGAAGGAGTATTACAAGAGTTTATAGATAGAGCAAAAAATATTAAATTCTTTGAAAATACGGTACGTTCTGCCATAAAAGGTAGAGCAATTGGTATTGGGGTATTAGGATGGCATACTTTTTTACAATCTAAAAATTTACCTTATGTTGGGTTACAATCTGACACATACACGCGACAGATTTTTGGTTTTATAGAACAAGAAGCAATAAAAGCTTCTAAAGAACAAGCAAAAGAATATGGAGAACCAGAATGGTGTAAAGGAACTGGTTTAAGACACACACACCATTGTGCAACTGCTCCAACAGTATCTAATGCTAATATATCTGGTGGAGTATCAGCATCAACTGAACCTATCCCCGCAAATGTTTTTAATTTAAAAACCGCTAAAGGTGTATTCATCAAGAAAAACCCAATATTAGAAACAGTATTAGATGCTAAAGGTTTTAATATTGATAGTGTTTGGGATCAAATCTTAAGAGATCAAGGTTCTGTAGTAGGATTACCTGATTACATATTATCAGATGAAGAAAAAGAAATATTTTTAACATTCAAAGAGATAAATCAATTAGAAATTGTAAGACAAGCAGGTATTAGACAACAATATATTGACCAAGCTATGTCTTTAAATTTATCATTTGATCCAAATGATACACCCAAATGGATAAGTATGGTTCATAAAGAAGCACATATTCTTGGTATTAAAACGTTATATTATTTAAGAACCGAGTCTGTTTTGAGGGGGGACAACCTCCAACGTACAGTTGAAAATCTTTGTTCTTCTTGTGAGGGTTAAGCATAATATTTTGATCTTTTACATATGAATATAAAGCCAAATAAGTAAAGCCAATAGCAAACCAAAACCCCAACCAGTTAGTGAAAGATTTAGTAAATCTATTAAGCAATACGATTTTCAAGGAAATTTAATTAAAGAATTTAAATCTATATTAGAAGCCTTAAAAAGCTTATATAAATCAATAAACAACTCCTGTATAACGGTATGTTTAAAAGGAAGATAAAAAACAGCCTTTGGTTATATTTGGAAATCTAAATAAAAGTTTGTACATTTAGTTATGGAAAAAGAGGATAAATTTCAAGAGTACCTGATTGAGCTAGAACGTTCAATCAGGGAAAAATACTCAAATAAAAATGAAATAACCGAATCTCAAGTTGATGAGATAAGTAATATTGTTGATGATTTAGAAAAAAAAATTATAAATTTTAAAATAGAAGAATAATGAAAAAAAATGTACCTTATGTAAAAATTTATGAGAATGGTGTTTTAGTTAACCCTATTACACAAGAAAACCCTTATATTCAAGGACCTTCTCAAAAAAACAGAACAAAACAAAGATTAACTAATAATAAAAAAGGTGAAAGCGTTTCTGTTGTTAGAATTGGATTGTTGTCATTTATTAAATATAACATACAAAAACAATTTATTGGGGATAAATTAATTGTGCATTCTGTATTAAAAAATTAAAGTTAAAATGAATAAAACTCAATATATATCTAGAAAAGGTAATTTTGATTCGGGACACAGAGTAATGAATGAATTTATGAAGTGCTTCAATATCCATTAAAGAGTCGGTGGATATAAAATTGGGTGAATTGCTGGAACACTAAAGCCATAAAGGTATATACAAAATTAAGTATACTAAGTAGTAAATCAGCAGCTAAGTTTAATCTAGGATAAAGGGATTAAAAAAGTTCAGAGACTAGAGGTTGAGCCTAACAATACTACCTCCACGAGCGCCCAACACCAATTGGTGATGATATAGTCCAAACTTATAGGAAACTATAAGAAATAGAGAATAAAGAGTCTCTATGTTAATAAAGTGGGACACACTTATCTTTACGAATTAACGTTTTCCTTTGAAAATATGGATGAAATAGGATATGCAATTGATTTTAAAGAAATCAAACGTGTTGGTTGTCAATGGATTGATGATATATTAGATCATGGTATGATTCTTAACCCAAAAGACACAAAACTTATCGATACTACTAAAGAATACGGTACCAAATTATGGGAAATGTCTTTAAACGGTCGTGGAGAATATTGTAATCCTTCTGTTGAGAATATTTCACGTGAAGTATTCTTAGCAATGGAAATATTGTTTGATGAAGTGTATAAAAACTCAACGACAGGTTTGAAAATTCATAGAGTTGTTATATATGAAACCCCAAACTGTTGGACTGAAGTAAAAGCAGCAAGTATTACTGAAAAAGAACGTGAGAATTTTAGAATATCCCGGTTTGATGAAATAAAAGCATATGCTGATTCTAAAGGAGTTTTGGAATACGATGATAGAAAAATAAAATAATAAAAATGAAGAAAAAAATAATATTATTTAGTGGAACTTGGTGCCGACCTTGTCAATCTTATAAACCTACTTTTGATAAAGTAGCTAACCAAACACCGAATGTTGATTTTGAAACAATAGATGTAGATTCAGCCAACAATTTGATAATAGAATACCAAATTAGAAATGTTCCAACAACTGTCGTTGTTAATACAGATGGTTCTATTAAAAAACAAAGTGGTATAATGAGTGAACGTGATTTAAAAATATTTATAGGATAATGAAAATTTCACATGAGTTACCTTTATCTTTGCTTCCTTATAGTTTAGGATGGAATGACTATGAATATTGTTTACCACATTTGTTAGATAAATATGAAACTTACAAAGAATATTTTATAGATGCTCGAGCAAAAGGTAGATTTATCATAATGGATAATGGTTTGTTTGAAGGTGTAACACATACTATAGCGGATTTACGTGAAAAAATAAAACTAATTCAACCTGATATTTTTATTGTACCCGATGCTTGGAATGACAAAATAACAACATCTGTTAATGCTAAACATTGGTTACAATATGAAATGCCTGAAAGAACTCAATTGATGGTTGTATTACAAGGTGAAACTGTATCTGATATTAAATTATTATTTCAGAGTTGTATTGATCTTGGATATAAACATTTTGCTTTTAATCATTCTTCTATAGTATACCAAACATTATGTCCTACTGAAAATAAATTAGCAAACCAAGCTGTTGGGCGTGTGTTATTATTAGAACAATTTAAAGATGAAAATTTAATTAAAGATCATCATTATATACATCTGTTAGGATGTTCTGCTCCTCAAGAATTTACCCATTATAGAGATAACTGGCCTAAAGGAATGATTAATTCTGTTGATACTTCAAATCCAATAATATGTGGTGCTTTAAACATCAGATATAGTGATATTGGTTTATTAGAAAAACCCTCTAATAAAATAGAAGAATTTATGGAATTAAATTTGGAGAATCAATTAGAAGATATTAAATTTAATGTAGAAAGATTTAAAAGATTTTGTAATAAATAAAAAAATATGAGTAAAACATCATCAAAAAGTAAATACATGCAACTAATGGAGTGGTTACCAACATTGGGAAAAGCAAAATTAGAAAGAAGAGAACAATCTGCATATAATTTTTCAAAAGCAGAGCATTATAAATCTCAAGGGGTTAAATAAGATGGGTGAAATAATAGGACATTTGTTTGGTTCTTGTGGTGAAGGCCACCCCCATTTATTAAATACATCCCCAATAATAGCTGGTGCTATTGGTTATTTTTCAATACTTAAATTTAAAATAAAATCGTTATGCAAGAAACACAACCCCCATACATGATGTCTCTTTTTGATTATTTAGGAAAAGCAGCAGGTTCTGATTTAGGAAAACAAGTAGCTGATACTGCTGTAAAACTAAAAGAAACAATTGGTACAAGACAAATTAATAATACTCGTTACAAAGGTACTATATTGCTTTATCGAAGAGAATTTTTAGATGAATATTTCGGAAATAAGATTTACGAAGGAGAGAAAAAATAGTAGTTATAAAAGGATTTGCCTATATCCTAGTAATACCTGGCACAAATTAGATTATAAATTATGTCTAAAAAACATGTTGTGGTATCCTTAAGTGGAGGAATGTAACTAAATGGCAGCTTTTGACTTTTTCATATATTTACATTGAATAGATATTATGATGCCTCTAATAATCCTTTATTTTATAATAAAATAAACAAAAGTTATGACCCTGTATCTCAAACTATAGAATGGAAACAATCTCAATCTAAAAGAATGATAGGAAAAAGTACCACTCAAGGTAAAACCTGGAAATTAAAAGACACTACAAATTGTGGTAACAAAGGAGCTAATAAGGGTAAAAATTGGAAATGGAATGTAGAATCATCCCAAGAAAGAAACCAAAAACTTAGAGATTATCTCCAAGGAAAGGGACATATCAGATTGGAAAGATAAAATTTATACTGAAGAGAGAAATGAAAAGATACGTAAAGCTGCTACAGGGAGAAAACCATCAGAAGAAATTCGGTTAAAGATGCAAGAAGCCGCTAAAAATCGTTGGAAACTCAAAAAAGAATAATTATATTATAATAAAGTTTAAAGCTCCATAATTTGTAAATACCGGAGTAAAGTTTTAAAAATTAAAAATATGCAAAATTTAAAAAAACATGTAGTGGTTTCACTTTCAGGTGGAATGGATAGCAGCACCTTATTGTTACGTTGTTTAAAAGAATACTCAACTGTTACGGCCATAAGTTTTGACTATGGTCAAAAACACAGAGTAGAGCTAGAGAGAGCTCAATCATTAGTAGATTACGTTAACAGTAACTTTTACGAAACTAATCACAGAGGAGAAGATTTTGGTAAGTATATTCCTGTAAATTACCGTCAAATCAAACTAGATGGATTAGTTGATCTATTAGATTCAGCTTTAGTAACAGGAGGTAAAGATGTACCAGAAGGTCATTACGAGCAAGATAATATGAAAGAAACAGTTGTTCCTAACAGAAACAAGATGTTTGCTTCTATTTCTCAAGCCGTAGCATTATCAATTGCAAATCGTACAGGAGAGCAGTGTGATATTGCATTAGGAATCCATGCTGGGGATTTTTCGATTTACCCGGATTGTAGAGTTGAATTTAGAGATGCTGATGATAATGCTTTCCGTTTAGGAAATTGGGGAGCCGAAAAAGTAGGATATTTTACTCCCTATCTTGAAGGTAATAAATTCGATATCTTAAAAGATGGAGAAGTATTATGTGAAGAGTTAGAATTAGATTTTGATGAAGTTTATTCAAGAACTAATACATCTTATAAGCCAATTTGTATTACTGATGGGTATAAAGACGAAGGAGGTTGGGTAGAGACTTACACTTGGTTCTCAGACTATAAGTCAGCATCTTCAATAGAACGTATCGAAGCATTTATTAAATTAGGAAGAAAAGATCCCGTTGCTTATGCAGACGAAACAGGACCCGTAACATGGGAGACTGCAAGAGATGCAGTTCAAAAAGTATTAAAAGAATACAACAATTAGGACTATGTTCAATCAAACAAATACAAACAATACAACTAATAGAACAATTGGGGTGAATGTATATGATCCAAATAATTGGAGCACAACACCATATATTGAGAATACTAATATAATAAACCTTCCATCAAGTGGGGAAACTTATTTAACAGATTTAAAAGCATTCGGGAATACAGCAAATTATTTATTACAACAAACAATAACACATTCAAACAATATGGATAAACAAGTAAAAGTAGCAGTCTTTACTGTAGAAAGAAATGATAAGAATGAAGTAATTTCTTCTAAATTTGTAAAAGAACTATGGGTAGAAATTAAAAAAGGAGTATCTTTAGAATTAACAGTAGCTAAACAATTGGATAAAGATTTTGATCCTGAGACTATAGTAATTAAGGAGATAACTACAATTACATTTTAATATGGGATTAGATAATTTAGATCAAAATTATTATGATAAAAACTTCCTAGGAAATAACCATCCTTGGAAAATATATCGTAAGAAACCAGTAAAAATAAAAGCGATTCAATGGAATGGAAGTAATACCAATGATATTTACATATTTAGTAATGGAAAAGTAAATAAACATATTGCTTATGAAGGAAATACTCCAATTGAAACAAATTATTTAGATGTACATACTTTAGAAGGAGTAATGGTTGCTAGTATAGGATATTTTATTATTGAAGGAGTACAAGGAGAATTTTACCCATGCAGACCAGATATTTTTAAAAAAACATACGAAACTATATAAAATGGGACATCATCTTATAGACGATTTAATTGAAAAAGAAAATGATATTAAAAAAGAAATAATAACTCCCCTTTATGTTATTCGTAACATGGATGATTATATTTTAGTTTCTCGTGAAATCATTAAACAAACACCCAATGATTCTGATTTAGGACAGAAGATAAGAAAGATGTTATAATAATACAATATTTTAAAAGAGAGCTCAGTTATTACTGAGCTTTTTTATATTTATAATAAACATGTTATTGTTTTTTAATTGTTTTGTATTACTGATGTGTATTAATTTAAAACTATAATATATTATGGCTTTTACAGATATTTTTAAAAAATCAAACGATTATAATGAAAAAGTTATAATTGGGTTCATGGCTTTTATAGTAATGGTATTGGGGTTTACAGCTGATATTGTTGCTAATTTTATGGGAAAAGAATTAAAATTAAATGAATATATATTTGATGCTTTTATGTATATTACTTTAGGTAGTTTCTTACCTGATGTAATAGAAAAATTTGCTTCATTTAGAAAACCATCATCAAATACACCAAACATTCCAGATTAATACATGAGTTTAAAAAATTTACAAGAAAAGTTGGGATTAATACCAGATGGTATTTTTGGTCCAACAACAATGAATAAAGCGATGAGTTACTTTAAATTAACACCATTTAGAGCTGCTCATTTTTTCGGACAAATATCACATGAAACCGGTGGTTTTACTATTTTCATTGAAAATTTAAATTACAATGCACAAGGGTTAAAAGAAACATTTCCAAAATATTTTCCTGGAAATATATCAGAAATATATACTAGACAACCAGAAAAGATAGCCAACCATGTCTATTGTAATAGAATGGGTAATGGGAACGAAGCTTCGGGTGATGGATGGAGGTTTAAAGGAAGAGGAGCAATTCAAACAACGGGTAGAGAAAATTATATGATGTTGGCAAAATACTTATCAATCCCAGAAATAATGGCTAATCCTGATCTGGTAGCAACACAATATGCTTTTGAATCTGCATTGTTTTTCTTTGAGAATAACAATTTATGGTCAATATGTGATCAAGGTGTAGATGACAAATCAATTACAGCTCTTACAAAAAGAATTAACGGAGGTATACTTGGTTTGGATGATAGAAAATTAAAAACTAAAAAATATTACGAATACGTTAAATAGGTTATATGAAAACAACAACTATAATAACATTATCATTGACAACTTTATTCTCATTCGTAATATCATATTTTAATCATCTTGTTATAGATAATGTGTATCAATATTTAGCAATAACCTTGGTTATATTTGCTGATGGTTTTTTTGGTATGTGGGCCGGTATAAAACGAGAAGGTTTTAAGACGTATAAAGCTATTAAAGTTATAAAAACATTTGTGTTTTGGGTAATATTACTTTCAATAGTTCTTTCTATTCAAAAAGGATTCCATGGGGTTGATTGGTTAAGTTCGACTATATTACCTCCTTTTTTAATATTTCAAATTATTTCTATTTTAAAAAACGCATCTAAAGTAGATTTAATCCCAAACAACTTAGTAACAAAATACCTAGATAAAATAGACAAACATAAAGATGTTATTGAGGAACAAATATCAGAACATATTAAAGAATTAGAAAAAGAATAAAATGGAAGACAAATCATTATTTAAAAAATTAGATCTTAAAACCTTACTTATACTAGGTTTAATGATATTTTTATTTTTTTCTAATATAACAGATAGTTGTAATAGCCAAACATCTAAGAATGTTGTAAAAATTGATGGAAAGAAATATGAAGTTGTAAAACACACTGTTGATACAATTTATATACCTAAAATAACAACCGTATATAAACCTGGCAAGACAATATGGCGTTCATTACCACAACCTGGTAAACCACCTAAAAATTTGGATACATTAAAAATAGTAGAAGATTTTTATAGTACATATGTTTATAAAGATACTTTAACTTTGGATAATCATTTGGGGATAATTAATATAACAGACACAATTACTCAAAATCAAATTAAAGGTAGAAATTATAAAGCGACTATCATCCAGAAAACAATTTATGATACTAAAATCGTAAAAGAATTACCTAAAGACCAAATATATATTGGTGGTATTTCTGGATTTGATAAAACAAATATTATTAATTTTGTTGGACCTTCAGTATTATATAAAACAAAACAAGATCGTATATTTTTTCTAGCAGCTGGTTATGGAACTGATAAAAACGTATCTATTCAAGGAGGAATGTATTGGAAAATAAGTTTACATAAATAATTTTAAAAAAATATTAAAAATAGGTTGGCTTCTCGCCAACCTTTTTGTATCTTCACAAAAATATAAATAAATTATTAAGCCAACACTTAGAATAAGATGGGACAAATAACAAGAATGACTGAAGTTGAAAAAGATAAAAAGTCAGCAATTATTGAATTATATACGGCCGTACAATCAGAAGGAAGCAGAGCAGGTTATCCTACAGTGATAATAAGAACTACTGGATGCACTCATCGTTGTTTTTTTGGTGATGGAGGGTGGTGTGATAGTTGGTATACATCAATCCACCCAGAAAAAGCTCAATATTCTTTTCAAGACATCATTAAAATGTATGATGATAACCCTCACATTACTGAGATGATGCTTACAGGAGGGAGTCCCACTATGTGGCCTAAATTAGTAAACGAACTAACACATTTTGCACATGAAAGAGGAATTTTTATTACTATGGAAACGGAAGGGAGTCATTTTCTTGAAACTGATTGGCCTATTAATTTACTTAGCATTAGTCCTAAGTTTAGTAATTCTAATCCAAAAATAGGAGTATCAACACCGCAAGGATATATTGTTGATGAAAAAATGATAAAACAACATAATAAATTTAGATTAAATTATGAAGCTATGTCTAAATCAATTGCGTATCATTCTGATTACCATCTAAAACCAGTATGGAGTGGTGAAGATCAACAAACATTAGAAGAAATATTAGGTTGTATTAGAATGTTAGATATACCACAAGATAAAGTATGGTTTATGCCTAGTGGGGATACAAGGGAAGCTTTATTTCAATCATATCCAAGATTATTTAATTGGGTGCGTGATAATGGGTATAGATTAACTTGGAGGCCCCACATTATTGCCTTTGAGAGTGAGAGATGTGTGTGATAATATTCAAGAATAAAAAGCATGATAGATTTAAAAATAACAGGTATATCAATAAATGATATATTAAATTCAATATGGTGGCAATGGTGTAATGCTTTAATTACCATAGATGATGTAAGAAAAATTGCAAATTTTTTGGAAATTGAATTAGATTTTATTACATTTAGAGGATATAAATTTTCAAATAAAGAAAAAACAATAATTTATGAACGTAGAAGACAATAGACGAAAAAATTACAATGATCTTGAAGTAGTTCCTGTTGGGTTAGCTAATGGGGTTGCTCCTGGTTTTCCTTTAAGCAAGGAAGATAAAGAAGTAATGATCGATGCTGCTGCTGAAGCTTATGGTAATTTTTTAACTGCTTTAGGTTGTGATTGGAAAAATGATCCAAATAGTGCTGATACTCCAAGACGTATTGCTAAGAAATATGTTTTAGAACAATGGAAAGGAAGGTATGATGCTCCCCCTACAATATCTTCATTCCCTAGTGATGGTTTTAAAGGAATGGTAGTACAAACAAATATACCTTTAACAAGTATGTGTAGCCATCATCATGAAACAATAACAGGACGTGTTCATATTGCTTACATTCCTGGAGAAGATGCTCGTGTTATTGGGTTGAGCAAACTTAATAGACTAGTAGAACATTTTGGGCGAAGAGGAGCTATCCAAGAACAACTTACAGTAGCAATACATAACTCAGTTAGTAAAGTGTGTGAAGGTAATATTGGTGTAGCCGTTTCTATAGTAGGAGAACATAATTGTGTATCGTGTCGTGGAACAAATCATAAAGGATCAGCAATGGTTACAAGTGAGTTAACAGGAGTTTTCAAAAACAAACCTGAAGTTAGAGATGAATATTTTAAATCAATAGAAATAGCATCCCATTATAAATTAAATTCATAAAATGTCATTAAAATCACAAAATAAAATCTTTTTAAGTTGGGATGATGTTGAATATTTGGTTAATAAACTTTGCTTAAATATCCAAAACCAATACCCAAATATAGATTCAATCCACGGGGTTGCAAGAGGAGGATTAATACCTGCTGTTATGGTATCTCATATTTTAAAATTACCATACACAAACATAATGATGCCTAATACTTTAGTTATAGATGATATATGTGATTCAGGAAAGACATTAAAGAACATACATGGTGTTTATACAGGTGCTTTACATTTTAAACCACATACATCCTTATACACACCTAATGTATATGCTGCTATTCATTCAGGTGATGAATTTATATACTACCCATGGGAAGATATAAATGCTGAACCAATTGCCGATTATTTAATAAAAACAACAAAATAAACCATGATTACAAAACCAAATGTGCCTTTTATAGATGAGGTCGAAGAATTTAATGCTGTTATGGCCAAACCCAATAATTATGAACCCAATATCCCCGAAAGAAAAGAATGGGAATTTGTGTATAATTTCATACTCGAAGAGCTTGAAGAATATAGAGAAGCATGCGAAAACGGCGACATCGTGGAAGTTTTGGATGCTTTATGTGATATTACTTATGTTGCTACTGGGAACGGTACTATGTTACACGGTCTTAAGAATAAGATATGGCCGGCCTATCAAGAAGTACAAGCTTCAAATTTGTCGAAAACTTGTAAAACTGAAGAAGAAGCAATCGCAACAGTCTCTAAAAGAAGTATCGAACAAAATGCAGCTTGTCATTATGAAAAAGTTGGAGAGGTTTTCGTTGTTTACAGAACGGATGATAGAAAAGTAATGAAAAGTATAAATTATTTTCGCCCAAATCTAAACCAATTTTTTACTAAAGAAGAAATAAAAAAATCAAATGAGAATAACGGATAATATTTTCATAAATTTAAATGATCCTAATTATGAAGTAACATTGGGGATTCATTTAGATAAAATACAAGCATCTTGGACACCTATGGGTGTTGGTGGTGAAGATTTAAAAGATGAAGACTTTGTAGAGTAAAATAGATTAATTTTAGGATTTTTTATATTTAGCATCACAATTTTATATTATTAATAAAATAAACAAAATGATAAACACAATTTCAACAATGAATTTAGCTGAAGTAATATTGCTTTTTTTAGGAATAGTAACCATGGCTGGTTTAATTTCTTATCAACTTACAAAAGGGCAACCTGCTTTAAAAGATATGGTGGTTGAGGAACAACCAGATATTAAACAAGATGAAGATAATACACATCCTCAATCTTCTGTTATCAATGAACGCGCATCAGATGTTAAGGAGGATAAATCAACTTGAAGCAGATGCTACTGAAGCATTATCTAAGAAAAAAAGAAAATATTACCCCAAAAAAGAAAAAATAATATATTTATTTATATAAAGGTTATTAATTTAAAACAAAGGTTTTGTATCAATCAATATACTACAATAGAGGTACTAAAGAGTATCATTTAAAAGACGATAAAAAAGGGTGGGTATCTTTCCCATATCGTGCGACCGGTTATAGATTGGATGATGCTGGTGAATTCAAGACGATAGATGGTAAACGTGTGTCTCCTACAAAAACATACGATTATAAAGAAATTGCTGTTTTTGAAAGTGATGTAGACAAATACACTAGAGTATTAGTAGATGCATATTCAGATTCAGATGATGTTCCTTCTTTTCAAAATTTAGTTTATTTAGATATCGAATGTGAAATTGCTGGTGCTCTTACACAAGATAGTGTTAGAAACCCACAAGGAAAAATAACATCCATAGCTTTGTATGACAATAATACAAAAATATATTATTGTTATATTTTAGATGAAAAATCTAAATTAAAATCTTCAATATTAGGAAATAAACATATAATACCATGTTCAGATGAAGCGGATTTATTAAACCGCTTCTTAGACATGTGGGATGAAATAGACCCAACAATAATATCAGGATGGAACAGCGAATTCTTCGATATACCGTATCTTTACTCTAGAATCGCCAAAATATGCGGAAAAACAGAGGCCGTGCGTTTATCACCGTTAAATAAGGTCGATGAAAATGATTTTAGAGGAGTTAAAACAACAAAAATAGCGGGTCTTAACCATTTAGATTACATGTTGTTGTTTAAAAAATATGTTACTGCGCAAGAACCATCTTACAAATTAGGTGATATTGGTGAAAAGTACGTAAATTTAGGCAAAATCGAATATTTGGGTTCTTTAGATAAACTGTTTGTTGATGATGTTGATAAATTCATCGATTATAATATTCGAGATGTTGAAATTCTTGTTGAATTAGAAAAAAAACTGAAATTTATTGATTTAACTATTACTGTTTGCCATTTATGTCATGTTCCTTATGAACAAATATACATGTCTACTGTATTAAATGAAGGAGCTATATTAACATATTTAAAACGTAATAATATTGTTTCTCCTAACAAACCTACCACTTATAATCCTTCTCTACAGGATATCAAAGAAGAATATGCAGGTGGTTATTTAAAAGATCCAGTCCCAGGTTTGTATGAATGGGTTATTGACTTGGATTTTACATCTTTATACCCTTCTATTATACGTTCATTGAATATAGGTATTGAAACTTTAATAGGTCGTATTGTAAATAGAGATAAATATGATAATCAATGGTCTCTTAAAGAACTTAAAGAACTAGATCCAGAATATGAATTACAAATTGAAAGATTAACACCATCTAAATCTGTTATTCGTTCTACTGTTAAAGCAGGAAAAATATTGGAATTAATAGAAAAAGAAAACTGGACAATTTCAGCTCCGGGTGTTTTATTTAGAAAAGATAGACCAAGCGTTGTTTGTGATATATTGACAGATTGGTTTAATAAAAGGAGTGAATATAAGGTATTAATGAAAAAAGCGTTTAAAGTGGATAAAGATCCTATTATGGGTGATTTTTATAACAGACGCCAACATGCTTACAAAATTAAACTTAACGATGTTTATGGTTGTTATGCTATAAACGGATGGAGGTATACAGATGGGCATAAATTTATATCAAAGGCAATAACACTTACAGGACAAAGACTTTTACAAGAAAGTATAATAAATATGAATAATTATATAAACAATGAAATAAAAAATACACTTAAAGGTTGTGGGAATAAAAAAACTTAATCGTTGTATAGTAAATGTAATATTTATGATAAAATAAAATATGATTTATATATATTATTTAGAGAAAAATCAAATACCTTTTTATGTAGGATATACTAAAAATTTAAAAACTAGAGTAAACCAACATAGGCAAAAATATGGTATAGATATTGAAATATTAGATATAGAAATAACTAATTCTATTGATAAAAAATTGATAGAATGCTACTGGATTGAACAATTTAGACAATGGGGTTTTGATTTGATTAATCAAAATAAAGGTGGTGGTGGTCCTTTAAAACATTCTGAAGAATCTAAAGAAGGGAGAAAAGACAAAAAACCAATGTTAGGAAAAAAACAATCGGATATAACAAAACAACGAAAAAGCAAAGCATTAAAAGGTAAAAAAAAACCATATGGGTTTGGAGAATTAATGAAACAATGCAGATTAGGAGTTCCAAAACCTGAAGGAATGGGATGTAAAGTTTCTAAAAATAGAAATCATAAAAAAGCAGCCGAAAATAATCAAAAACCTATCATTCAATATGATTTAGAAGGAAATTTTATTAAAGAATGGCATAGTATTAAAGAAGCATCAAAACAAACAAATAGTAATGCTTCTTCCATATCTAAAGTATGTAGAAAAATATTGAAAAAAACAAATAATTTTATATGGGTGTATAAAAAATAAATATGGAAGATAAAGATAGAATAATAACAAGTGATACGGATTCATTGTTTATTCATGTAAAGGATTTATTATTACATAGATATCCTGATTTAGATATAAATGATAAAGAAAAGGTAATACCTTTAGTTTTAGAAATAGCAACAGAATTACAAGAAGTAGCAAATACCTTTATAGGTAATTTTTCACAAGAAGCATTTAATCTACATGATCGAACACATTATTTTGAATTAAAACAAGAAGTAGTATTAGAGCGAGGTTATTTTGCTGGTAAACGACGTTATGCTATGTATATTGTAAATAAAGAAGGGGTGCCTGTAGAAGAATTAGATATTAAAGGATTAGACTTGATGAAATCTAATTTCCCCCCATATTTTAGAACATTTAGTAAACAACTTTTACAAGATATAATGTTTGGTGCTAAAAAACCGAACATAGATAAAAAAATATTGGAATTTAGAGATAGTATTGATGTTGTTGATTGGCGTTTATTATTAAAACCAACAGGAATAAAAAATTTACAAGATTACATTGCGTCTCCTCCTAAAGCGGGTGAAATATTTTCACGTTTAGGATTAAAATGTCCTATTAATACGAAAGCTGCTATTTTCTATAATGATTTGTTGCGTTTTAAAAAATTAGATAAAAAACATAATGTTTTATCTATTGGTGATAAAATGTTTATAGCTTATTTAAAAGATAACCCTTATCGAATAGATGTAATAGGTTTCAATGGTTATGATGATCCTCCTTTTATAACTGAGTTTGTTGAGAAATACTTAGATAAATCTCAAGTATTTGAATCAATATTAACTAATAAATTAGAAAGTTTATATAAAGATTTAAAATGGGGTAAACCTATATTCAATAATAAAATAAATAAATTCTTTTCGTTTAAATAAACAACTTTTAGAATTTGGAAAACCCAAGAATTATTATTATATTTAAATATGATTAAAAAATTAGATTTAGTAACGAATATCGAAAAATACTATTTAGGTGGTATTATTGAGAGCGTAAAATGGATTATATCAAATGATAAACTCCATATTGATTTTGTGTCACCTAATCAAGACTTAGTAGGACATTTAGATTGTGGTATTAAGATAGGAGACAACACAGTAGGAATATACAATACTAGTGGTTTACTTAAAATGCTTAGCATATTAGAAACAGATATTTTATTAAATGTTGAATCACAGTATAAGATTCCGACTAAATTGCTTATTGAAGATTCTAATTTCTCTTTACAATATTCTTTAGCAGACCCATATATTGTTCCCGCAACCCCTAGTATTTCGGAACCAACGTATGATATCACATTTGATATAGATGTTGAGTTCATAACACGTTTCATTAAAGCTAAAAATGCTTTAGGATCTAACACACGTGATATTTGTAGAATATCAAGTTATGCTCATGAAGATGGTGGGAAACAAGCAAAATTTGTTTTGGGTGAACCTACATCACATGCCAATAAAATTGAATTTACATGTCTTGCTGATTATGAAGCTTTAAAAATAAGTTCACATCCCTTTAACTCATCTTACATAAAAGAAATATTAAATGCTAATAAGGGAGATTACACCAGTGCCAAGGGGTATTTAAGTGCTGAAGGGTTACTAAAATTAGAATTTATAACAGCTGAAAATGGACACACTGTTTATTACTTACCAGAATTAAGATTATAATGATAAAAGTAAATGATGAGTTGTTTTTAATAAAACGTATGACTAGTTTAATATACGAACCCTTTGCTCATATATGGAATGAAATGTCATTATCTCACAAATCATTTAAAAAAGATAACAAAATGTTTTTTTGTGAGGTTATAGAAGAAGCACAAATAGAAGAAGCACAAATATAATAAATAATTTAACACTATATAATATGATTAAAGCCGTATGGGATGCTATTATTGTAAAAGCAGACGAAAAAAGCGAAAAAATGCATGGGAAGTTTATAATTCCTGATTTAACACAAGAAAAAGCGATAATTGGTACTGTTATTGATGTAGGCCCAGGAAGATGGAATGATGCTGGTGACGCCAGAATTCCAATGTCATTCCAAATAAATGATAGAGTTTTGTTACCACAGATTGGTATAACAAAAATAGAATGGGAAGGACAAGAATATATAGCTTTATCAGAAGATAAAGTTTTAGCACAAATATAATTAAAAATAAATATGAAAACAGCCTTTAATCAAGAAGCAAAAGAAAAATTAGGATCTGGTGTAAAACAAGTGGCAGACGCTGTTGGTTCTACTCTAGGACCTTATGGGAGAAATGTATTATTCAAAGATGAATATGGGAGTATTCGGAGTACTAAAGATGGAGTTACTGTTGCTAAAGAACTTAAAGAATTAGAAGATCCTATTGAAAACATGGGTGCTCAGATTGTAAAACAAGCATCTATAAAAACAGCAGATAAAGCAGGGGATGGAACTACTACTTCTACTGTATTAGCCAATGAATTAATTCAAAGATCTTTTGGAGCTATAACACCTAACACAAATGTTGTTTTAGTTAAAAGAGGTATTGAAGCTGGAACTAATCAAATAATAGAAGGTTTAAAAGCTATTAAGCGTGATATCAGTTCTCCAGAACAAATTAGACAAGTAGCTACTATTTCGGCTAATAATGATGAAGAAATGGGAACATTAGTAGCAGAAGCTATGGAATTGGTAGGACAAGATGGTGTTGTTACTGTAGAAGAATCTAAGACAGGTGAAACATCTTTAGAAACTGTTGAAGGTATCCAATTTGATAGAGGTTATAAATCTATGTATTTTGTAACGGATAATAATTCAATGTCAGCTGTTTTACAAAACCCTGTTATATTAATATATAAGGGAAACATAGTATCTGTTAAAGAGTTATTGCCTATTTTAGAAGGAGCATCTCAAACAGACAGTTCATTACTAATCATTGCTGAAGACATCGATGGTGAAGCTTTATCTACATTGATAGTAAACAAAATGAGAGGTATGTTAAAGGTAGCGGCTGTTAAAGCTCCAGATTTTGGTGATAGACGTACAGCTGTTTTAGAAGACATAGCAACTGTAACCGGGGGAACTGTAGTATCACCTGAAAAAGGGATGAAACTGAGTTCATTTAACTCTGAATGGTTCGGTACTTCTCGTGTTGTAACAGTAACCAAAGATACAACAACTATAGTTGATGGTAAAGGTGAAGAACAAGAAGTAGCAGATAGAGTAAATGAATTAAAAGAACAAATTGCTAAATCATCATCTGCTTTTGAAAAAGAACACTTACAAGAACGTTTAGGAAAATTAGTAGGTGGGGTTGCTGTTATTAACGTTGGTGGTGCTACTGAAACTGAAATCAAAGAGAAAAAAGATCGTATTGACGATGCTTTACAAGCTACGAAAGCAGCATTAGAAGAAGGTTTACTTCCTGGGGGTGGTATTGCTTTATTAGAAGCTAGAGAAAGCATCACACAGAATAAAGAAGATAGTAGTGATTTCAATTTAGGAAAACGTATAGTATATGCCGCTTGTGGTGCTCCATTTTTGAAAATTTTATCAAATGCTGGAATAGAAAACACAAATGAAATTATATTTTCTCTTCGTAAAGCTAGAGAGGAAGATTTAGAAAATGGTTGTACATTTGGTTATGATATAAAAACAGAAACTGTAACAGATATGTTCGTTGCTGGGATTATAGATCCTATGAAAGTAGTTAAATCGGCATTGTTAAATGCATCATCAGTAGCAGGAACTATTCTATTAACGGAATGTGTTATATATGAAGAAGTTAAAAAAGACAAAAATAACGACCAATATCCTGTAGGATAATTATTAAATCAAGTTATGAAAGGAATAAATAATTCACTTTTTTGTGAAAAATATAGACCTGAAAAATTAGAAGATTACGTTGGGAATGAAGGTATAAAAGCCTTCATCTCCAAATGTATAGGAAACAATGATATTCCCCATCTATTATTTTTTGGAAAACCCGGTACCGGAAAAACAACTCTGGCTAAATTAATTACAAAAAATATCAAATGTGATATGATGTATATTAATGCGTCTGATGAACGAGGTATAGATACTATTAGAGATAAAATTGTTGATTTTGCTTCCGTAAGTAGTTTCAACCCAATTAAGGTTATTATATTAGATGAATGTTTAGAAGAAAATACACTAGTTACAGTTTTACGAAAAGGAGAAATAAAACATATATCTATTAAAGATTTAGATGATAAAAATGATTTGGTAAAATCATTTAATGTTGATTCTAACAAAATAGAATGGAAACCTTTTGAATTATTTGATAAAGGGGAAAGAGAAACATATGAAATAGAGTTTGAAAATAATGAAGTTATTATTTGTACTCCTAAACATAAATGGTATGTACCTGATGGTAAAGGAAATATAAAAGTAATTAAAACAACTGAACTAGAAAAACATATGTGTATTTTTAATCCCATAATCCAACCTCCTAATATTTAATGCCCAGGTCATATATTTATAATAAAATAAATAATGGGAAAATCTGAAAAAACAGAAAATATAGGAAAATATTGGTCTCAAAAATATTCATATGATGAAAAATTTATCATTGATTGGGTACAAGCTTTAAAAAAAGACAATTTTATTACACCTTTTAATAATATTATATATAATGAACAGAACAAATTCATTAGTTTAGTAAATAGAAAATTAAACCCAATTTCTAGAAAATTATTTAACTTCTATTTCAGAAAGATTATATTAAATAATAATAAGTGTAATCATTGTGGTTGTGAAATTACAAAAGATTTTATATTAACATTAGATAGAAGTTTATGTAATTTACCTAATTGGTGTGAAACACATTATAAAGAAAAAATTTGGTCCAATATTAAAGGGAGTAAATATAGTATTGAAAATAACATATCACGTTCTTTAAAAAGAAAAAAATGGTTAGAAACAGAAGAAGGTAAAATTTATAAGAAGAAAATAGGAGAAAATAACAAAATTAGTACCACCAAATGGAAACAAAATCAAACTGATGAAGAGAGAAAAACAACTAATAAAAAATCATCGGAATCTCAAATAAAAAATATATTAGAAGGAAAATTTAATCCTCAAAAAAATTATCATAAATATAATTCAAATTTATGTTATATTGATGGTAAAGTTTATAACTTTAGAAGTAGTTGGGAAGTTGTATTTTTTATTTCTAATAATAAATTAAAATATGAAACTTTAAAAATACCTTATTATAAAAATGAAAGACAAAAGGGAATATATATTCCTGATTTTATAGATGATATTAATAAAATAATATATGAACTTAAACCTAGAAGAAATTTTGTAAAACAACAAATCAAAATGGATGCGGGTATTGAATGGAGTAATAATAATGGTTATAAATTTATATGGGTAAATGAAAATAATCTCATAAATTATATAAACCAAAACGATAATAAAGATGAAAGAAATGCACAATTTTATATTAAAGTTTACAAAGGAATAGATGGACATATTAAAAATCAAATCAATAAAGAAAACAGAAACAACTCATAGAGTATATGATTTAACTGTTGAACAAAATCATAATTTTTTTATAGGAAGTAAAGGTAATATTCTTACTCACAATTGTGATTTTATGACATCTCAAGCACAAGCTGCTTTACGTAATGTTATGGAAACTTACTCCGCTAAAACCAGATTCATATTAACTGCAAATTATGCGGAACGTATAATTGAACCTTTAATAAGTAGATGTCAGGCTTTTCATATTGAACCTCCTACAAAGGGAGAAGTGGCAAAACATGTTGCTGATATATTAGAAAATGAAGATATTAATTTTCAATTACCCGAATTAGCAAGTATAGTACGTTCATATTACCCTGATATTAGAAAGATAATAAATGTTACACAACAATGTATTGACGATAAAAACACATTGGATGTTAAAACATTAATTGTTAATATAAATGATGTATTAAATGATACTATTGTTATATTAAAATCAAAACCAAAAACGGCTTGGGTTGACATTCGTCAAAAAATAGTTGATTCAGATGTAAATGATTTTATTCCTTTATATACAGGATTGTATGAGCGTGCTTCAGAATTTAGTACATCCCATGCGGATATTGCTATACACGGTGCACAATACATGTGGCAGAATAACTCTATCGCTGATAGAGAATTGAATTTTATGGCTTTTATTTCACAAATACTAAAAATTAAATAAAATGAATCAAACAGAATTAAATATGAATGTATCTTTAAAAGATACTACACCAATAAATTGTTCGACTTGTGAACATAATGTCTTTATTGAAGGTGTTTTGTTACGAAAAATATCTAGATTTGTAACAGGGACAGCTCAGGATGCCCTCATGCCAATTCCTGTTTTTACATGTTCTAAATGTGGGAATGTTAATGAAGAATTTATGCCTAAAGATAAATAAATATGGCTCTTTCTATATGGGATTGGATGAAACAAGTAACATATATCAAGGATCCTTGGTATAGTTTTAGTGATGAAGATAAAGAGACATTTAATAAATTCATGCTGAATAAAATTATATCGATGCATGAACCATATATTGAATTGGCTAATTATTTACAAAAATTTTGGGCTTTAACTCCAGAACAGATATATGTTATTTATTGTGAATATTTACCTAACCAGAAAATATTCGCTAAATATATCAAAACGAGTAAACAAAAAACAAATAATGATTTATTGCTTGTTTTAGCTGAACATTTTAAACTTTCTACAAGAGAAATAAAGCAATATATTGGTATATTAAGCAAAAATGAAATAAAATCTATCTTAATCAGTAGAGGTATAAATGATGATGAAATTAATAAATTATTAGATAATGACAAAACTACCAAGTCATCTAAAACCACTACTTGAACATAAAGCTGAAGAAATAAATTGGGATACTGATAAAATAGTATCATATTCTCAATTTTCTACATGGAAACAATGCCCACATAAATGGAAATTACAAAATGTTGATAAATTAAAGAATCCACCTAATATACATTTGATTTTTGGTACGGCAATTCATACTACATTACAACATTATTTAACAGTATTATATGATAAAGGTGGAATTGTTGCTGATAATGAAGATTTAATTCAATTATTAGAAAATAATTTAAAAGAGGAATACAAAAAAGGATATATCACCAATAAAAACGTTCATTTTTCAAATAAAGAAGAAATGGAAGAATTTTTTGAAGATGGATCCAATATTGTAGAATTTTTTAAGAATAGAAGAACTAAATATTTTTCAACAACAAAAACACATTTGGTTGGTATAGAATTTCCATTATCTTATTCACCGCATGAAGATTATCCTAATGTAAAATATAAAGGATTTATTGATGTTATAATGTATAATGAGGATACAGATACTTTATACATTTATGATATAAAAACATCAACTCGAGGTTGGGGAGATAAAGAAAAAAAAGATGAAGCTAAGGTATCCCAAGTACTCTTTTACAAAGAATATGTTAGCAAGTTATTTAATTGGGATGTTTCTAAAATTGAGGTAGAATTCTTTATAGTAAAACGAAAAATCCCTAAAAAAAGTGATTTTCCAATTTCACGCATACAAACATTTTCACCGGCATCTGGAACTAGAAAACGTTCATTGGCTATAGATTCTCTTCGTTCTTTTATAGAAGATTGTTTTGACAATAATGCTAAGCCATTAGATAAAGAATTCGAAAAGAAAACATCATCTTTATGTAAATGGTGTCAATTTAATAACACTTCTCTTTGTGTTAAATCTTAGTTTTTATAAAAATACATATATTTATATATATATAAAATATAAAATATAAATTATGGCAAGTAAAAATGACAAATTGATTCTTACAAGTGTAAAAGTACATGAAGAATTATTCGATGACTTTAAAGTCGCAAGTATTAAAAATAAATTTAATTTACAAAAATTAACAAACCGAGCAATGCATCTTTATATCAATGATGACGCGTTTCGTAAACAAATACACAACCATAATGATTTGGTATTAAGCGGTAGTATTTAATTATTTATTCATATTTACTGATGATATTAGAATAAAACCATTCTAAAAATTCAAGAATATGAAGAGAAAAAATACATTAGATTTTATAAAAGATGCAATAAAAAACATGGAGATAAATATGACTATTCTCTAACAGAATATATAAATGTCAAAACTCCTGTGGAGATTATATGTAATAGAAACCATACATTTTGGCAAAAACCCAATGATCGTTTAAATGGTTTTGGATGTAAAATATGTTCTGGGTGGGGTAGTTTGGTTAATGATAAAAATGAATTTATATTAAGAGCTAAGAACATCCATGGAGATAAATATGATTATTCTAACTCGATTTACTTTAATATGGTAAGTAAGCTTAAAATTATATGTAAAAACATGGATTATTTCTACAGTCATCTAAAGGACATTTAAAACAAAAACAGGGATGTCCTAAATGTAAAATATCAAAAGGAGAAAACAACATAATAGAATATTTAAAACAAAATAATATTAGTTATATCCATCAATATGTTTTTAGTGATTGTATAAATATAAGAAAACTACCTTTTGATTTTTATTTACCTATATATAAAATATATATAGAATTTGATGGAGAACAACATTACAAACCTATAGAAAAATTTGGAGGAGAAAGAACATTTTTGTATATTCAAAATAATGATAAAATTAAAGATGAATATTGTTTAAAAAATAATATTAAATTAATAAGAATAAAATATAACCAAAATATAAAAAATATTTTAAATAAAGCAATATGAACAAACAAACACCTGAATGTCGTCACATTGAGAAGAGTAAAAGGAAAAAAATCCTTCTTCTCTGTGACGACATCTAAAAATTAGAACAACAAGCGGAATAGCAACAATGGCCCGAGAGATAGTTTTAGGGACATGTCATCATTTCAATTGGGTAAATTTAGGGGCAACAATAAATAACCCAGATGAAGGAAAGCGATTTGATTTAAGTGCTGATTCTAATAAATTTAATGGTATAGAAGATGCTAATGTAACTTTGTACCCTTCATCTGGATATGGTACTATTGAAAAAATTAGAGAATTAATCTCTATTGAGAAACCAGATGCTATTTTATTATTTACTGATCCTAGATATTGGGAATGGTTATGGATACATGAACGAGAAATTAGATCGCAAATTCCTATTTTTTATTTAAATATATGGGATTCTTTACCATATCCCCTATATAACAAAGAATATTACAATTCTTGTGATTTGTTAATGGCTATATCCAAACAAACTAAAAACATTAATCAAGTTGTTTTAGGGGATGATGCCAATAACAAAGTCATCGAATATGTCCCCCATGGTATTAATGAGGATATTTTCTTTCCTATTAAAGAAGGAGATGAAAAGTGGAATGATTTACAATTATTTAAAAAACAAATTTTTAATGGGAAACAATATGAATTTGTTTTAATATATAATTCTAGAAATATTCGAAGAAAATCATTTCCTGATGTTTTATTATCATGGAAAATGTTTGTTGATTCTCTTAATGAAGATGAAAAAGATAAAGTAGCTTTAATAGCACACACACAACCATTAGACGAAAATGGTACAGATATACCCGCGGTTATAGAAATGATTTGGGGAAATAACACTCCTAATATTTTCATAACAGGATTAAATAGATTCACACCAGAACAAATGAATTTATTATACAATTGTGCTGATGCTGGCATCTTGATATCTTCTAATGAAGGGTGGGGTTTATCTTTAACAGAAGCAATGATGTGTGCTAAACCTATTATAGCAAATGTTACTGGTGGTATGCAAGATCAAATGCGTTTTACTGATGAAAATGGTAATTGGATTAATTTTACTGAAGAATTTGGTTCTAATCATTTTGGAAAATATAAAGATTGTGGAGATTGGGCGTTTCCTGTCTTTCCTAGTAATATGAGTTTAATAGGATCAATCCCTACACCTTATATATTTGATGATAGAGCTGATTTCAGAGATGTGGCTGTTCAGATAAGAAATGTATATTATCTAGGTAAAGAGGAAAGAACACGTCGTGGAGATTTGGCACGTCAGTGGGTTTTATCAGATGAAGCTATGATGACTTCTAAAAATATGGCTAAAAATGTTATATCATGTGTAGATAAAACATTTAATACTTGGATTCCTAGAAAATCACATGATTTTTTTAAAATAGAAAATAAATTAGCAAAACAAAATAAACATATAATTTCAATATGATTAAACCGTTATGTATTGTAAGCTGCCCAGCTGATACAATAAGTGGGTATGGTGCCCGTTCACGAGATTTTTTAAGATCTCTTATTAGATCAAAAGGAGAAGAATGGGATATAAAAGTATTATCTCAACGATGGGGGCAGACTCCTTTTGGAGCTTTAAATAAAGACATACCCGAAGAAAAAGATATAAAAGATAGAATAATAGGTACAGTTACAATGAATCTTCCAGCAAGGCCCGATATATGGATACAAATATCAGTCCCTAATGAATTCCAATCTGTAGGAAAATACAACATTGGTGTTACGGCCGGTATAGAAACTACATTATGCGACCCATCATGGGTTGATGGTTGTAATAGAATGGATTTAATTTTAACATCGTCTGATCATTCTAAAAAAGTATTTGAATCTAGTAAATTCGAACAAAAAAACCAAGCGGGTCAATTAGTAGCGTCTATAGCAATTAAGAAACCAGTTGAAATATTATTTGAAGGTGTTGATTTAGATAAATATTTTAAATCTTCAGATAAGTTTGATTATGATGTTTATAAAAACCTAGATACAATCCCAGAAACATTTTGTTTTTTATTTGTAGGACATTGGCTTCAAGGAGATTTTGGTGAAGATAGGAAGAATGTTGGTTATTTGATAAAAGCATTTTTAGAAACTTTTAAAAATAGCAAATCTAAACCCGCTTTAGTATTGAAAGTATCACAAGGTGCTACTTCGGTATTGGATAAAGAAAAAATATTAAGAAAAATAGAAGACATCAGAAAAACTGTATCTGGTAACGAACTCCCGAATATTTACGTAATACACGGCGATTTAAGCGATAAAGAAATAAATTCAATATACAATCACCCAAAGATAAAAGTAATGCTTAATTTCACAAAAGGTGAAGGTTTTGGACGTCCTTTATTAGAATTCAGTGCTATCGGAAAACCAATAATAGCATCTGGGTGGAGTGGACATTTGGATTTTTTAAATGCTGAATTTGCTGGTCTAATAGGTGGTACTTTAACAAATGTTCATCAAAGTGCTTATGTTCCTAATGTCATATTAAAAGAATCTCAATGGTTTAAACCGGATGATAATCAGATAGGACATGCTCTGAATGATGTTGTTAATAGATATAAAATATACCAGGAAAAAGCAAAAAGATTAGCTGTTAGAAATAGACAAAATTTCTCATTAGATATGATGACTAAATCTTTAAATATTTTGCTTGATAAACATGTTCCTAGATTTCCCAAACATGTAGATTTAATTCTTCCTAAATTAGTAAAAATAGATAATTAATTTTTTTGGTAATATAAGAAAAATTTATTATATTTAATAAAATAAGATAAAAATGACAGATAATTTAGTAAAATGCCAACACTGTGAATCCGAAATGTGTTATGAATATCACAATCCCCAATACATCCAGTGGATGTGTTTTAATTGTGGTTATGGAAGTACATCACATATGGTGAAAGATAGTGATTTCGTAAAAGCATCTCGAGAGGTTCTTCCTGAATTGATTAAAGATCTAGAATTTACAGATTCTGATGGTTTTGTTTGGTATCCGAGCACTATAAACGTACCCGAAAAGGGGATATTATTTCCTAATGGAAGTGGAAGTAACACCTGGGGTTGGTCAGTAGCTTCATTGATCCCCATTTCAAAACAGGAAAAAGCTCGTTTCCCAAAAAACCAAAAATATAAAGTTGATTTAAAAAATGTACGTAATTTTCCTAGAGAAGAATTTGCTTTAGCTGTTACTACATTAAATTCACTTTAAAAAATGAGAATAAGTTATGCAATAACTGTTTGTAATGAATTGGAGGAAATTAAACGTTTAGTTTCTTTCCTCCTTTCTAATAAACGAGAACAAGACGAAATAGTAATATTATATGATCTTTATGGAAGTAAAGAAGTTTACAACTATATAGAAGGATTAGATAAATTATCAAATGTTTTTGTAGCAAAAGACAACTTTACAGGACATTTTGCTGATTGGAAAAATAAATTAAATCTTTTATGTAAAGGAGAATACATATTCCAAATAGATGCAGATGAAATTCCGAATAAAATTCTTTTAGAACATTTACCTTTTATACTACATGAAAATCCTGAAATCGACGTAATTCTTGTTCCTAGAATTAATACTGTAGATGGATTAACACAACAACATGTTAACAAATGGGGGTGGAATGTAAATGAACAAGGATGGATAAACTTCCCAGATTACCAATGGAGAATCTATCGAAATTGTTCTGAAATAAAATGGATAAATAAAGTTCATGAAAGATTGGATGGGTTTAAATCATATTCTACATTAGCCGCAAAAGAATATTATAACCTATACCACCCTAAAACAATTGAAAGACAAGAAAAACAAAATAAATATTACGAAACATTATAATTATGGAAGACCTAACACCATATATGGAACCCTCTATTAATTTTGGAGAAATTTTTATTCATCCTACAGCTGTTATTGGTCCTAAAGTGGAAATAGAAGAAGGAGTATATATAGGCCCACATTGTGTTATTGGTTACCCGGCTGAGTGGAAAGGTAAAGAACATATAAATCAAGGGGTATTAATAAAGAAGAATACAAGAATAACGGGATTAGTAACTATAGATTCTGGTGTTGAAAGAACGACAACTATTGGGGAAAATTGCTATTTAATGAAACATTCACATGTTGGGCATGATGTTGTATTACACAATGATGTTATTTTATCATGTGGTGTAAAAGTAGGAGGTCATTCTGAAATAGGGAATAAAACAAACGTAGGATTAAATGCTGTAATCCATCAAAAGATAAATGTTCCTGAAGGATGTATGATAGGGGCTAGCAGTTTTGTAGGGAAAAAGAGTATTTTAAAACCGGATCACAAATATGTTGGTGTTCCTGTTAGAGAATTAGGTAAAAACATAACAAGATGAAAATATTGGTATATTGTTTAAATATGAATGGTTTGGGTGGTAGTGAGTTGTACCATTATGAATTACTTATGGGGCTTTCTCAATTTAAAGACTTAAACATTATATTTGCTACATATACTGAACCCGATTTAACTTTTTTTTTATATCAAAATCTACAAGAACAGGGTATAAAAATCACAAATATGTTAAATTTACCTGATGATTTTGATTTAATAATAGGATCTCAACCGGACCCAACTGTCTTTTTATGCAATCGTTTTAAGGATATACCAAAAATATCCATTATACACTCAGTTTTACGTAGTGAAGAAGTAATCAAACATGATTCTATAAAACATTACATAGCTGTCCAACCTGATATATACCGTTGTCTAAAAAACCAACATAATATAAAAACTAAAAATATTTCTTTGTTTTATAACCCAATTGATGATACTCGTTTTAAAAAATACCAAACACATAGAAACAATATAAATGGGGTTTTGATAGGTGAAATTAATGATTCTTTGCGTTTACCCATGATAAAACATATTATAGGAGAATGTATTAAAGATAATATAAAACTCACGATTATTTCACGAAGTAAATGCGATTTTATACATGATCTTATTCAAGTCAATGATCAATGTTATAATACAGAAGAATATTTAAAAAACGCTGATTTTACAGTAGGTATTGGAGGAAGAACAACAATAGAAGGATGGATGTGTGGTATTCCTAGTTATATATATTATGTAAATGCTTATGGTGATATATTAGACATACAGTTAAAAAACCCACCTAAAATAGAACGCTTTAAACGAAACTTTGTTGCGAAACAACATTATAGTTTATATAATAAAATTTTAATAAATGAATAATATATCACTTTTAGTAGGTTTAAAAAATAATTTAGAATATAATAAAAGTTTTTATAACACAACTAGAGAATTATATCCTGAAATAGAGATATGTTTTGTTAGTTATGGTTCTAATGACGGAACCCACGAATGGTTAGATTCTTTAAATGATAAAAATTTAAAATATTTTTACTCAAATGAAAATAAAACATTTTCAGATACATTCAATAAAGCTACTGAATTATCTTCAAAAGAATATGTTATATATCTCCATAACGATATCATTCTATCTCCAGGTTTCATTGAAAATATAGAAAAACATATGGGAGTTAACAATATTGTTTCATATACAACAGTTGAACCTCCTATATTTTCGGGACATGAACGCCCTGGTAAAATTATACGTGATTTTGGTACAGATTTAGATAGTTTTGATAAAATTAAATTTAGGGAGTTTTCATTTAATGAATGTCAAATAAATAAAGATAAAATCGAACCTGGTGTTACTTTTTTTATGTGTTCCCCTAAAGCAAAATTAATAGAAATAGGTGGTTTAGATAGTCTATTTAACCCGATGTTTTGTGAAGATGATGATTTAATAAAACGTTTTAAATTATATGGTTTAAATTTATTTACTTCTTTAGATGCTATTTGTTACCATTTTGTTAGCAAAACATCTAGATTTTCAGAAGAATATCAATCGAAAACACAACAAATAGAACTTCATTCAAATCGAAATTTTTTTCGCAAATGGGGGAGTAAATCATGTGATGTTAAATATAATATAGCGTTTGTTGTCAAAAAATGTAATTCAATTGCTTTGGCTTCTTTGGAGCCATGGTGTGATAGAATATACATTGATGATGATATGAAAGTAATAACATCTCATTACATAGATCATGAACAGAAATATACTGATTTTGATTTAAATAAACGTATATTTAATATAGGTTATAATGACCCTTTAATAGAAAATGATATAATAGTAGAATTCGATGTAAGTTTGGCTTCCTCAGATTCTTTTAATATAATTACTCAGTTACCGAATATTATTAAAGAAAGTGGAGAAATTGGTACATTTACCGTTGATATTTTCAAAATTACCATAAATGCACTAACAGAATACCAAAATGAGTTAATATTTATATCTAAAATAAATAATGAGTAAAAATAAATTAAGTATAATAGAAGAATTAATGTTGCTGTGTGAAGCTGATGAGAACCATAATGACAACATACAACAAAACGATGTTGCTCAATCTCAGGATAATCAAATGAGTAACCCAAATACCCCTCTTCTAAAAGTAGATGTTAATCCTAACCCAACTAAAAAAGGAGTTAAAGTACAATTTGTATTGCCTAAAGGATATACAATAACACAAAAAGAAGAATTAACACAAAAATTAAAGACAAAATTAAATGCTGGTTTAACACCCCATATGATGAGTGTTGATGTTGATTTAGATGTCCCTTATGAAAATGTAATTGGTTTTTTAATTAGATTAAGTAATATTAAATTATTAATAAAATCTATTTTAGAAGGAGGAACACAAAATCCTAATCAGAATAATACACCTCCTGAAATATAACATGGATAGAAAAAATATACCGAATTTATCTATAATTGTCAATCAAGAATCTGATTTTAATAAAATACCTGATAATCCTCAGATACAAAACATGATCTTTATGAATTTGATATTAGGTATTAAAGAAGCACAACGAGCTCGTAAAAAAACAGCAGATATTGTAGAATTAAATCTTACAGGTAATATTCTTTCTTTATCTAAAGAAAATTGGAAAACAGCATTGGAAGCAGCTGAATCTTATTATGTGGGACAAGAAAAATACGAAACATGTATTGTTATTCAAGAAATAATCAAATCGATAGAAAGTTATGGATCAACAAGATCATATAGAAAAGTTACAAAAACAAATAAACTTAATATTAAAGACGAATAGTAGTCTAAAACATAAAAAAAAGACTAAAGAAGATATTCAAAAAAATATTTTTGTAACAACAATAAATTTATTAGAACACATAATACATCGAGGTGTTATGTTAGAACTAGATTATGGTTTTAATACAGCGAAATATGATGAATCTTTTTACAGAATAATAGATAGTCTTTTTCATTTACATTTTAGTGTTGAATCAACAGAATTAATTTTATTTTATTTATATGATAGGATAAATCCGGATGGTTCTATTAATCCTATTTTAGATATTAATGGGAAAGATATTATATTACATGACGTTGATGATTTGTGGTTTTTAGTTGATAAAATTGAATCAGAATTAAAAAAGTAAAATGCCAAAAGCGAAACCATTAAGTAAAGAAATGATATTGGTAGCGATGAATCGCACTAAATCAAATAGATCGGCTGCTAGGTATTTAGGTTGCTCGTATCAACATTATAAACCGTGGGCTAAATTATATAGGGTAGATGAAAATGATATAGACTCACCGACTTTATTTGAAGCTCATTTAAATCCATCAGGACGTGGTATTCCCAAATTTCTCCCAAATAAACGAAAAGAACCTAATGTTAAACGAATATTTACAGAAGGAACAGGATTTGAATCTTTTACTCCTACCAAAATAAAAGAACGGGGAATAGCAGAAGCTTTTTTAAAAGATGAATGTTACACATGCGGTTTTCATGAACGTAGACTAACAGATTACAAAACACCTTTACTTCTTCATTTTAAAGACGGGAATAAAACTAATTATATATTAAATAATTTAGAATTACAATGTTATAATTGTTATTTTTTATATGTCGCTGATCCTTTAACACAAGGTCAAATGAGACAAATAGAAGATAATACAATGAATGCAGCAACTCAAACATATGATTGGGAATTAGATCAAGAACAAATAGAAAATTTAAAATCATTGGGGCTGTGGAATAAAGAAGAAGACAAAGAACCAGGTTCTGAATTTATAGCATATTTAAAATAACATAAACAATAAACAATAAACAAATGACACAAACAAATTTTTACACAGTTAAAGTAGAGTTTTTAACCGAAGATGAAAAAACGGGGAAAATGAAGACACAAAAAGAGAATTATTTAGTAGAAGCCGTATCTGTAACAGATTCAGAAGTTAAAACAACCAAACATTTGACTGACCGAGGTGAAACTAATTTTGAGATTAAATCATGTAGTGCCTCAAGTATAATTGAAGTAATTTAGTAAAATGGATAATAAATGCGATAATTGTAAAAAAATATTAGAATGTGGTTGTCAAAGACGTACTGCTTCTAATGGGGTTTCATGTTGTGGTAGTTGTATCAAACAATATGAAGAAAAAATTTCAAAGAAAAATTAAAAAAATTTGGTTACCTAATAAATTATTTGTATTTTTACAAAAGAAAGATTTAAGAACATCGTTTTTTATATTTCTGTATATATTTATAATCACAAAATAAAAATGAAAACAATTCAAAACATACATCAAGATTTAACTACGATATTTAGTAGAGCCATTCAGTTGGTATCTGGTTCATTATGTGGTGATTTTAATTGGGATGTAGTTCTTGGATTTTCATATAATAATGAACCGAAACAAGATTTTGACGGGGTATAATATAAGAAGTTATAATATATAAATTCTAATAGAAACCCGGATTAAAAATTCGGGTTTTTTTTTGATAAAAGATTTGGTTACCTAAGAGATTATTATTATCTTTATAAGGTTGAAAAAATAAAGAATAAAACATTAAAAACTTTTAAAAATAAATTTGGTTACCTAAAAGAAAGGTATTAATTTTATAAAAAGTTTAAAAATAAAAGTGGTTCATTGACATATTGGATAAAAAATGGAAGATTAAGTCAAAAGCATACGGGGTATTGACAGCTGTCTTGAAAACAGTCAGTCCTTAAAAGGGCGTGTGGGTTCGAATCCTACATCTTCCGCAACATTTTGCCCCTTCGTATATTGGTTAGTACACATGGTTTTGGTCCATGCGGGATTGGTTCGATTCCATTAGGGGTAACAAATAATTTCGAGTCTCTAGATAAGACACATATTTGTAATAAACATATATTATGAAAAAATGTGCCAAATGTAAAATAGAAAAGAATTTATATGAATTTACAAAAAACAAATCTCAACCTGATGGGATGCAAAAATATTGTAAAAAATGTAAAAAAGTAAGTGATAAGAAATGGATCACAGAAAACCCTTCAATATGGAAAGAAGGAAATAAAAATAAAAACGAAAAAATAAAAACGATAATATCAGAAATTAGATTATCATTAGGGGGTAAATGTAAAAAATGTTCTGAAAGTAGAGAACATTTGTTAGATTTTCACCATAAAGATAAAAATGAAAAAGAAGCAATAATAGGAGATATTTTAAGTTATAGTGGATTCGGGGAAAATGCAATAAAAAAAAGCATATAATGAAGCCAGTAAATGTATTTTATTATGTTCTAATTGTCATAGAGATTTTCATTTTTTAGAAAGAAATAAAAATATAGAATTAAAGGAATATTTAAACGGGTAGTATTCTCGGAGTGAGAAGCTCGCCTTGGACGCGAGAGGAGGCAAGTGCAACTCTTGTCTACCCGACCAAAGACTGTTACTAATTCATAGAGGCCAAGAACGTCGAGCGTAGAATTAGATTTTGCCCTTCAAGCTTTAAGGTGAAGCACGATACTTTTAATATCGGGAATCAGGATCATTACCTGAGAGGGGTACAATAGTAGTTACATGGTATAGGACCTACTAAAAAATACCGATACCGTCATACCTCGTTGGCGTAATGGAAGCGTAATTGTTTTACATGCAATTGGCAGTGGTTCGATTCCACTACGAGGTACAAGATGAGTTCACACTATACTCCAAGAAGGAAGTGTAATTGGGTCGCAAAAGTCGTTCGGATACGGCAGCCTGTCTGTAAAACAGGTCCTCACGGGAGTGGTTCGAGTCCACTGTTACCCACAAATAAATTTGTTAGTATGAAACATTCGGTCTTCTAAGTAATATTATATAACTTAGAAAAATGTCAAAAAGTAGAAAAAAACCTTATATTAAAGATAAGGGAATGACAACAAGAGAGTATTGGAGTCCTATTCGTAGAATATGGAAACAACAGATTAAGAGTTGTACATTTTGGAATGAAGATTTTAACTTTAAACACCCAAAAGAAATACGCAATGATTATGATTATTGTGATTGGTGGTGGTTAATTCAAGAATCTCGTCCTTATTGGGGTGATGAAGAACCAAAACATTGGTTTGGGCGTACTAAAGAAGATGTTAAAAAATACTCTAGAAAATAACATAGGCCTGTTCTAGATCAGGGAATAATTAAAATCTAGAAATTGGATTCGTAACTCAGTTTGGTAGAGTGGTTCCCTGAAGAGGAAAGGGTCGTAGGTTCAAATCCTACCGTTTCCACAAATGAACGTGATAGTATTTCTTTTTAAGGAAGTTACATTTTTAGTTCATTTCCATGTATTTATTATAAATATAATATTATGTGGGACAAAAAAACATTAGAATTTGCTATAAAAAATAGTGAATCAAAAGCAGGAGTTTTACAATATTTAGGTTTTAACACAAGTGGTGGTAATTACAATAAATTAAAAAGAGAAATTATAAAACATAATTTAGATACTTCTCATTTTATATCAAGATCTGAATTTTGTAAACGATTGAACCCATCACAAGGACGAAAATATTTATTTGAAGATATTTTTAAATTAAATAATAAGAAAATAATGAGTAATACTCATATAAAAAATATACTTATTAAAGAAAATATTAAAAAAGATTCTTGTGAATGTTGTGGGTTAAAAAATGAATGGAATGGGAAATTAATAAATTTACAATTAGATCATATTGATGGAAATAGTTTAAATAATAATATATATAATTTAAGAATTATTTGTCCTAATTGTCATTCACAAACTAATACATTTTCTGGAAGAAATAGAGGAAATAGTTTAAATAAAAGAAAAAAAATAGAAAAACAAATAAAAGAAAAAATTGAATTTGATAATGTAGAAAATATATTAAAATCAAATATAGATTTTTCAAAAGGTAAATGGGGGGTTAAAGTTGCTAAATTACTAAATAAATCACCTCAATGGAGTTTAAAATTAGTTAAACAAAATTATCCTCATCTATTAACACAAAACAAAATGTACCTATAGCTCCAATGGTAGAGCGGGAAGTACCAAAGAGCTCGGATCGTAACCGAGAGTCCCCACGAGAAACCCAACTATGAAAATAATACATAGAAGACGTTCACTGTAGCTCTGGTTGACAATTTGGAAAGACAAATAAAATTGCTCTCTCGTATAAAGGCTATTACGTTTGACTGTTAATCAAATTATCAGAGTTCGATTCTCTGGGGAGCAGCTTAATCTTTTCCTTAATTTTTAGGATAGTTCGATATATTTATATATAAATAATATTATGGAATGTAAAGAATTATCAACAAAACAAAAAGTTAGATATTTGAAAAAAAGTGGAATGAATATTCCTGAAATATGTAGATCTCTAAATTTAGGGAAAGGAACAGTAGGTTATCATTTAAAAAATACTGAAGAGATTTTACAAAATAAATATAAAAGAGATTTTACTGATAATATCGTTGCTAATATATTAGATTTCTATAAAACAAATAATGGAAACCTTCATTTAACCTCTCTAAAATTTAATGAATTCAGTAAATGGACATTAAGGAATTTATTAGAAAAAGAAGGTTTATATGGAAATTTTACCAAAATAAATGATAGTAGAAATAAAAGTTTAGCTGTAATAAATTGGAAGAAGGAAAAGAAAGAAATTTTGATAGGTTATAAAGGAGGGAAATGTGAATTTTGTGGATACAGCAAATGTAATAATGCTTTAGAATTTCATCATAAAGATCCAACTAAAAAAGATTTCAATATAAGTTCCCACTCCTATTCATTTGATAGGATGAAGTTAGAAGCAGACAAATGTTTATTATTATGTGCTAATTGTCATAGAGAAGAACATTTCAGATTAAAAGAAATTACTAAAATAAATAAAAAGTGACCTGGTGTCAGGAAATGACGACCGTAATAAAATATTAGCAGGAGGACTACCTGCTTTAGTAATAAATACTCATATATATCAGCCCGGTAGATAAGCATCCTGATAAGATGAAAGTCGCTGGTTCAAATCCAGCTATGAGTACAAATTAAATTAAGTAGACTAAGGATAAGAACGCTGGCATGATGGTCCGGCTAATATGTCGAACTTGCTGTAAAGTCCAACTTCATAATTTAATTTATATGGAGAGTGTACTAACTAGGTGTTAGACCTGTTTGCTAAACAGTGTGTGCGTTTATTCGCATGGGGTTCGATACCTCCTCTCTCTACAAAACCTGTTCCCCGTCCTCATAATGTATCTAAGCAATACAAGAGTAGAATGTGCGTTCGGAGCCCTGTGGTAAGACACTTTAAAATCATAAGCACACCGATAAGTTTTCCGGGTTCTTATCATACTATCGAGGGAGCTTGGGATCAAGGATGGCTCATATCCGCCCTTAGGTTGGTTCGAATCCAACACTCGGTACTGCATCTCCCAAGGGAGAAGGTCCTGGTTTACGATTTGACCTTATAAATCGTTACATGGTGTTCGTAGCTGAATGGTAAAGCACTTGGTTGTGGTCCAAGCGATTGCGGGTTCGATCCCCGTCTTACACCCAAATGTGTTGTTCCCTTGAGAAAGGAAGAAGTATGAAGGATAATAGTTGAAATTATCACAACATAAAGGTTTCTCACCTTAAACATCCCTGTGGTGAAATGGAAAACACGTTTGGTTTAAGCCCAAATGCTTAGGCTTGCAGGTTCGACTCCTGTCAGGGATACAAAATTAAAGTGGTGGAATTGGTAAACACTCACAGGTTGGTATTGTAAAAGAGGAATTAACCTCCATCTCCACGTTTTAGTGGTTATACCTTGCAGGTTCGAATCCTGCCTTTAATTTTAATGGGTCTTATAGTTTAATTGGAAAAACACTTGAATACGGATCAAGAGATGTGGGAGTTCGAGTCTCTCTAAGACTACAATTAAAACTACTAATAAAACTAGAAGTTCGTATATTTAGAAAAATATAATAATAAAAAAACAAATAACAGATGATGAAATACTAGAACAATTAAAAAATTGTATTAATATAAATCAAGTATTAATAAATTTAAATCTATCAAATTCTGGAGGAAACTATAAAAGGGTTCACAAACTTATTAAAGTAAATGATTTAGATTCGTTTTATAATTTACCTCAAATTGAACCAAAATCACCTAGGTATAAAACCTCTCATAAAGAGATTTTTGAAAAAAGAATACAAGATATAAAAGAGTCAAACATAGATTTTGGTTCTAGTGGTTGGGGGGTTAAATTAGGAAAACATTTAGGTTTAACTTTATATGCTGCTATGAGTTGGTTAAAGAAAAACATTCCTGAGTTTTATAAGGATTGTTTTCAACATAAAAAATAAATGGTTTCATTTAAAATAAGTTATCATGGGTAAATATCAGAAAACATTAGTAGTGGATTCTAGCTTTATGGCGAGGAGCATCATCAGTACTGAAAGAGCATTCGTGATTTCATATAAAGGCAATGCTGAGGTTGTAGCAGATCACCCCGAAACGTTTGGTTTGGTAAATCCTGAATTACAAATATTTAAACCTTCTATTATTAGAGTTTTTAAATATGTAAAACAAAATATTCAAAAAGTTCCTCTAACAAGAGAAAACGTATACAGACGTGATAATTTTGAATGTGTTTATTGTGGAAGTAGTAATCAAAAATTTCTAACATTAGATCATGTTATACCTCAATCAAAAGGAGGAAAAGATACATGGGATAATTTGGTAACAGCTTGTAGAAGTTGCAATTCACAAAAAGCAGATTTAACACTTGAGGAATATGGTAAAGAAATAGTAGAACCAAAAAGACCTCACTACTTGATGCTCTTAAAAACCTTAAACTATGTACCTATAGAGTGGGAAAAATTCCTATTCTTTTAAAGAATATATTAAGGTTTCCTATATTTTGTGATATTTATATTAAATGAACAATGGTAATGTTCAATAAAAGCATTATAGGAGATTTTAGAGCTTAACACGTACCATGTGTTACCTTTAATTTCTCCTTTTATTTTAATATGAAATAATGTATAAAGTGTAAAGTAGAGTTAGAAGTAGGAATTAATATATCAAAATCTGTATTTAATAACTATGACTATACCTGTAGAGCTTGTAGAAAAATAGAAACTGCAAAATGGAAAGAAGACAATAAAGAGTCTCTACAAAAATATGGAGAAAATTATAGAGATGCTAATAGGGACAGGCAAAAAGAGTATGATAAAAATAGGTATCAACAAAATAAAGAACAAGTAAAAGCCTACCATATTGAATATTATAAAACTCATCCTAGACCTAAAAAAGAGGTTATTAAAAAGCCTAGAGAAAAGAAAAGTAAATGGGTTGAAAGAAATCCTGAATACTATAACCAATATCATAAAAGTAGGAAAGAGGTAGATCCAATTTATAAACTTATATGTAATACTAGAAGTTTAATAAGAGGTTCATTTAAAAGAAGCTGCAACGGTACTTATAGGAAAAGTATAGGAACTGAAGAAATATTAGGATGTATTTTGTTAGAATTCACTGAACATATTCAGAACCTCTTTCAAGAAGGTATGACTATTCATAACTACGGTCAATGGGAATTGGATCATAAAATGCCAATCTCCTCAGCTCAAACTGAGGAAGATATAATAAGGCTAAATCATTATAGTAATTATCAACCTCTATGGAAAAAAGATAATTTAAAAAAATCTAATAAAATATTTGGATATTAGAAATAAAGTTCGTATATTTAAGTATAAGAAATTAAGATATGAAAATTAATATAGACGGAAACGATTTACTAAAACATATGTTGTTTTGGGGAGAAAAAACAGATGATGATTGTATTGAAATGGCTACTAGTGAAGGTAAGTTAGATGCTCAACAAGCACTTATAAACATAGTAGAAAGAGACTTTGCAGTAGAATTTAATAAGGAAGTTGTTAAAGGATTACAGGAAATGGTAAAATAAAACACCTACTACGTAACGCACGATCGACGACACGTACTGTCTGGAAGGTCAGGCTAGGTGAAAATATAAGAGAGAATATGGGTTCGACTCCCACCTGAGCTAGCTGAAACTGGCTCGGTAGTAGAAATGGACGAATACACTCTTAGATATGGCTTGTTTGGTCTTGGAGGCCGGTTGGATTGCAACCCCAATAGAGTAAGTTCGATTCTTACACAAGCTTCAAAAATATAAAAATGTTAAAAGGTATATTTATTTGTAAAATCAATTAAAAAAGATTTGGTTACCTAAAAGATTATTATTATCTTTATAAAAGAAAGAAAAATGAGTTCATTGATATATTGGATAAAATAAAATTAATATAATTGTCACTAGCAGGCGTATCATTTTTCCCGTTATAGACTAAGCGGTCGTAATGTAGTGCTACACTTGATTAATAAAGAGCGGGATCGGATTTAGAAACAAGAACATGTTTCCTTATTTAACTTGGAGTAAGTACCTTAGGATGCTTTTGAAAATTGGATATAATAGGTAAACCAATTCCTATTAATTATATTAATTAAATACCCCGGTGGTGGAACGGTATACGCGCTTGACTTAGGATCAAGATTTTGAGGGTTCGAATCCCTCCTGGGGTACAAAATTACAGTTAGCTTATAGCAAAGCAGTAGAATTAGGTTTCTACAGAACGGATATGAAAACCGGCTGTAATCTATATGCTTCTTACGCACGAATGGTGGTGCACCTGATTTGTAACCAGGAATAGAGACAGTTCGATCCTGTCAAGAAGCTCGAAATGCAACATTCGCCTAGTAGGTATGGCATCACACTTCCAATGTGAAACAAGGCCGGTTCGAGACCGGCATGTTGCTCAAAAGCCCCAAAGATCTAGGGATCGTAGACAGTAAAAGCCTCTGATTTAAGCTCAAATGTTATTCCGAATCGTATATCGGCACATTTAGTAACTCTGGTGGTATTATAAAAGTTACAAACATGTTACGTTAGTGAAGGGGTTAACACGTATCACTTTCTATGATAAGGCATGGGTTCGAATCCCATACGTAATACTAAAAATTAGAAAAATGGTAACAGTACAAAAACGTTCGCGTCAAGCGAGAGCATTATCAATGCTGGAAGCTCAACTAAAGAGTGGAGTAAAAACTGAGAAAAAAACAAAGGATGTAAAAATTCCTCTAACAGAACATGATATTAAACGTATCAATAGAGAAATTGAGACTTTAAAAACACAAAGTTGATCTTCCAATAGGAAAAAACATAAATAATAAAATAAGTGGTAAGCATAAAGAGTTACTTCGTTTTTAGTCTATCGGTTAGACGCAAGTATTCCAAATTTGAAAAATTGGTTCGATTCCAATAATAACGCCCTTTATACTCTTAACATAATTCCCTTATTAAATTCGTCTATTGGTCCAGTGGAATGGATGTTCGGTTGTCGCCCGGAAGACGAGGGTTCAATTCCCTCATAGACGGCATAATAATGATAAGTAAGTAGTCAAGTCTGCTCCAAAGACTTTAAATACTCAGTAAACGAGGCAGAAAACTGAAGTAGCTTACCTCTTTCATTTAAAATACATAGCGGGGTAGTGTAATGGTAGCACGAAGGCCTCATAAGCCTAAAGTCTAGTTCGATTCTAGCGACCGCAACTAAATTGTCCTTGTAGCTAAATTGGTGAAGGCGCTCGGCTCATAACCGAGAGACATGCAGGTTCGAGACCTGCCAAGGACACAAAAATTAAATTTTATCCAATATAAAAATCAAATTAAAAAAGATTTGGTTACCTAAGAGATTATTATTATCTTTATAAGGTTGAAAAAATAAAGAATAAGCGTTCATTGATAAAATATTGCAAGTGGTAAGTAAGTAAGAGTTACTTCGTTTTTTAGCTCATTTGATAGAGCGTAAATTTTTGGTATTTAAGGCAGTGGGTTCAACTCCCACAAAAACACACAATTATACTCTCTTCACCATTCCCTTGCATAAAATATAATATAAGTGGTAATAACACGTGTTACTTCGCTCTTTTAAAGCAGTGGTTGTGGGTTCGAGCCCCACATTCACCCTAAGATGGGTGAATTAGCTCAATGGTTAGAGCACTAAATTACACAGTTAATTATTCCCTTATAAAAATAAAACAAGTGGTAAGTATTTGAGATACTTCGAAATCTATTAGGTCACAATTGAAACTTCAAAAACAATCTCAAATCAATCATTCCCTTGAAAATATAAAGTAGTAGTAATAGACTATTTAATTTTTAGTAGGGGTCCGAAGTTTTTTCGAACTCCTACTTTCTTTATATATTTATCATAAACATCAATTATGAAATATACTGAAGAATATTTAAAACAAGTTATCCAAACTTCAAAAAATAAAAAAGAATGTTTAAAAAAATTAGAAATTAATAATAATTCTTATAATACTTTAGATAGATATATTAAAAAATACAATTTAAATATATCTCATTTTAAACATGAGAGAGATATAAAATCTTTATTAGTATATAATTCTAACTATTCTATTGCTAATATAAAACGAAGACTTTTTAAAGAAGGTTTAAAACATGAAATTTGTGAAAAATGTGGTCAAGATAATATATGGAATGGAGAAAAATTTTCATTAATTTTAGATCATATAAATGGGATTAATAATGATAATCGTTTAGAAAATCTTAGAATATTGTGTCCTAATTGTAATGCTACATTAAAGACACATTGTGATGGTAATAGAAAAGAAAAAAAATTATTATTGAAGAAGAAGATATACTAAAATACATTAAAGAATGTTCTTCTATAAGACAAATAATTTTTAAATTAGGAATATATAAAAGTTCTAATACATATAAAATAATTCAACAAATTATAACAAAAAATAATTGGTGGGAATTAATGAATGTAAAATCAGATAAAATACCAAGTATTAATCAAAAAGAAGTAAAATTAGAAAATATTAATAAAATAAAAAATTCTAATATTGATTTTTCTAAAAAAACATGGGGTATAGAAGTATCTAAATTATTAAATTGTTCCCCACAATACGCTTTAAAGTTCGTTAAAGAAAATATATTAGGACGCTAAACGACTTAGTCCCCTATTTTTTTAAATTTTATTATTAACTTAAATATAAATTGTTATGTCACGTTACAACGTAAAACAAACACCCAAACAACCTGATGTTGTTAATCACCAAGGAGGATTAAGCTATAAGTTAGATCCTAAATCAGAATTAGTATCTATTTTAGCAACAGGATTCGATAATACTTATTACGAAAAATTGTCAGATAGAGAAATTCGTTTTAAAAATTTGATTGTTGATATAGCTAAAAAAGAACCTGAATTTGTAGCTAAAGCTTTAGTATATTCTAGAGTAGTTATGGGTCAAAGATCTGTTTCTCAATTTGGAGCTGTAGCTTTAACACCATTATTATCAGGAAATCCAGTAGCTAAACGTTTTTTCTCTAAAAGAGATAAAAAAGGAAACGTAGGAGGTATTGTTTTTAGATTAGATGATGTTTTGGAAATTGTAGCTTGTTACCAACATTTTAATCCCGGTAAAGCATTACCAAACTCAATGAAAAAAGGGTTTAAAGCAGCACTTGAAGCAGCAGATGCTTATGAATTAGCTAAATATCAAGGTAAAAACAAACAAGTATCTCTTGTTGATATTGTTAATTTGGTTCGTCCAAAACCAAGTGATTTAATGCAAGAAACTTTTAAACAACTAATGACTGGTCAATTAAAACAGTTTAATACTGTTGAAGATAAAAATACCAAATCAGGTCAAGAGGTTGCTGCTAAAGTTAAAGCTGGAACAATTACTAAAGCACAAGCTGAAGTTGAATTAAAAGTAGCTAAGGAATCAAACTATGCTGAATTAATTAAAACTAGAAAAATAGGGTATTTAGCTTTATTAAGAAATCTAAGAAACATCTTAGAAACTACAAATAATGGTGATTTAATTAAAGAGGCTTGCGAATTATTAATTGATGAAAAATTAATTAGAAAATCATTAGTATTCCCACACCAAATAGACTTAGCATTAGAAGTATTACTTTCTGAAATTGGAGCATCAAAAGCATTACCGTTCATTAAGTCTTTAGATAAAGCTTATGAATTAGCTATTCCAAATTTAACAGAATTGTTCTCTCATGGAAGAACAGCTGTTGTATTTGATAGTTCAGGATCAATGTCTAGTACTATTAAATTGGCTAATAGAAAGGCTGGTAATAAATCAGCTATTGAAAAAGCAGCGTTAGTTGCAGCAACTTTAGCAAAAGGAATCAATGCTGATGTTTATCATTTTGCTGATTTTACTGAAGCTATTAAGTTTAACCCGTTAGATAGTATCAATACTATTAAAAAACAATTTATTACTAAACAAGGAGCAGTAGGATATGGAACCGCTTTCGATAGTATTTTTAAAACAATTGGTAAAAACTATGACAGAGTATTTATAATATCAGATATGCAAGGAAATGCTATGTTAGAAAGAAATGCATATAACAACATGCATGTTTATTCAATTGATATGTGTGGTTATGGAACAACAATGTTCAAACCAGGAAACAAAGTATATGCTTTATATGGTTATACTGCAGAAATGTATGAAATGGTAAAACGTGTAGAATTGGACCCAAAAGCTATTATTAAAGCTATTGAAGCAATAGAAATTTAATATTATGGGAGAATCTAGTTCTCCCTTATTATTTTAATAAAATATTTTTTTAAATATAATATCGTAGTGAAAGTTTGGGATACTTCGCAAACAAACAAAAATGTGACTTGTCACAAAACAACTCAGATAAACTACGAAACACCTGGTTAGTTGAATCCAGGACCATTACTAGAAATAGTTTTAGGAGCATAAAAAAAGCAACCCTTTTAGAACGGTTACCTAAAAAAACCCATCTTGGGATTCTCGATAAAATATTTAAGAAATTTTTAAAAGGCTTGGTTTACCGAGCCTTTTTTATTATCTTTACCAAAAAGTAAAGGTTATGAAAAAAGAAATTTCAATTCAATTTTAAAGTTTAAAATCAAAAAGTTATGAATTTAGCAATAGCAATATCAATAGCATCACAAGGATTTGAAAAAGCAATAGCTACAGATCCTTTAGCGACTAAAGTTAAAAAAAGCGGATTTAAAAGATAACTCAGACATAACACGTTTAAAAGGTTTAACTAAGAAAGACTTTGATAGAATGGAAAAGTATCATAAATCATACGTTTATCTTTCAAAAATATATAAAACATGAGTCGAATATTAAATTTCCTTGCAAAATATGATGATACTCTAACTATACATCAATTAAAAGAAGCTATTAAGGCAGGTGAAATATCTGCTGAAAAAATTGAAACAGAAAAAATAAATAAAATTAAACAAGAGTTTCAAAATACTTATTTAAAAGTAATAGATGAAGACTGTCTCTTTGGGATGAGTTTACATGTGTATGAAATAAAAGAGTTAATAAGAACAGAAAGAGATACAGAATGGGATATAATTTATTACTTTTCAGGCAACAAAATAACTTTTAATGAGAAAAACATATTCTATAATGTTTTTAATCCCGAAAGATGTGGTGATAGTTTAAATGAATCAGAATTAAGAAACATGGTTGTGATTACTAAAGAGGAATATAATAAATATAAAAATAAACACATAAGTATTAGTCAAGAATTATATAATTTAATTACGGATAAATGAAAATAGAATTAAAACAAGGACAAACATTATATTTCACATCAGATACCCACTATGGTCACTCAAATATATGTTCAGCTACCACTAATTGGAAAGATGCTGACCACTTAACTAGAAATTTTAATTCATTAGATGATATGAATGATAGTATTGTTAATGGTATTAATGACAAGGTAGGAGAAGATGATATATTAATACATTTGGGAGATTGGTCATTTGGTGGTTTTGATAAAATATCTGAATTCAGACATAGGATTAATTGTAAAAACATTCATTTAGTTTATGGAAATCATGATCACCATATAATGCGAAATAAAGAAAATATTCAAAGTTTATTTTCATCAACTCAACAAATCATTTGGAATTTAAATGTTAGACGACAAATAGATAAACGTAATTTTGAAAAATTTACATTTGTTTGTTTTCATTTTCCAATTGCTTCTTGGGAGAATATGAATCAAGGTGTTATGCAACTACACGGGCATGTTCATTTACCATCTAATTTAAGAATTTCTGAAGGGAAAGCAATGGATGTTGGTGTTGATGGAAATGGTTTAGAACCTCTTTCTTTAGATGAAATAGTATTTTTATTAAAAAATAGACCAAATAAAAAATTAACATTACCAAAGGACCACCATGAAAAAAGAGTAATATAATGAGTTATTTAGATATTGATGAAGTGATTGTATATGCTGTTGATGATGGTTATGTTTCAACTAATCAAAAGTATAAAATAATTGAATTGGTTTTAATTAAAGAGTGGATAAGAAGAAAATTTAAAACATATATTGAAAATTCTTTAGAAGAAAGAGGTTCAATGAATCATAAAACTAAAGAATATTATACAATATGTTTTAGAAAACGGACCCCTCCTCACAAACCAGGAATACGTTATAACAATAGTACTTCTTATTCAACATGTGATTCATATGAAAGTGCTTTAAAAGAAAGCATTATGTGGGTTTTAGAATACAACAATAAATGAAGTTTACAAACATTTTTAAATAGAAAATATGCCAAAGATATATAAGGTTGGAGGATGTGTTCGTGATGCTCTTTTAGGAGTACCAACAAAAGATATTGATTTTGTTTTTATATTGGATGATTTGAACAAAACTGTACAAGAAGGATTTCAAGATATGAAGTTATGGATGGAGAATGAAGGATTCACAATATTCCAATCTGTTCCTGAAATGTATACAATCCGAGCTAAATTTCCTAAAGGGCATAAGTTTGAAGGATTGGATGCTGATTTTGTTATGGCTCGCAAAGAAATTGGGTATGAAGAAGGAACAAGACGTCCTATTTTAGAATTGGGTATTCTTGAAGATGATTTAATTAGACGAGATTTTACAATTAATGCTATGGCTGAGGATGAAGATGGGAATATTATTGATTTATTTAATGGAAAAATTCATCTTAAAAATAAAGTACTAGTATCTCCTCAAGATCCAAATATAATGTTGATGGATAACCCTTTAAGAGCATTAAGAGCATTGCGTTTTGCTTTAACAAAAGAATTATCAATTGAAGCTAAACTACAACATGCTATGAAGAACTCAGATTTGATTTTTAAAATGCAAAAAGTAGTTTCGCAAGAATGTATACAAGCTGAATTAAATAAAATGTTTAAATATGATCCTATTAAAACAATGCGTTGGTTAGTAACATATGATATGTTTCATATGCCGGGTTTGTTAACAGTAGTGTTTGCTAATAATTGGTGGGTTGAAATAACAAATAAAAAGAAGTGATTATGGAAGAAAAACCAATATATAGAGTAATCAAACCATATGATGGAAGATGGGGAGTCAAATGGAATAGAAATCTGGATTATAATTTCATGCCAAAACAAATCACCAGAGATAACCAAAAGACTTATAATACCAAAAGCGGGGGTGGTGATTATCGGACATCTATCAGGATACCATCTTTGAAACGTTCTAATAAAATATGGAGAAATTTTTACAATTTATTCCCAGATATCAAAGGAAAAAAAACATTTAGAGGTTATAAATTAAAACAAATAAATTAAATATGGGATTAATATTTGTTCAACGTATGAAAGAAAAATACCCTGAGTTAGATATAGATAAAATTATTGGGTTGATAGAAAATAACATATCAAGTATTAAACCATCACCCTTTAATTCTAACAAATCTGTTTTATTTCCCCTTGATTGTGATTTAACTAATGAATAAAGAATTTATACCTTACGAACAAGCATTAGCTGTTAAAGAATTAGGATTTGATGAACCTTGTATTGCTACATATAGATGGGGAATAAAATTCCTAATGCCTTTTCTTATTTATGGCAAACAAATAAAGATAGATTTTCACAACTACATTCAAAAGCACCTTTAATACAATATGGATTTGGCGCACCATTTTACCAACAAGCATTTAATTTCTTAAGTGAAAAATATAATTTATATTATGAACCTTATACAACCACTATAGGAGGTAACATAGATTATACATTTAGAATAAGAGATTTATATTCTGAAGAATATATTCATGATAATTTAAGTGCATGTTCAGGAGGTTATTCAGAGACTTTTAGCTCACCTGAAGATTCAAATTTAAATGGGATTAAAAAATTAATAGAACTAATTAAAGAAAATAAATAATGGAAACACCTTTTATAAAACATATGAAAAATAAATATCCAGAACTTGATATTGACTTAATATTGAGTTTAGTTGATAAAACTGTAGAAGATATTAAACCAAATCCATTAAATCCTGATCAATCTGTAAAAATATTTCCTGGATCTGATCTCAATAAAAATTTAGTTATTAAAGTTATTTCTGATTATATGAGTAAAATATAAATGAAAGAGAATTATATAACTTTAGAAACTGCTAAATTAGCATTAAGTAAAAAATTTAATATCGCTTGCTGGGGATATTATGACTCAAATAATAAATTATCAGAAGCTAAATATAGTAAAGTAGATAATAGATATGGGACTGAAATCCCTGCACCTACTCAATCTCTTCTTCAAAAATGGTTAGGAGAAGTTCATGAAATCCATGTAACACCTAGAGAAAGTTATGCGTTTGATAGAACACTAGAGTATGTATGTACTGTAAATGATGTTTACGTATCACATAATAATCCAAAACCCCAATTAATAGATTTCCAACTTGGGAATAAGCTTTAGAAGTTGGATTGCAAGAAGCACTTAATTTAATTAAAACACTATGATAAATAATATAGAACAAATAAAAGGATTACTACATTTTGAACAACCTGGAGATTTTTACATGTTATATGTTTTTAAACGTAAAAAAGACCAACCAGAAGGCGAAAGAGACAATCACCAATCTGTACGCACCATAAAAACATACTGTATTGAAAGTATCGAACATCTTGATAAACGTTACGAAGAAATTAAACAACTTTGTGAGATGTTTAAAGCAAGAGCTTACATTCATATTCAAAAACAAAACCACCAAGATGTATCTTTAGATATGATTTCTCAATTAGCCCAACGTATTAAAAACGGCCAATCAAACCAAAAAGGTTTATTTGATTCCGTAGTAGGACAAATTAAAACTCAAGAAAAAAGATGGATTGTTGATATTGATGGGCCTGAACCTATAGATTTACATTCTGTTATAGATTCCTTACGACCAGTGGGTCCTAAAGTAATAATTAAAATACCAACAAGAAATGGAATCCATTACATTACAGAACGATTTGATGTTTTAGAATTTAAGAAACTATACCCAAACATAGATATCCAAAAAAGAAACCCTACACTTTTATATTTTCCTAATAGTTTATATTAAAATGTTAGGTTTTTTGAAATTTTTTTCATATCTTTATATAAGATTTAAAACAAAGAAAAAATGTATAGAATATATTTAGATGATATTAGAACACCTGTAGAAACCGGTTGGGTTGTTGTGAGGGATTACGATGAATTCGTAGAAACTATATTACATTACGGGTTAGAAAATATTGAAATAATATCGTTGGATCATGATTTAGGTATATCTGCTATGAAAGAATGGCATAAAAATGTTAAAATTAACTGCACATTAGATTATAATAATATTACCGAAAAAACAGGTTATGATTGTGCTAAATGGTTAGTAGAACAATGGTTAAATGGTTCCCCAGTTTGTAAAGTATACACACATTCGGCAAATGCCGTTGGGAGTGCTAATATTATGGGTTATGTTAATAACTATAAACACGTTCATAATTTACCACAAGATTGTATCAGAGTAAATATTCAACATACTGTATAATGCGCGGAAAAAGAACATGGTGTGAGGATATATCTCCAACTTTACGATTAATTAAATCGCATAAAAATCATAAAAAATCAATATTGATCAATGGTGTGTTATATGAAAGAATAGGAGGTGATATGATTTATAATTCTAAAAATTCTCTTATAGAAAAGTTGGTTTAGTGAAAAAAGATTTATATCTTTATATAAGATTTAAAAATTAAAGGTTATGTATAAATTCAATAAAGATACCTTAGAGTATGAAAAAATACCTATGGTTTCACATACGTCAAAAGTAGTAGGTTCCTTGATTGGAGTTATGTTAATGATGGGGTTTACATCATCACCTCGAGCTTCTTTAAAGAATATCACAAAAGAAGAAAAATATATTGTGATAAGAGAGTATAATAATTTTACTGAAGATAAGTTAATCCAACAAATAAAGGATCTAAATTTTAGATTTCCATATATCATATTAGCTCAATCATATCATGAAACAGGTCATTATACTTCCTTTATTTTTAAAAACAATTTTAATTTGTTTGGGATGAAAGAAGCGCAAATGCGGGTTAATTTGGCTAAAGGTACAAAAAATGGACATGCTTATTATGACTCATGGCAAGATTCCGTTAAAGATTATGCTTTGTTTAATGCTAGTTATTTATCTGATATTAAAACTGAAGGAGAATATTTTGAGTATTTAAAACAAAACTATGCCGAAGATCCTAATTATGTTGAACGATTAAAAAGAATAATAAAAACTAATAACTTAAAATCTAAATTTAACTAAAATGAAAGAAAAAGCGAACATAGAAACCGGAAAATGTTATAAACAAAAATCAGAAGCATTTGGTAATTTTAGATATATTAAAGTAGAATCACAAAATATAGAAACAGAATATGGTGATTTAATTTTTGGTGAATCTGTATCGGCAGGCGGGATTTATATAAAAGAAGGACACTACTATAATTCAGGCTCTACATGGGAAGAAATATCAGTTGATTCTTTTGAAGAAATCAAAAAAACATCTAAAGGTTATGATGGTTCTATTTAGTATATTGGTAATTTTTTCAGTATTACTTGCTTTTACTTTGTGGTATAATGGGTATAAATCAATAAACACAAACAACTCTAATGTTTCTAATGATATATCAGAAGATGAACAATGGGGAGAATACGCTGAGATTAAAGATGAAATATAGATTAATAAGGGAAAAATGACGGTTTAATAAAAGAATCTAATCAAATATCATTTATTGAATTCAGTGATATAGGTTGTGGTAAAGCTATATATGATAATATTAAAATTGGGCGAAGTTGTTTACTAGGGTCAAGAAATATCTTCTACATATGACAAACTACCATCATAACAGATGTTATAGAGGATCAAGATGATTTCAAACATTTTAAAACAGAAAACAGTGAATACAAATTATATATCGAACAATAAAGTATCATTTGATTTTGATAGTACATTATCTAGAACAGATGTTCAGGATTATGTTCGTTCTTTAATTAAACGAGGATTCGAAATATGGGTATGCACATCACGTTTTGAAGATTGTAAAGATTATACATGGCGAAAATGGGATAAAAGTTGTCATCATGATTTATTAAAAGTAACATCTGAATTAAACATTCCAAAAGAAAGAATCATTTTTACCAACATGCAATATAAATGGTTTAAGATGATTGAGTTGGGTTTTAACCCTATATTCCATTTAGATGATGATTTTGTAGAAATAAATGGAATTCAACGAAATTTGAAAGCAGTTGCTGCTGTGTCTTGTATTGGTGGTGGTTGGAAGCAAAAATTAGAAAAAATAATTAAAAGAAATTCATTAAATAATTTGTAGTCTTAAAAAGAAGATTGTATCTTTATAAAAGAAAGAATAATAAAAACTAAATAAAAAGTTATGAAAGTATCCCAAGCATTAAAACAAAAAAACAAATTAGCAGTAGAAATTAAAAAACAATACGCTATTGCTGCTAAATTTAATTCACAAGAAGAAGGAAATGTAAGAAGATATTCTGTTCAAGAAGCTTTAGACAAAGCTAGTAAATTAACAGTGGAGTTAATAGAATTAAAAACTAAATTACATTTAGCTAATGCTCCTATCTATGGGAAAATATTTGAAATGGCTGAATTAAAAGGACGTATCAAAGAACTAAAAAGAATCCCAACAGATGAAGGAAAAGCGATGGAACGTTTTGGTTCACAACCTTCTATCAAAACTGTGGAAATCAATATTTCTCAAATTGACACTTTGGTAAATGATTTGGAAATAGATATTGATAAAATTCAAAGTGAATTAGATTACCATAATGCAACTACAGAATTAATCTAACATAAATTTAGAGAGGGGTGGGTGATATAATAAATTTATATTCACAACATAACTATAATAGCCAAATAGGGTGATAACTGATGATGATATTATTATAAAATCTCAAGTATTCAAATCATCAAAAATCGCGCAATGTCAGTTATCAAAACTCATAGACACCGGATATCAATTCTGTTATTGAAGTCATCCCTTTCTATTTTTTAAAAGCAAAATATTATGATCTTGTATTTTTACATAATTCCTTTAATATTTCTTCCTATTCTGTTATATATCTTTAAAGAAGATTTTGATGTTAGGGTATTATTACAAGTTTTACTGGTAAGTATTATCCCTATCTTGAATATGTGTATGCTTATTGTTACTATTTATGAAGTTTTAAAACAATACATTATTGTTATTTGTGATTTTATTAAAATTCAGAAAAACTTCAAAAATTTTTAAATAAAAAACTAAAATGAGAAAAAAATATAAACTTATCAAAGAATACCCAGGAAGTAGAGAAGCAGGCACCATAGTAGAAAAATGTTATTTTACTGGAAGTGGTGTTATAGGTAATAACAAACTATATACTAATAAAAAAGGATTTGGTGTTGAATCACCAGAAAATTACCCTGAATACTGGGAAGAAATAATTGAAAAAGATTATGAAATATTATCATTTGTAAACAAACAGGATCCAAGACCAATTATATATGATATATGTGAAAATGGACTATACTCAGCATGTAATAAAAGAATAGGTTCGTTTACAGCAGATGAATGTTTAAATCGTTATAAAAACGCAATATATTCTGTAAAAAGATTATCTGATGGTGAAGTCTTTACTATTGGTGATAAAATTACACCAACACATCAAGATGTTGACTTTGAATATATTAATAGTTTTCAAATAGAAAATAATATTTGTAACTTTAATAGTTATAGAAAATCAATAAAAGATTTAATTAAAATTAAACAACCATTATTCGCAACTGAAGATGGAGTAGATATTTTTGAAGGAGGTATTTTTTGTGAAGTTACAAATAACTTTAGTTTAGGAATAAATGTTAAAATTAAAGTATATGAATCATCTAAAACGTTTTCAACAAAAGAAAAAGCTGAAGAATATATTTTAATGAATAAACCGTGTTTATCTATCAATGATATTTTATCTATATATAAAACTGTCAAAAATATAATAAAAGAAGATTTAAGAGAATCTTCATATGAATTTAAATTATTACAATTACTAAAATCAAGAGTACAATGAGTGAATTAGAAAAATACGAAATGATTAATTCTTGTGAAACTGTTGAAGCGTTATCTAAAGCAATATTAAGACTAACAGATCCAACAACTGGCTTTATTCAGGGTAGAATTAGAAAATTTGATGGTGTAAAAATGGCGTCTGTCGTTGGGTTGGTGGTTAATCAAAATGGTTTACATAATTGGTTAACAAGAGAGTACGGAATACGACAACAAGCTCTTTATTTAAAAACATTATCTCCAACTAATTAATTTAAACAATGTTTGTAATTAACGGAAAAACATTTAATGGGAATAATATTTCAATTAATGGTGATAAAATTATTATAGATGGGATTGAAGTAAAAGATAAAGATATATTATCATCTAAAGAAATATCAATAACAGTAGAAGGAAATATAGATAATTTATCTGTAGATAACTGTACGTCCATTGCTGTACATGGTTCTGTAAATAATTTACAATCTGTTAGAGGAAGTATCCATGTTGTGAATGTTAATGGTGATATAAAATCTACATCGGGTGATATAGATATTAAAAGTCATGTAGTTGGTAATATTAATACAGTGTCCGGGGATGTATCTTGTGGAAATATAACAGGAAATATAAAAACAATATCGGGTGATATAAAATATAAAAAAATATGAGAATAACTGTCATATCAGATACCCATACTAGACATGATTTAATCACTCCAGATTTACCGGGAGGTAATATTTTAATACATGCTGGTGACCTAATGAATTCAGGATATAATCATAAAGATATATCTAACTTTTGTGATTGGTTTGATAAATTGGATAATTATGATATAAAAATATTCATAGCCGGGAATCATGATAGATTATTTGAAAACAAACCCGAGTTAGCCAAAGAAATATATTCTTCTTATAAAAATATAGATTATCTTCAAGATTCATATTTGGATTTATATTTTGATGGTATAAATGAGGATTCCCCTGAAGAAAATATCCGTGTTTATGGTTCACCGTGGCAACCCGAATTTTACAATTGGGCATTTAATTTACCAAAAAATGGACATGAAATAGCAAGTAAATGGTTAGCTATTCCTGATAATACCGACATTCTTATAACACACGGTCCTACTTATGGAACCTTAGATACGGTAGTTGGGAGACCGTGGGACGCTTTGGGGTGTGGTATGTTGGCTGAAAGGGTAAAAATAATCAAACCAAAAATTCACATATGTGGTCATATTCATAGCGGTTACGGTTATGAATTTAAGGATGGAACTCATTATTTCAATGCATCTGTGTTAGATGAAAGGTATGAATATACACAGAAACCATATACATTCGATTGGAATAAACAAACAAACTATATGAGTTTTTTATAAGAAATTAGGATTATAGAAATTTTATTCATATCTTTATAAAAGAGAAATTTAAACAAATGGTAATATTAGATTTAAGAAACGGAATTACAAAAAATAAAGAATATGATGCTTTTTATATTTCCAGGATGTGAAATTCATTTTAAAATACATTATCCTGAAGTATTCATTATCTGGAATTAGAATTATTAGTCGAATTAATAATGCAAATGATTTAATATTATTGATATTAGCAGTTGGTACTATTCGAAAAGATGGATATCGTGGGTTAGTTCAAGTAGTATTACCATATGTTCCGTACCAACAAGCCGATCGGGATTTCGCTTTGGGTGAATGTTTTTCATTACAATCAATATGTCAAATTTTAAATGGGTTAGAAGTAGATAGGTATTTTATATTTGACCCTCATTCAGATGTATCACCTGCTTTGATTAAAAAATGCACTGTAATAGATAATAGTGATTATATACACCAAGTTTTAAATGATTTAAGAAAAAAAACAAGAAACATTATTAGAAGATAATTATAATATTATATCTAGAGTTATTATTAATAATCGTGGTTATGCTCTGTTTTCATTAACTAAACATTCAAATATATTAAAATTAAAAAATATTTTTATAGGTTTAAATATTCCATTATTACAACGAAAATGGGATAATATTAAATCAGATAATAACAGATTTAATTTTTTTGAAGATATAAAAGATGAAGTAATTGAATTATATTGTAGTGGAATTAATCTTAATAAAATATCAAAAAAATTAAATGTTAAATATGGTAGTTTATATAATTACAAAACAATATTAGATAATATAAAAACAAATCGAAAAAATATATAAAAATTTAAGGTTATGGGAACATACAGAGAATTTGATGGGGATTTAATCGCTTTAGCAAAACAAGGTAAATTCGATGTTATAGCGCACGGTGTGAACTGTCATTCTGTTATGGGTGTTGGGATTGCTCCTCAAATGGCTCGAGCTTTCGGAGCTAATAAGTTTGAAATGGAAACGTGGGGTTCTAATATTAATAAACTAGGGAATATTGATTACGAAACTTTGGTTTTAGGAGAAAATACAATATGGAACCTAGATGATTTTAAAAATAACAAAAATGAACCTGAATTAACTGTCGTTAATGCTTACACTCAATATAATTTTGGGAGAAACCATGCTACTGGTTCTTTTAAACCTATAGATTATGAAGCTTTAACATTATGTATGAGGAAAATAAATAAAGTTTTTAAGGGAAAACATATTGGTTTACCACAAATAGGGGCCGGGTTAGCTGGAGGTAACTGGGATATAATTAAAAAAATTATACAAACTGAATTAACAGATTGTGATGTAACTGTAGTAATTTATAAAATTTAATAATATGTGTTTAACTAACATTTCAAAAGAAAAAGTAGCAGACAAAAATATATTCTGTTGGAAGTATTTATATTTTGGGGGTTGTATCTCAACATCAAGGGTACACTTATAAAATAGGTCAACCTCAAGAAAAAACAATAGAATTAAAACCAGGATGTTGTGAAATTGAAGAAGGATATCATTCTTGGAAGAAAAAGGAACCATATGGTAATTATTTGTTTATGATCCCTAAAGATACAAAATATTATGATGGGTTAGAAAACGGTGGTAGTGCTGGTTATGTTTCTGATAATATTATATGTTTAGGACATTATCTTAGTTTAAAAACATGGGTTCGTGCTTTAAAATTTCTATAATATAAAATAAAAATAAAAATAAAAATTATGAAAATAGGGTATAAGGGGTTTAATAAAAACCTAGAGTGTCGTGGTGATAAATTCCAAATAGAGGAAACATACAGTAAGAATAACGATTTAGATCATCTTCGATTAGGTTCAAGTGATGGTTTTCATTATTGTAGTGATTTAGTAAATGTGTTCGATTTCTATCCAGATGATGGTTATAATCGATTTTGTGAAATTGAAATATTAGGTGCTTTTAATGAAGATAGTAAAAAAAGCATAACAACATCTTTTAAAATACTTAGAGAACTAACAAAATCCGAAATAAAAGAAATCCAAATGGAATCTTATTTTAAATTAGATCTTTTACGTGAGATACAAACAAAATACCCTAATTTTATTGTGGGAGGGTCTACATCTTTGTTTTTACGTGGTGTAAGATTAGAAAGATGGAACGACAACTACGGTGCAGTATGTGATTATGATATTATAACATCTTATTTTATTCTTCCTGAATCAACGGATGCTCTTCATATAGATTATGGTCATGGTAAAACATCAGGTAATGATTTTGATTACACTTTTACATGTAATGGTGTTAAAATAGACTATAGAATTGATCCTAAACAAAAATATGAGTTTGTTGAATATAAAGGACACAAATATAAAGTTAGTTCTTTACTAGATGTTCTAGATGCTAAAGTAAAATACGCTAAGAACGGAGACCAAAAACATATCGAAGATTTAAATGAAATGGTTATTAATAAAAAATAAAAAACATATTTAAACCAAACGCTTTATATTACACCGATGCCTACAAAGTAGGACATAAAAGAATGCTTGCTCCTGGAATAACTCGTTTATACGGAAATTGGATACCACGCTCAACAAAGTATGCTCCTAAAGGAATAAGCAAAATAGTATCATTTGGACAACAAATGGTGGATATTATGTAGTTACACAATGTAATGAAGAGCAAGAAAACCAAGGTATATTACAAGTAATATATGAGGATGGTAATTTCTATAATAAAACCACATTAACAGCTGTCAGAAAATCTTTAGAAGCTCTTTAAAAATATTTTTAAAAGGCTTGGTTTACCGAGCCTTTTTTATTATCTTTACCAAAAAGTAAAAACATGGGGCAATATTGTAAATTAGTAATGGTGACAGAACAAAACAATAATAAGTTTTACGTCATGCAAGAAAAAGATGGTATGCTTCATATAGAATATGGACGTGTTGATTCATCAAGTACTAAATTAACCAAATCAATGTCACAATGGGCCTCTATTTACAGGGAAAAAACTAAAAAGGGTTACAAAGATGTAACACATTTAGTAACGGAAAAAGTAGAAGAGGATACAGAAGACACAATAGAAGCAGTATTGGCTAAATTAGATTCTACTAAGGTAAATACCTTTCTGGAATTAATGCAGAAATATACTGATGGGTTAGTAAAAAATACTTATTCTGTTACATACAAAAGTGTAACTATAGAACAAGTTAAGAAAGCTCAAGCTATTTTAGATGATTTCGAGAACATTAATAAAACAGATGAAAAAACGGTTAATGAAAAACTAATTGAATTATACACTGTCATTCCCCGAAAAATGGGACGTGTGTCTGCATATCTACTTCCTGTTTTAAATTTAGATAAAGCTTTAGAAAAAGAACAAGATAATATAGATGCAATGTCTTCTCAAGTTCAAATGTATGAACAGGAAAAGGAAAACTCTAAACAAAACAAGGATATAAAAGAAAAACCAAAACAACAAACGATGTTGGATGTTTTGGGATTAGGAAAAATGATTGAAACAAAATCAAATTCCGAGTTAAAATATCTAATAGATCAGATAGGTGGTAGTAGACGTGTTGAGTGTATATTTGAATTAAATAAACCAACAGAAGACACTAGTTTTGAAGCATGGGTTAAAAAACAAAAGAATACTCAAACCAGAACATTAATTCATGGGACTAGATGTTCATCTGTATTATCTATATTAACACAAGGATTAAAAATTAGACCATCTGGGAATTTCCAATTTTCAGGAAAGGTTTATGGACAAGGGAATTATTTTTCAGAAGTAGTATCCAAATCATTAGGTTATACTGGTTATGATAATGATAAAATTTTATTGGTATATGAGGTCCATACTGGTAATCCGTTTATATACGATGGTTGGTATAGAGGTAATTCATTTACTTTAAATTATCAGGAATTACAAAAACGAGGTTTTGATTCCACTTATGTTAAAGCAGGAAATGGATTGTTAAATTCGGAAATAATAGCATATAAAGAAGAACAATGTAGAATTAAATATATAATTTGGTTAAAATGATAAATAGTATCATTAAAATGTTAAAAAATATGAAAACAAGTAAAATTGACAAAGTGCTCAAAGTAGCAGAAGATTTGTGTGTAGCTAATAACACAGTTACTACGTTAGAAATCAAAAATGAATTGAGAAAACAATTCCCAAATAAAAATTGGAGACAAAATGAAATTTCTCAAGTTATGATAGATGCTAATGTAATTGGTAAATTTGATTATATAGATAATGGAACCTTCAGAACATATTCATTAGTTGGTACACAAGTTAACCAAACCGTGAATGTAGGAAATATGACTACAACACCAACGGTTTTACCTGTAAAAACACCGAAAGCACCAAAAGCACCAACCACAACAAGTAGGATTTCACGAACTAAAGCTCTTGAGATTATACAAAATTCAAACGGTAAATTCTTCACAGTCACATTTATTAAAAAAGACGGTTCTCGTCGTATTATGAATGGACAGCACACTTCCAATATGAGTACAAGTGCATTGGGTTACATTAATGTAAAAGACATTTCAGCAGTTCGTAGAAAAGAAGTATCAACTGTTAAAAGCGTTAATTTACAAACTATCGAAAGCATTACTTTAAATAACGTTGTTTATAAAGTTGCTTAATAAATTTAATAGAAGGCTTGGTTTACCGAGCCTTCTTTATTATCTTTATATAAAATTTAAAAATAAAAGTTATGTTATCATTCTTAAAAAGGTTATTTGGGTTTAAAGAAAAACAAATTATTGATATTGAATCTGGTGGTTTATATGGGCATCATGAATATCATAAACCCACTTCATACCCACAACCTACATCTTTTATAAAGAAACAGGAAATTCCAACATTTTCAAATAAAATTACTGGTTCTTATGTACCACCAATGGAAACAATATCCGAACCTGTTAAGGAATCACGGAATAAAGAAGAGGATAATAGTTGGGATGTTGTAGATACCATAGTTGCTGCTGAAGTTATATCGGAACTATTTTCATCAAATGATGATTCATCAAGTACTAGTTTTGATTCTCAACCAGATGATAGTTCTAGTGGGTTTGACAGTGGTTTTGATGGTGGTGATTTCTCAGGTGGAGGATCTGGAGGAGATTGGTAAAATATTTTTAAAAGGCTTGGTTTACCGAGCCTTTTTTATTATCTTTATATAAGAAAGTAAAATAAAGGTTATGAAAGTAAAGTTATTAAAAAAGATTAGAAAAAGATATTCGATTACTCATTACCCAAACGGAGTTTTTCTATATGGAGACTTCGAAGAAGGACCATTAACTCTTTTAACAGACAGTGAAAACAAATACAGATTGAAAACTTCAAAAAATAAAAAAAGTGAAGCTTATGAAAACCTGTATACAATGTTAATGAAATGGATTGAAAAAGATTATGGTCCATTTAATAGTAAGAAGAGAAAAAAACATCAGAGCAACTTTGGTATAAAAAATAAAGGTTATGAAAATAAAAATATGGGTTAAAATTAAAATAAGAAATAAGTTTGGTATAAAATTAACTAAAGAAGATCTTCGTGGTTATAGAAATATTTTAAAATTATTATACCACCCCCAAGGCGAGACACCGTTAAAAGATTCTGAGACTACTAAATATTACATACAAGTACCAACATTGCATTTAGATTTAATCATAGATTTAAGTAAAGCAGAAATAGTAAATACTTTTCAAGTTTACCCTTTAAATCTGAATGATAAAGTCCTTGAGAGAGCAGTAAAACGAATTAAGGAAGAAGTTACCAAACAACGTTTCGCTTTAGAATGTATGATTAGAGGAAAAAAACAAAACATATTTGATAAATTATATAATCAAATCAAATGGTAAAAGAATTTATACCTTATGAACAAGCATTAGCTATAAAAAATTAGAATTTGATGAACCTTGTTTAGCATTCTTTTGGAATACTGGTAAATTCTATACTTGTGCTGATTATCCTCATAGTATAAGTTATCATCTACAGAATCAACTAGGTGATTATAATTACGATACTACCTCAGCACCACTATATCAACAAGCATTTAGATGGTTTAGAGAGAAGTATAATTTAGATTCATTTGTTAAATACTTATATAAACCAACTATAAAAGTTGGGTATTATTTTGGTATTGATGAATATAAAGGTATTGAGTTTCAAATGGATTTAGATGATTATTATAATACCTACGAAGAAGCAGAACTTGAATGTCTTAAAAAATTAATAGAAATAAGACAATCAATGAATGTATCTGATGAAAAACTAACATATTAAAACATTTAAATACCAGCAAGTGAGAAATCACGATCTGATTATCGTAAATAAAATACTATGTCCGAAAAACAATTAAGAGAAGCATGGTTGGAATACCAAAAAACAGCACATCCTGATGATAAAATTTCTTATATGGATTTTAGAAGCGAAATGGGTGTGGAATATAACGAATATAATTAAAACATCATGGGGAATTTTGAAAACATACAACCAAAATATATTGAAAGTTTTTTAGAACGAAATGGTTTTAAAAATATAAAAGGTGTATTCAGTAATAAACATTGTGAAATAAAAATCCATCCGGATCATTATGAAATCATGTTCTTTTCTATAGATTTAAACGATTATGTATCCTTATATACTGAAAGTATTAATATACCTAAATTAATAGGACATTTAGTTTGGTATGATTTAATTGATAGAAATTTTACAAAATAATGCGAGTTAAACACAGTAAATTTAAAGATTGTGAGTTTGTCGTTAAGATAGAGATAAGCGATAAAATGCTAATATTAGTGCGAGATATATACCTAGATTATGGTACTATTAAACCTGATTATTATGTTTATTGGGGTAATTTATACTCTGATATAAAAGAAACAGGGCGGATATTATTAAGAACACCATCTGGAAGAAAAGTGTCTTTACGTAGAGCTATTCAAATTTTACATCAAATGAAAGAAGCAGCAACACAATTGACTTTTAGTAAAATATAATTATGAAAAATAAAACAAAAAACCCACCTGCGTTTCCTACTATGATTGAGGATAGACTACATATGGGTATGACCCTTAGAGACTATTTCGCAGCAAAAGTAATGCAATCAATATTAACTAATGATGTTTTATTACAAACAATATTAAAAGGATTAAAAGAAGGAGAAAGTAATATTAACAATATAGCAGATCAATCTTACCAAATGGCTGATGAAATGTTAAAACAAAGAGAAAAATAACATGACTGCTTTAATAGATAATAAATACGATGCGTTTGTTTGGGTTAAAAAAGTAATAGATTCATGTATCGATAATTCACAATTACAAAATGCATATAGGTTGGTATCAAATTTTAGCAAAATATATGATGACTTTTCTCTATATATGGAATTAGAACAACATTGGAGTGAAAACTATATAGGACTGACAGATAAAAAATTACAATTATTAAAGGGATAAAATATGGGAGGATTATTTGATATGATGGACGATGCAATTGCAGATGCATTGGGGGTTGATGTAGAAACATACATTAATATTATAGATATAAAATGTAAAGAAGAAGATGCTAAATTCATCATTATGACTGTTTTAATGGAAGATAAAGATAATTTAGAAAAAGCCAAAGAAATGTTTAACACATATTTGAAAGATGATAAATCTTAAATGTAAACTAGGGTACCATAAGTACAAATACAATCATCCTACCCAAGCAACAAAATGCACTTGTACAAAATGTGATAAGAAGTGGAAAATGGTAAATAATCCGGAATATATTCCAAACAAAACATCACCATTAACAACACCAATTTTTATTTGGGAAGAAGTAAAATAAATTATGGAAACATTATATAGAAAAAAACCAAACGGACGATACGAAGAAGCATCTATAGGATATCAAAACGAAATATCAGATGGTATTTGGTTAGTTCAAACTAAACCAGGTAGAAAAAGTTATACATCTCTATTATGGAAAGTAGGAGATTTAAAACGAGTTACAGATGTAACAACACATGCTGCTTTACAAGGGTTTGAACATGAACTTACTCAATATTTAATGAATTTAGGAGATATAGAGTCAGAAGATTATAAACAAGCTAAAGAAATAATGAGTGGTTATATACTTGGTCCTATTAATTATACCAATATTAGTGCTTCAGATTTATGTACATTGTTTTTACGAAAAATAGCAATTAAAATAGAAAATGAATAAATTAGATTTAGATTATCAAAATCTTCTAAAAGATATTTTAGAGAACGGAGTAGAAAAGAAAGACCGAACAGGTACAGGAACAATATCAGTATTCGGAAGACAAATACGTCACAATATGAAAGATGGTTTTCCACTTCTTACAACCAAAAAAATGCCATTCAAAACAATCGTAACAGAACTTCTTTGGTTCTTACGAGGTGATACAAACATCAAATGGTTGGTTGATAATGATTGTCATATTTGGATAGGAGATTCCTTAAAAGCTTATCATAAACATGAGATGTCTGAATTTAAAAAACTTAAAGACAAATATCCAAATAGACTCTATAAGTTTGCCAAAACGGGACAAGAAGAATTCATCAACAAAATAAAAACAGATGATGAGTTTGCTAAAAAGTGGGGTGAGTTAGGTCCAATTTATGGAGCACAGTGGCGAGGTAGATTAAAAGGATATGGGTTTAATCCAATAACAGGAGTACCATTAGGATATGGAATAGACCCTAAATTAGACCAAATCCAAAATCTAATCAACGACCTTAAAACAAATCCAGACTCAAGACGATTAATGGTTAATGCTTGGAATGTTGGAGAATTAGACCAAATGGTTCTTCCTCCTTGCCACTTTAGTTTCCAATGTTATACCCATGAAAAAGAAGGTAAACGTTATTTAAGTTTAGCCTGGAATCAAAGAAGTGTAGATTGTGGGTTAGGGTTACCTTTCAATATTGCTAGTTATGGTTTATTACTTGAAATATTAGCTAAAGAAGTTGGGATGATACCTGATCAATTAATTGGTAATTTAAGTGATTGTCATTTATATAATGATCATATAGAGCCTATTAAGGAACAATTAGTTAGAGAACCTTATCCTCTACCAACATTTAACTGTCCTGCTATGGATGAAATCCCATACAAGTCATTTGATGAACTAATATTTAAATTACAACCATGTGATTTTTATATGGATAGTTACCAATCACACCCAACAATAAAATTACCTCTTTCAAATTAATTGCATATCTCCATAATGGTGTAATATTTACAGTAAACGCGCCATTATGATTTTAATTTACATTTTAGTAGAAAATAATATACCTGTTTATTTAGGTAAAACTAATGATTCCTATAGAAGGTTAAAAGAGTATAGAGTTAATTTTGGTAAAGATGTATGTCTTGAAGTAATTGATGAAGTTGAAGAAAGTAACTGAGAATTTTGGGAACAATGGTGGATTGAAGTATTCCAATGTTGGAATATTGAACTTTTGAATAAAAATAAAGGGGGTGGTGGTCCTAGTTTTCAAACTGAATCTGCTAAACAAAAAATAGGAGATAAACAAAGAGGTATAAAAACCCTACAGTTAGTAGTAAATTAAAAGGGCAAAAGATAACTTGGGATTTAGATACTAGTACAGCTGTCTTACAATTTGATAAACAAGGAAATCTTATAGCTGAATATAAATCAATGGGTGAAGCCTTTGCTCAAACCGGAACACCCGCATATGCTATATGTGAAGTATGCAAAGGGAGAAGAAAATCAGCTCATAATTTTATTTGGAAATATAAAAAATAATTATATATGAATTTTATAATAGGAATATTTTATGGAGCAGTAGCAAGTATACTTACATTCATACAACTACAAGGACAATTTAGATGGCAATGGTTTAAAAATAACACATTAGCAGTAGCATGTATCGGGATTCCAATCTCATATCTGTATATACTCTCAGTAAAACGTTTAGTGGAACATTTTGATGGACAGCTTTGGCCTTCACGTTTATTGGGGTTTTCAACAGGAGCTATAATTTTCACAATAATGTCATATGTGTGGTTTGGAGAACCATTAACCGGAAAAACACTAGCATGTTTAGGATTAGCACTTTGTATAATGATAATTCAAATCTTTTGGAAATAATGGGTATTAGATTAGAAACATGCCATCACTACGGTGAATAAAAAGAAGATTGTTATCACGGATTCATATCATTGGGCCTTCCAATTCCTGAGGTAGAAGCTCAAATTGAAAAGTGGAACTTGATTGATGCTTATAAGAATTACCTAAACAATTGTAAACTTGAACGTGGAAATGAACCTGATTGGATGCAACCTGAGATAGATTTTCAATATTATACACAAGAAGGATTCAACCTTAAAATAAAATCAAACTCAGAATTTTCAAAAAAATGGTATACCAAAACTTGGTGGGACAATTTAGAAAGAGTAGATCTAACCGAAGAAGAATTAAAAGAACTAAATGATCTTACTTCGTATGATCAGATGTTAAATACAGTTGGAAGAGGAGTGCAATGTAATGACTGTGGAAAATTAGAAGCAGAACTTTATAAAAAATATTATCCGTAAGATTTGGATTGTAAAATCTAAAGTCGTAATTTTATCCAAAAGTTAAAAAAATTAAAACATTATGGGGGGGATACAATCAAAAAATGGTGGAATAGAAAATGGTCAAATTGGGTATTTAGTGGGGAACGACGGACGCTAACTGATGTTCAGGAAAAGTAAGGACTGAACTTTCAGATTAAGGACGAAATTAACAAATAAAAAACAGACTTTAAATTAATAACCGAACCCGCTTTTTTACCAAACACTTGTTGTGGTTAATGCGGTTCATCAAAACAAAAAACATTATGGGATATTACACACGACACAAATTAGAAATTATTTCAGGAGATGATTTTAGAACTGATTACGAACAAGAAATCACAGATAGTACTAATTATTCAAGTTTATTTGATAACGAAATAAAATGGTATGATTGTGAAGAAGATATGAAAGCATATTCTAAAAATCATCCAAATGTAGTTTTCTGTATAAACGGAGAAGGAGAAGAAAGCGGAGATATTTGGAAAGCATATTTTCAAAATGGTAAAATGTTCAAAACGAAAGCTAGACTAATGTTAGAGGAATTTTCTGCTGAAAAGTTATCGTAGCATTAACCATAACTCCAACATACACGCAATAAAAGTATTACAATTATGCAATTATATACCAAAACAAATCAAAATGAAAGCAATTGAAGTACAAAAAACAATGAATAAAACATTAGCGAATGGGAACTATAAAAAAGCATACAAATGTTTTTTAAAAATGACTGAATTAAGAGCAACAGAAGGGTTGTCAATATTAACAATGCCTAATTTGCAATCAAGATTTGAATAAGACAGAGGAATATTGTAAAAAAGCAACCCAAGAAGAAATAATTGGGTTGCTTAATAACTTATCGAAAAGTTTGGTAAAGCAGTTTAAAATTAAAGAAAATTCATCTTTAAAAGAGTTGAGAACTAATTTTAAAAATAAAAAACAACATGATTCATTTTATTCAAAATCATTTAATGACATTAGAATGTACAATGCTTGTTTAGAAGATTTAAAAATTGTTGTAAAACATATATTATAATGAAAAGAAAATCAATAATAGTTTTTATTCAAGGCGAATGAGTTGAAACCTACGGGAACTTAAAAAAGTGTTGTGAGTTTGAGAAATTAAAATACCACACTTTAGCGCGTTTAAAATTCCCAATTAGACTAAACGATGTGGTTATACATAAAACGTTGTTTAAATAGACACTAGCCTATACGATCCTATAAATTCGGATGATATTTACAAACACCTATTATAAGTAGCGCGGGTAATTTAAAAAAAAAAAATACAATGGACAATTTTTTTATGATTTATGTTGAAGGTAAAAATATGCCTTACAAAAGATTTGAAACACTTGAAGAAGCTGAAACAGAAGCCGAAAGACTTTGTGAAAAAGAAAAAAGTAAAACCTTTATTCTAAAAGCAATTGAAAGGTTTGAGTTAAAAAACATTGAAAAAACAATATTATGACAGAAAAACAAAAATATATAGGTGCTTTTTTAGATGGCTATTTTTCAGATAAAAAAATAGAGTTTGGGATGAAATATTATTCAATGCTAAATAATGCGATTGATATTGCAGAAAAAAAGTGGAAACAATATAAAAAACAAAAAATATTGTTTTGAAATGAGGTCATAACAATCTCACATAACGTCCTGCGGCTTTGTCTAGTGCCGAAAATTCAAGACAAAACATAAAAGTACAAACTAATTTTTAAATTAAACACAATGAATATAAGTGCAAAACAAACTGAAAATTTAGTCGAAAACGGAAATAGCTCAAAACCGCTGTTATGTGATGTTTTTATTAGACCTTTTAAATCTTCTTTTACAGGTAAACTATTAAAAAATGGTATTGAAATAGGTGTTTTTAAATGTGTTGAAGAATTTACAGACGTAAGGTTTAAGATTATTACAAATAATTTTAACGAATTATACTCTTTTGTTTTTGATTTTGACGAAGAAAAAAAAGAGTATAAAATGGATGATTTAGGAAAATGGAATTTTCATTTTCCAAAATATGAAGATCCAATTCTAAATATGAATATTGGAATTAGAAATTTTCAGATTGATGGTGTTTTTAAATATTACGAGGTTTTCTAAAATCTCACATAACGGCGGACGCTAACCGATGTTCAGGAAAAAGTACACCTGAATTATCGATTAAAGACAAGTACTAACAAACACAAACAAATTATTAAATTTAACCAAAAGCTTGAATAGCGGTTAACGTATGTTATCACTTCGGCTTTTTATTTACAAACAAAATATTATGAAAGGAAAATTTTTGATTACAACAGACAATTGGTTTTATGCTCCTGATGGAAAACAATATAGATCAGTTTGGGGAGAAGTTGAAATAGTTAGCGATTCTATTTTAGGAATAAAAACAAATGTTAGAAGTTCTAACTGGTTTGCGAAAGTAGGAAGCGATGAAAATCATTTAATTATTGCTGGATGTCAAATACATTACGCTTGTAAAAGTGAAGCCAAACCAAATACGGAAAGAGTAGATGACTGGAGTAACACAACTGGTAAATTAGAAGAATATAAAAGACCTTCTAATATCTACATCGCTGAGTAAGCTGAGTGATAACGTAAAATTTATGATAATGATACTGATAAATACCCATTAGAAATATTTGATGTATTTAAACGCATATCAAATGATGGTTTGGTAGAATATAAAAGAATAAAAAATAATGGGAGAATTAAACGAACATATGAAATCTATTATAAAAATAAATGAAGAACCAAAACAAAAAAAATAATATAAACCCAACTAAATGGAATTGGGTAGCAATTGTGTCTTGGTCAATAATAACTGCAGTAGTTTGTAAAATATTCACAGAATTATATAATTTAATATTCTAAAAATGAAAGTTGAAAAAGAAAGTAAACAAATCCAACAAGAAACAAAAGATAAACCTAAAAAACAATTTTGGGAGTTGAATTTGAATCCAATTACTATGTGGGAACCAATTAGAGATAATTATTTAGAAACAACAAACAAAACTAAAAAATATTATAACAAAACACAGTCTATATAATGAGCGAAAAAACACCAACAACAATGGAAGCTCCTAAGCATTATAATAACGACAATGGTAGTCTTTATTTATTCGCTGAACAACATGGTTTGAATTCTTGGGAGTTTGATATAATAAAACGAATTGTAAGATGTCGAAAAAAACAACAATTCATTGAAGATTTAGAAAAAACAAAACTAGTTATAGATTTATATTTAAAAGAATTTACAGAAATTCATTAAAAAATTTGGTTACATGAATTAATATTCGTAATTTTACAAAAGATTTAAAAACAGATAATATGACAATTTACGACCAATTAGCCGAAATCCACTCTCAATTACAGAATGATGAAATGTGGAAGGCAACTATAGAAAATTATTTTGAAGAATTTGATGTTGAAAACATGGAAGAATTACTTGATAAAGCATCTATCCAAGAAAGTGATGGGTCTGTATATACCCTAATTGCTGAGGGAAATGATTTATTAACTACTAAGGATGATATTGATAGTTACTTCATGGATGATGATGACGCTGATTTTGATTATAATTACTAAAATATAAAAATTATGTTTATACCAGATGGATTCAAAGTTGGAGAATATATTGTAATGTTAAATACTACACTACATTCATCTAATTGTGTTAAAAAAGATTACTGTTTTAGACAAAGAATAGATAAAGATTACATTTGTCCTGTTACTGATTTAGATGGAAGTGGAGAAAATGGGAATACTAGTTTAACTTTTGATAAAAAGCATGAACTGTTGGATTGGAGATATGCAACACCCGAAGAAATAGTTGAATATGAAAGACTTGGAAAACCTTATAATGTTAAAACATTAAATGCTATACCATCTCGTGTTTCATTTTATGTTAATTATACTTCTGAATTTACTGAAGATATATACAGGGCTGCTATGTTGTGGGCTGTTAAAAACAGCCGTGGTATCCCACGAGGTATGAATGATTCGTATTATGGTTTACAAAGCCATAAAATGTTTATATTTGATAATTGGGGACTTAATAGATCAACTTATGAACCACACGGAATTGGTAAATATGGTTCCTATGGTGTTGATAACAACCGACAAAAGTGTGAAAAAGAAATATCTGTTTCGGATTTAATAAAATTAATAGGCTATCAACAAATTATAGAACCAAATAATAAAACAAAAACTGAATTGTTTGGTGTTGAGACATATGTTGTTTTTATTAAAAAATATGGAAGTTCAAATGTTGGTGATATTGATAAAATAACGGAATCACCTGATATCCCCTTTAAGACAGCAATGGTGTGTGAAAAAGAGAAAACAACTACTTCCGAAAAAGAGTATGTAACGTGGTTTGCAACTTATGATGAAGCTAATGGTTTTTCTCAAAGGTTAATAGAAAATAAAAACAAGGGTAAACAAATATTTAAATCCGATGAGTATATAGTACAACTATACACAAATAGTACTGATGGTTTTAATTGTTGTTATGTTTATAAACAAAGAGAAGATTGTGGGTATCTACAACCAGTTATAACAGCAAATGGTCATTCATCAAACGGGTGGATGTTAATCAAAAAAGAGGATACATCAACGTGGAGATATGCAACACCCGAAGAAATAGTTGAATATGAAAGACTTGGAAAACCTTATGATGTTACAACATTAAATGCTATGAAGAATAAAATACCTGATTATGTTTTATCATTATCTAATTATGGAAACTGTAAACAAGGTGTTATTTATAAAACAACAACAGGTAGAATTGATATATTGAATTATTTAACATGGGATGAGGTTCTATTTGATTATAAACGTCTTGAAGATAAAACATTTGAAATTTCTACAGAACAAGAATATCAAAAACAACAAACATTAATACAACATTCATTAAGACCAACAAACCTATGTGTTGAAATACCAGAACCTCCAAGTATTAGAAAAGATATTGTAAAAGAAAGGGTAACACTTCTTCCCTTAATAGAAGTAAAAACAAGAGCAATTATTTAAAAACAATTAAAACAAAAAAATTATGACAACAGTTAAAACAACATCAAAAAGTTCATTTGCAATCGTTAGAAAAATTTCAGAATTACTTAAATTAGGTAATGACGGTAAATTAGATTCTTTCGTAACAAGAGTGGTTAAAACACTTAACAAAGAAATTCTAATACACAACAAGAATTTAGCAACATTAAAATTCAACAACGAACAAGAACTTGATGAATTGAATGATAAATTAGAAGATGCAAATGCTTCTTTAACAGAATCATACACAAACATCAAAGTCAATCAAGTTGATACCAATGAAAAACAAACCCGTTATGTAGATATTTATTTACAAAACATTGATAACCATTTGTTGGTTGTTAAACAAATTGAAGAAAAAATTACAAGAACTACTGAGAGATTTGAAAAAGAATCAAAAAGTATTCAAGAACAAGTTGATTCATTAAATAAAAGAATCAAAATTATTTCTGCAAAATAAAACTATATTATCAATCCCTGTAATATATTTGCCGGGTTTTTATTAAAAGTGTTATCATTCTACACTCTAAACCAATGATGTTAGGTTAAACATTGAAGCCTTTGTAAATACCTAATTAAGCAACTGGGTTGTTTTCTAATAGGTAGGTAAGTTTTTGCATAAAGATACTATCAGTAATGGTAGATGTGTTGTTCCCTTGAGAAAGGAATTGCGGAAAGAGACATAAGGTCTTGTCTACAACACAAATAAGTTCTCAGCAAGTAGTTATTACCATTAAATTCTGTTTTAATTGGTTATTGTGATGCAATGTAAAACTACGTGACCCTACTTTTATAGATTAAGTTCGACCTTGACGAGATTAAGCCTCGTACTAACTATATTATTTTAAAACTCATAACCGAGTATAGATATAAGAAGTATCGCCAACGTGGTGGTGGTAATAAGAAAGAGGGTGCTAAAAAATTTGGTTTATAGAATTTAAAGTCGTAATTTTATCCAAAAGTTAAAAAATTAAAGGTTATGAAAGAATTAAAAGAATTAGCAGAAGCAATAATTGTATTAATGATATATAATTGGGCTACTGAAGGGATGGTTAAATGGTTATGGCGTAGTGATAATGAACCTCTATTTAAAGCAAGGGTATTATTTGTTAATTATTGTATCGTTGTTTATACTTTACTCTATGTTTTTGGAGTACCACACATAGTGTCTAGTAAAGCTGTAAAAGATTATTATGAATTTTATGTTTATTTGAATCTTTTTTATGTATTTTTAGGAAATTTATTAAATATATTAATTAAAAACGATTACTAATCATAATGAAACCAGTCCAAATTGAATCTACATTAGCCAAAATTGCTAATTTAGTATTTGAAACTAGAGATTTTAAAGCAGCACAAAAAGCAGCTTTAGATCACCTAAGTGAAAGCAAAATTAAAGAATCTGATAGGTTAAAAATAATTGAGGAAATATCAAATAAGAAAAATTTAATTGCTTTACAAACATATGTTGCTAACGCGCTTCTAAGATATGAAGGTTTAGGAATAGGTAAATCAACATCTTCTATTGCTAAAAACGAAACACAAATCGAAAACTCAGAACTATAAAACAACAATATTATGAAAGCAATATTTAGTTTAAATATATTGATGTATATGTGTTCTTTATTTGGATTAACACAAATGTTCAATTTAAGTGATTATTTAACACATACACATAATAAATCATTGAATTATATTGGAACTATATTATTGTTGATAACAATATCGCTTTCAACATGTTTGATGTTTTATTTAATAAAACGAGGAGTAAAACTGTTAAAAAAAGAAAACAAATAATTAACATTTAAAACAAAAACAATGAAAAAATTACTTATTTTATTACTATTAACATCATCATTCGTATATTCTAGAGGTGGTGGTGGGTCCCATGTTTCAAGCAGCCATGTATCGGAAAGCACACATGTGTCATCTGAACATATTAATTCATCAGAACACGAAGTTGCATCTTACAACCATGTTAGTGAAAGTGAAACATCATCAAGATACACACGACCAACCTATATTAATGAAAACGAAATACATTCATTTAGTAATAATAACCATATGTTATATTATTATTTAATAATGAACCACCATACTAATAAATGTGATACAATAACGGCAGAAACGCCAGATGCTTTGCGAGAAAAAATAAATGAAACAACACAACAAGAAGATGATAATCCTATAACACTTACCGACCTTTATATGTTTGGGGCTTTTATTTTATTTATTATTGGTGTTGTTGCCGCTTTTTTTACATCTAAATAGATATTCAAAATATTTGATAGAAGGCTTGTTTATACGAGCCTTCTTTCTTAATTTTATAACATAATTTAAAACAATAAATGTTATGAAAAACATACACGTATTACGAACAGATAAACCAAGTAGGTTATTGAAAATAGAAGATAGATTGAATCTTGACTCTACTAGTTTACTTACAGAATTTTATAAAAATTTTCATAAATATAAAAACCAAAACATCTACATCACTAATGATGAAAAAATTAAAGAAGGGGAGTATTTTATTGGAGCTAATAAAATAGCTTATAAATTCACAAGTGATGATGTCAAAAATGTTTTTAAACCCAAAGGTAAAAAAATTATTTTAACAACAGACCAAGATTTGATTGCAGATGGAGTACAAGCTATTAATAATGAGTTTCTAGAATGGTTTGTTAAGAATCCAAGTTGTGAGTTTATTGAGGTTGAAAAGTTTCACGGAATCAAGACTTCTGTTGCTGAAATTAGTGCAGTAAGCGGTAATGACGATTGTAATTGGAAAGGTCGAGGAGATTTAAGAAATTACAAAATCATCATTCCAAAAGAAGAACCTATTTTTATAAATGACGAAGATTTTGAACGTGCATCATTGGAAGATTATATCGAAGAACCTAAACAAGAAACAATTGAAGAATCTTTATCATTAGAACAATTATTGTCTTATTATATAGATATTAATGTTGGAAAAGATTTTCCTACAAGTTTACATAGTATTGTTACAAATGCTTATAATAATGGTGCAGACTATCAAAAAGAAAGAAGTTATAGTGAGGCTGAAATATTGAATCAACTCAATTATCTTATGAAAATGCCTTCGTCAGAACTTGATAAGTTTACAGATGAGAATGATAATATAACAAGAAAATGGTTTGAACAATTTAAAAAGAAATAAGTTATGAAAGTATTCCCAACGTTATATAAACGTTCAAATAGTAAAAACAATATAAACGAGTGGTTTATAGAAGTAGATGGTGACAGTTTTAGAACCACAACAGGGTTTGTAGGGATGAAAATGTTTACTGGGGATTGGACTAAATGTACTCCTAAAAACACAAATAAGAAAAATGCAACAACAGCCGAACAACAAGCAATAGCTGAAGCTACATCTTTATGGAGTAAACGTAAAGAATTAGGTTATTGGGAAGATATATCTGATTGTGATAAAGAAGTATTTTATCAACCAATGCTAGCCCAGGATTTTGATAAGCGGTTAGATAAAGTAAAATACCCTTTAGGTAGTTCATATAAACTAGATGGTGTTAGATGTACATTAAAAGCAAATGGTATGTGGTCTCGTAATGGTAAAAAAATAATATCAGCCCCACATATATTCAGAATACTCGAGCATCTGTTTGAGGAAAATCCAGATCTAATATTAGATGGTGAGTTATATACATCAGATAAAGAAGTTGATTTTAACACTATTATATCATGTGTTCGTAAAACAAAACCAACAATGGAAGATCTAGCAATATCTCGTAATTTTATTGAATATCATGTTTATGATTTACCTTACATAGATGGGATTGAACGTGGGTATGAAGATAGAATGGTTTTACTTCAACAAATTGTTAATAGAATAAATGATCCTAAATTTGTGTTTGTTGATTACGAAATAGTCAACAATGAGAGTGAAGTTAAAATAAAATTAATGGAATATATTGAACTAGGGTATGAAGGTCAAATGCTTCGTGTTTTAGATTCATTATATGAAAATAAACGTTCAAATAATTTACTAAAACATAAGACGTTTCATGATGATGAATTTGAGATCATTGGTTACGAAGAAGGAATAGGAAAATTTAGTGGTAAATTAGCAACATTGTCATTTAAGACACAAGAAGGTGTACAGTTTAACGCTACTGTTAATGGAACTATGACGTATTTGGAAGAATTATTTCAAATTAAAGATACACTTATAGGAAAACAAGCTACAGTTAAATATTTTGAAAAAACAACAGATGGTTCACTTCGTTTTCCTAAAGTAATAGCAATTGATAGATTTGATTTAAAGTAATAAAATATTTAGGAAATTTTTAAAAGGCTTGGTTTACCGAGCCTTTTTTATTATCTTTATATAAGATTTAAAAATAAAAGTTATGACTAGAATAAACTGCTGGATCCCACCCGCTGAATTATGTGATGCTCATTTGAGAGCGGAACATAGAGAAATAACCCGAATTCCTAATACAATAAAATCAGGACGTGCCAAAATTGAAAACATACCAAAACATTTTAGATTAGGTACAGGCCATGTTACTTTCTTCTATGATAAAATAGGATATATTAGAGATAGATATAAAAAACTATATAGAGAATGTAGACTCAGAGGATTTGATGTATCGGATAAGCATGATAGTTTTATTGAAATACCAAACCATTTAATGAAAACATGGTCACCTTATGAGCATGGTATTAATACAATTTGTCAAAGAATAAATGAACGTTTAGCAATTATGAAAGATAAACGTCATACTCATTAAAAAAAATATAATATGAAGATTTTGTCGAAATACAAGGACTACTACGATTATCTTTCGGGAGTTTGGGGAGAAGATCCTAAATTAATCCTAGAAAGAAAAGGTGAGTTTGTAGTAGAAAATTCAAACCACATAGGGTGTGATATGTATGTTTTAACTTTCATCATTGGAGGGAACATGGTACAAATTTACAATAATGGAGAAGATTTCTACTTTAGTAAAGATATTAAACAATTTGATACAAGTAATAAATGGTATAAAAAAGAAGGACACTATAGGGTTAATATCGGATATATAAACGGTAGACGAAATAACATGTTCATTGCAGACAGTATTAAAAGTGGTTATGAATATCTAAATGATAAGTATAACTGCCCAATCATATACAATTGTAAATCTTGGTACTGTTCCGATGTAACAAAAGAGGACTTTTCTAAATACCCCTTATTGTCATCTACACCTATTACCAAATTTGTGACATCTCAAGACGTATATAGATGGATACAAGAATACTTAGCTAAAAAAATAGACCAATCTCAAGCAAGACAAGATAATCAAACTGATATTCAAAAAATAGAAAATAAAGGTTTTGATAAAATTAAAAGTTTTAGAAAAATGAATTGAAAACTTGGTTTATAGAATTTAAAGTCGTAATTTTATCCAAAAGTTAAAAATATGAAATTAATTTATATGGAACAAACATTATCTATAATGTTTCAACAAAACACAAAACAAACCCAAACTATAGTAGAAAGTGGAATAGTTAAAAAAACAGAATCAGGGTTAAGATATTTAATAATAAACGAATAACAATGAAAAGATCTGAAGATTTAAAAGAAGGAGACACAGTGTGGACTATTCAAGATGGAAAGGTAACAATATTATCAACCACAGAGGGTGATTATTATCCTATAAAAACATCAACTGGGGGGAAATATACTAAAGATGGTAAATACCAAACATGGGATGAATACCCATCAATATATTTAACAGATCCTTTGGATAAAAAACTAAACGGAATGTGGATGTTAGTTAGTGATGATAATATTTCATTTGTTAGAAGATTTGTAATTGCTAAAAAACAAAATAAATTTATAGCATGGTGTTTAGCAACAACCTGTGAAATGGTAATAGACGTGGTGGCTACAAAAGTGTGGAATTATGCTAAAGAAGAAAAAGAAATATGTCTTACAATGGATGAAATTGCTGATAAATTTGGTATAAATGTCGATAAATTAAAAATTAAAAAATAATATGTCTTTAAAAGAACAAATATATAGTGATTTCATTAATGCAATGAAAACACAAAACCAAATAGCAAAAGCATCTTTAAGTAGTGTTAAAGCGAAAATAGTTGAAGCTGAAAAATCTAACCCAAATTGGGAACCGAATGATGCTGAAGTTTTGAAGATTATTATCAAAGCAATAAAACAACGTGAAGAATCCCAGTCTATATATGAAAAGGCATGTAGGGTTGAACAAGCTCAAGCTGAATCCGATGAGGCTGATGTTTTACGAGTATATTTACCTAAACCAATGTCTGAAGAAAATATTGAAATATCAATTCGAGGTATTGTTTCCGATTTAATTGGAGTTGTTCCTAATCAACAAGCTTTGGTCGGGAAAACATTAGGTGAATTTAATAAAAGATTTAATGGAAGGGCAGATATATCTTTAGTTAAAAAAATAATTGAAAAAGTAGTTGGATTGTAAAATCTAAAGTCGTAATTTTACCAAAAGGTTAAAATAATAAAAATAATATGGTAAAATATGATTTCAATAAAGAAGACAATAATTGATATATAGATTTACCAGAATGGACAGGACCAAAAGGAGCCCTACCATTTGTAGGTGGTGCTGATACTTTATTAGATTATCTATCAAATAATAATGAAACTGTTAGTATAATGTTATCAACAGAACCCATTGATGGGTATGAAACATTAAAACGTATTATGAAAACACCACCAAACGGGTGTTTATATCATTTAGGTATTAAATCAGTTTGGTTATGTGATGTAACTAAATTTGTATTTGGGACATTCCCAAAACATATTCACTTTAAAGTAATTAAATAAAATGAAATCAGAAAAACATTACCAAGTGTCTGAACAATTCGTATTAGAAGCATATGAATCAGCGTGTTCTACATGGAAACAAAAATTAGAAGCAACATTCCCAGATATTTTTTCTTCTTATCTTATTAAAAAAGTACATACTTTTTATATTCATCAAAGTAAAGGTGAAACCTATATATTTGCATATGATGAAGAAGGCTCCAGTCGTGTGTATGGTTTTTGGAGAGGAATATGGCATGATATGGGAAATCAGACATGGTCTTGGCTTAGTTTAAATAAAAACAGTCTTAAATGCCGTCTTGCAACTCAAGAAGAAATAGAGAAAGCTTTTATACAAGAAGCAATTAAACGTGGTTTTGTTGATGGTTGTTCATTTATTCCTGTAAAAGGTTATGAAGTTTGGACTAAATCAGGAAATATATCATTTAAATATGATTTACATACAGGTTTATCTATATTTTCTGATAAATGTGAAACAAAAACCGATGGTTATTCTATGACAGGGCGATTTGATCATTTATGTATATATAAAAATGGTGTTTGGGCTGAGATTGTTGAAGAAAAAGAAATATGTCTTACAATGGATGAAATTGCTGATAAATTTGGTATAAATGTCGATAAATTAAAAATTAAAAAATAAACAAATGGCGGCTACAGGAATGAAACTTACAGTGGGTGTTGGTGGTATATCAAGAATATACAATGAAAAAGCCAAAACACCAAGGACATCAATAATAATAACATCAAGTACTATTAGTTACCCAAACATATATGGGGTTCGAATAGAATTGGGTAATGATGAAATTGTTGAATGTCATGATGTTGAATCAGCCTCGTATATTTTTAATACAATAACTTCTTTTTTTGGGAATTTATTAAAATAAATTTGGATTGTAGAAATTTTATTCGTAATTTTATCAAAAAGTTAAAATGGAAAAATTAATAGTATTAATAGCTGTAATGTTTCTAATATTCATATTAGGGTTTGTGGTGGGTTCCGAACAAAACGAAAAAAACACTTAAATAAAAAATAATGAAAAAATATTTTATAGTACCTGTAGGAATATTCCTTAGTATCATAGCAATGATGAATCTAATAACATTATTAAATAAAGCAAATACATTGGTTAATGTATTAGCAATATTAGGAATTGTATTAGTACTATACATTGCAATAAAAACAAAGCTTTTCACAAATTTCAAATATAAACAATAAAAACAAATTAAAATGAAGAAATTACTAGTTATGTTAGCATTAGTGATGGTAGGTGTATCATCATGTACAACAGCAGATTCAGCAGAAGTAGCATTAGTTGTAGATCAAATTGGAAGTTCTAAAGGAACACCAAATGTCCAAATGGAATCAGGATTGATTTTCTATTTCCCACCAACACAAGATGTGTTTTTATATCCAACAAATGTACAACACAAAGTATGGACAGCTGATAAAAATGAAGATTCACCATCAGATGAACACATTGATGTAACGTCAGGAGATGGAGCAACATTCGGTTTAGATGTAGCTATAAATCTACAATTACAAAGAGAACATGCTGCTGAATTATTTACTAAGTATAGAGTAGATATGCCTGCTTTAATTGATACTCGAGTTAAAACCATTGTAAGAAAAGTACTATTAGATGACGCTGTCACATTTGCTTCGGATTCATTACTACAACACCGGAATATCTATGAAGCTAATGTGAATAAAGATTTAGCTAAACTGTTGGATAAAGAAGGATTTAATTTAAATAATTTAGCAATTCTAAAAATGGCGATTCCAACATCATATAGAGATGCTATTAATAGAAAAATTAAAGTAATTCAAGAAACAGCCACTATTAAATCACAAACTGTACAAGCGGAACAAGCAGCATTACAAAAAGTAGCAGTAGCTAAAGGTAATTATGAAGCTGCTCAGTATGATGCTAAAACTAAAGAAATATTATCACAACCTAAAATGATTGAATTGTATAAAGCAGAAACAGACAGAATATGGGCTCAACAAGGAGTATCTCCATATGGTGCTAATAACGTTTTTGGTTCATCCGGGAATATATTATTAAATAGATAATAAAAAAATAATTTGTGAAAAATTGATAGAAGGCTTGTTTATACGAGCCTTCTTTCTTAATTTTATAACATAATTTAAAACAACAAATATTATGAGAACAATAAATGAATTGTATGTTATTCTTCTAACAGAATTACAAAAATATACAGGAAATGAAGAAACATCTTCATTAAGACAATACCCATTCATATGTAAGGTAATTACAAATAATCTTGATATAACAAGGAAAGAAAAGGGGTTATTGTTAGAACACTTTCAATCACAAAAACCAAATAAAGATCAACATTCAGAATTCTATAAATGTGATGAATTTATGGGTGGTGGGATGTGGTGGTATTTAGTTGGGAAAGATTATAAAACGGGTTTAGCAATTCGCATAAAATTTATCAAAAAAATGATTCAAATCACAAAACCAAAACCAAAACCAATATACGAATTATATAAAATATTACTGAAACACTACAATAATGTCGAGGATAATAATATTGGTGAATTATTCATATGTAATAGTATCAATGCATTATCTATAACAAATGAAGAAAAAATAATATTATTCAAACACTTTCAATCACAAAAACCAAGTAAAACCCAACATATAGAATTTACTCAAATGTTAGGTGGTGTTGATGATACAATAATGTTCAAGGATAAGAGTTCAGTATGGTGGTGTATGGGTATTGATAAAAAACGTGGACGTGAAATAAGACGACAATTCATCGAAAAAATGATTCAAATCACAAAACCACACAGATCATTATATGAATTATATAAAATATTATTAAAACATCTAAAAACATATAAAAAAAAAGATGATTGGGAATATATATGCGTTTTAATAGAACACAAATGTGGTTTCAATGATGAAGAGGTAGAATTAATACTTAACCATTTCCATTCCCAAAGACCAAACAAAGACTTACACCCTGAATTCATGTTACAACGAGATTCTATAACAAATGAATTAATGTATAATGGGTATAATGGAAATAAAACAGGTTCATGGTGGATATTAATACATAACATTCATCAAGGAATGGAAATAAGACGACAATTCATCAAAAAAATGATTCAAATAACCAAACCTTAAGGACAAAATAACTCAGAAAACTAAAACACCATGTTAATAAGAAACGGGCATATGGGAATAAATAGAATATATAATCAACACACCAAAAACGATATAGATGTCATTGTAATAATACCCGGTGTAACTCAAATCGGATCTATTTGTTTGGTTAGAGAAACAATAATACTTTTAGGTTATAATGAAGTTATTTGTTTTGATACGAAAGAACACGCAATATATATGGTTCATATGTTAAACAACATGTTACGTATGCAGTCACCAAGGGATATGTAAATCAATAGATAATGCAAATATTCGCGTAAAAATGCGCATAAAGCCGATGAATACGGGTAGTTGAAGAAAAGGGTGAAGGGTGTAAGACAAAATGAAAGGGTGGATAACCATAGAGGTTGGTTATCGTTTTTTTGTTAGCAAGCGCTATTATATGTGGAAAACAAATATAGCAAGGGATATGTGGTGTTTTGTCTTTGGGCAAAAAGTTACGCATCGCCACATCCCCACTCCGTAAAACCAAATGTATATATGAAATGTTTTTTTGTTAGCATGTTTATTTTTAATGCTCTATAAATGTTTTTTTTTGTTTTTTAAATTTTTTTTTTGTTTTTTAAATTAAATTTTTTTTTGTTATGGAAAGTGCTTTTATTGGTGATATAGTTAAAGTATTAGCAAATTGTGGTAGATTACCATTAAATTCAATAGGAATAATATCTAAAGTTGATAGTGATAGTGTTCGTGTGATTGTATTAGGATATACTGAAGACAATTTGGATAATAATATTAATATCCACAATCTCCAACTAATAGAACGAAAACATAACCCAACACAACCAGAGGATCTTATTATTGGGCGTGGATATTATTTAGATGGATATAATAACAGCACAGGTTTTTTTGTTAAAAGGAATAATGAATTATCTTTTTTTCGTCGAGGAAGAGGAAATATGTATCTATATGATAGTGATGGGTTAATACCATTCAATAACACAGAATCATTTAAAGAAGTATAACACATTAATAATTAACATATTACATAACAAATGAAGACAGTAGTATTCACATTACAAGAACAATGGGCGGCTTCAAGACATCTAGTCCAGAAAAACAAGAAGAAATACGATAGAAAAAGAGAAAAAAATAAACAGGACCGTAAAGGTCCTTTCCGTTTCTCCATACTATTACATATTTATACACGTATAATAATACAGGAATATACTAAGGGTTAAAAAAGAGGTTCGAGGCAACCACCAGCATATCCAACACGTAATATAATACAAACACATAAATTAAATAATGTTAATAGGTACTAAGGGTTAAAAAAGAGCAGCGCATGATGCACCAGAACCAAACAAACATTAATTAATTACTAATAAAATAAATAATCCAGCGCACCTATATCACATACGGTGCTACCTTTGTCTTATATAATAAATGATACACACGACGTCGTATAAAAGGCGATTATAAAATACTTTAAAAATTTACATAATTAAATTTGGTTACATGAATTAATATTCGTAATTTTATATCAGAGTTAAAAAGGTAATTAATTAAAAAAGAAAATAAAAACAATTAAAAATAAATTTGGTTATATTAGAAATTTTAATTAATTTTATATCAGAGTTTAAAACAATAAATAATTTAATAATTCAAAAATCAAGGTTATGAACACACAAATGTCACGTAATGAAATCATTGCAAAAGTAAAAGAGTTAGGTATCGAAACAGAAAAAGCACCTAACCTAATGAAAACAGTTGTTTTACAAGAACTTTTAGATGCTAATACAGCAGCTATTGAAGATAAAGTAGAAGAAGCTGTTGTTGAAGAAAAAGTATTGGGTAGAAAAATCAATCCAAATAGTGAAAGACAAAAACGTTTAGCAGCTATTGAAGCAGCTAGATTAGCAGCAGGTGGGGAATTACCTAAAGGTAGAAAAGTTGATTTAACAAGTACTCGTCAAATGAGAATAGCAGCCAGAGAAGCAGCTTTAGCAGCTGGTTTGTTAGCTAAAGGCAGACCAGTAAATGAGAATTCAGCAAGACAACAAAAGTTTGCAGAACGCCAAGCAATTATAGAAGCAGGTGGGACAATCCAAAGAGGTCGTCCTAAAGCAATAGAGAAACCATTAATTCCAGAAAATGAAATTGTTGGTGAAGATGGTGGAGATGGTGGTAGTATTATTGTAGATCCTATACTTCAAAATAAAAATGATCTTACTGTTTATGTTGCCGAAGATGAAGATGAAACAGAAATGTTTAATGAAACATCATTAGGGTAATTAGGTTAATTCAAATTAAAGAGACTCAAGAAATTGAGTCTTTTTTTTTGTTATTAGTTTTTTTATTCGTATCTTTATATTAAAGAAATATAAACAATTTAAAATAAAAGTTATGAAATTACAATCAAAACAAATTTTTGTGCTTGATGCTCCATTTGATGGTTCTA